CGTACTAATATATAATACTAATATAGGTATATACTAACGTACTAATATATAATACTAATATAGGTATAGTAAGTACTACAATGCGCGCGCATACGATCTTATGGAGTACGTACTATAGTGCTGCTCAGATAATAGTACCCAAGTATTCCAATCTACTACAGGAAAGTACGTGTCACCATGTACTACTGCATTTACTATAGTGAGTATCATGCTTGTAGCAGTACTTAGAGCTTGCTTGTACACGTTAGCACCACCTATTACGAATATATGCTTATACATAGTACTTACTTCGTGTAGAGACTCAGCACGTATAACTCCTACTGGTAGTATATACTCACTAGTACGTGTTAGTACTACGTTGGTACGCATAGGTAGGGGTTTATGTTTACTTGGCAGGAACTCCCATGTTTTCCTACCCATAACTACAACTCCACCAGTAGTAGTATCCCGGAAGTGTTTCATATCATCAGGGATACTCCATGGTATCTTCCCATCAAGACCTATACACCAATTGCTGGATACAGCTGCTATAATCGTTATCATGGTAATACTTACTCTGTAGTGGTAGTATATACTTGGTACTGCACTACTACCACTACTGCAGGATGTAAAAAATGGGGCTCCGCCCCAGAACGATCTCAAGCCTCAAAAAAGTTCTGCGATACCTTCTACGATTCGTATACGGCTCAAGAAGGTGCCTTAAATGGGTAACCCTTATAATGAAGCTTAAAATAATTTAAGGCACCTTCTTGAGTATCACAGACGTCTTAAATTGGATTTATTATGTTTTATTAGGAAATTTGAAGAAAAGTCTACACTGCAACGTCAAATTTTATACGTGGATGCGGGTTATAGTCGTGTATTTTCGAATGCTTGTACTCCCAGTCAAAAATTGATTTAAATTCAGGAGTTGAGATTGTAGGTAATTGTCTTACGTTTCGTGACAACTGCTCCCTAGCCCCATCTACGTGGTTCTCGTACACGTGGGTATCCGCAAGAAATCCTACAAGCTTACCTGCAGGAATGCGAGTTTCTTTTGATAGTAAGTGCAATAATAATCCATAGCTAGCTATGTTGAATGGTAACCCTAGCATTGTGTCAACTGAACGTTGATTCCATAACAGATTCAGCTTCCCATCTACTACGGTAACCTGCCATGCGTAGTGGCATGGTGGTAGAGCCATACTAGGTATATCGTCTACATTCCATGCGGATACCAGCATACGCCTGGACTCGGGATTACGCTTCAGCTCCGCTACTACCCATGTTAGCTGGTCTATACCAGTATCGTAGTATCTAGTAGTACTGTTGGTGTACTTAGTACCCCAGTACCGCCACTGGTAGCCGTAGATTGGACCTAAGTCTGTTTCTTTTGCCATGATTGATTTATCGATATCACTGTTTCCGTAGGCAGCTTTTGTTGGAGTTGCCCATTCATCCCAGATGTGATTATTTCGTTTTTGAAGCCATCTTTTATCGGTTAATCCTTTAATGAAAAATTCTAATTCTGATGCGACGGTGCAAAATCCGACTTGTTTTGTTGTGAGTAAAGGGAATCCTATTTGCATATCATGTTGGAACATGTATCCGGTTACTGTGTATGTGCCAATACCTGTACGATTATTTTTAAATTTACCATTTTGTAGCACGTAATTTACTATATCCAAATATGCTTGCATTCGTTGGCCCTTTACTTTGTGATAATGTTTGTTGCTTATGTACGAATATGTTAGACACTGAAATATTTAGTGTGTAAATACTGGAATTCTACTACATTGTAATACCAAAAACAAAAGGCTGTTGGTCAGTGTATTTTTTATAAATGAAAAAATATAGATTATGATGTCGGTTTGCTATTGATTTTTTTTATACTTATGCTAAAAATATGATTAGAGCACGATGACAAAGAAGAAAATTTATCGGTACGTTTCCCAGTGTATAAGTCCCATAAGGGAGATAAATATGCCTCCTATCCTATAGTGGGAGGAAACTATCGTTGCTCTCTCCGCAGCTGGGAAACGTACCGTCCTTTAATAAAAAAATGTTAAATGCAAACCAAACATGCAAAAGGTGTAAACTACACGCATTTTCCCGCACAGTATGCTGCGAAGGAAGCGGAACTGGTAAGTCTGGGATCATGCTGGTTGGTGAGGCGCTTGGGGAAGGAGAGGCTGAATGCGGGAGGGTTTTCGTTGGAGATGCAGGATATAAATTAAATTATATTCTGCATCGTGCTGGGTTGAAAAGGAAGGAATCTAGAATAGAGAACGCGGTAAGATGTAGACCTACTAAAAATAAGAAACCATCTAAGAAAGAAGTAGAAGCATGTTGGCCGTATCTACTTCAAGTTATACTTGAGTTTAAACCAAAAGTAATAGTAGCTATGGGGGCTACTGCAAAAGATGCGCTGTTAGGAGATTCCTCAATAAAAAAGAATAGCGGGGTTTATAGAGCAAGAGGATTTTATGAAAGAAAAACGTTTTGGTTTGTAGATACAGAAGATAACGACAATTATTTAGAGCATACATGTTATGTAATACCAACTTATCATCCTGCTGCGTGTTTGAGGGCATGGGAACTAGATGACTTAATGGTCTATGACTTATTACTTGCAAAAGAATTAGCAAGTGGTAAAGAGCCATTAAAATGGCCGGATACGGAGGTGAGAGTACTTAAAACGCGTGACGAGACCATAGAATTTTTAGTTGGATTGAGAAGAAAAGTCGGGTTTGCAATTGACTTAGAAACAACATCGCTTAATCCGCATAATGCTGAGGTTATGTGCATAGGATTTTGTTTTAAATCAGGATTAGCAGTAATTCTTCCTGTTTTAGCTAAAAATAAACTGCAATATTGGTCGATAACGGAAAAGAAAGAAATATTGTATGAGTTGGCAATAACGTTGCAGGAATCGGTATTATATGGACAAAATTTAAAGTTTGATATCAAGCATTTAAGGAAACTGCTCGGAATATGGCCATATAATATTGGTTTTGATACGATGCTAGCACATTATGTGATTGACGAAAACAAGCCGAATAATTTGACATTTTTATGCCAATGGTATTTAGGGTGGATGCGTTATGACGTGTTGACAGATCAATACAAGATTGACAAGCAGTTCAAAACGTGGGAGATGCCAGACGAACTTCTATGGAAGTATTGCGGTTATGACGTTGATGGATGCTTTAGGTTGAAACAGCTATTTAGTAAGATGATAAAAGATAAGGAGTTAGACAAGGTGTACAAGGTAGAGGAAGGGTTAATTTTGCCTATAGCTGATATGGAATTTCGTGGAGTGCATATAGATACGAAGCGGATAGTGGAATTGGCTGATACGTATAGGAAAGATGTAAGAAAAAAGGTAAAGTTAGTTCGTAGGATTGCAAATAGGACTTTAGGAGAGGAGGAAGGAGAAAAATTTAATTATAATAGTTCACAGCAACTTGGAGCTATTTTAAAAAAGATGGGTGCGCATCTGTCGAAAAAGACAGCCGGAGGAAGAATATCCGTAAATAAGTTTGTTCTTAGATCACTTATGATGGGTAAGGATAGACCTGCTACGTTATCTAGAGCTGTATTGACAATACGTAAGCTAGAAAGGTTTATAACTGTTTATTTGGATGGTGTATCACCGGAAGAAAATAAAAAGTCAAAAGGCGGATTCCTTCAATGGGTTCAGGAATACGATAGGATCCATACAAACTACAACTTAACAAAGACTAGAACAGGACGATTATCTGCTGATGATCCGCCATTGCAAACCGCACCTAGGACGGGCGGTATAAGGTCTATATTGGTACCAGACGTTCCTGGCAGAGATGTTCTTGTATCAGCAGATTACGCGAAGTTAGAGCTCTGCATAATGGCATGGTTAAGTAATGACACAGTAATGATCAAGGAATTGCTGTCTGGTGCGGATTTGCATACATCTATGGCTGTGACAGCAAGGTTGATGCGGATGCCAACACAAGAGGAACTGGATAAAATATCACCTTTGGTTGGGCAGGATGAAAGAGCTATAGCGAAAGGAGTAAATTTTGGTGTTCCTTACGGTAGGGGTTCTGGCGCGATTGCTGACGCTAATCCAGAAGCTTTCCCTATAACTATGCCAAGAGTCGAGCGCGTAGCAAAAGTTCAGGTGATATTGAACGCGTATTTCGCAAAATACTGGAAGATAGCAGAATTTAGAGAGAAGCAGATATCAGAGGCGTTATGCAAAATGGAACTTATAACAAACACGCACAATAGAGTACGTAGGTTGCACGGTGTTGATTGGTTCACGTCAAAATGGGGGGAACAAACCGCAAGGTATGATATAGACTTTTCCCATATAAAGCGAGAGGCATTGAACTGTAAGATTCAGAGTATAGGAAGTGACTTCTTAAGCGAGGCGACGGCAAGGTGTTATATAGGGATTGAGAAAGTAAGGATCCCTGCGTTAAGAATGGTGATGTCATTGCATGATGCGCTTATTTTTAATGTAAATAAGAAGTATGTAGAGGAGTCAATAAAGTATATAAAGCAGTGGATGGAGACAGAACTGCCAAAGGATAAGGAGCATAAGTACGCAATGCCAATTAAAGTGGACTGTAAGGTAGAAAATTATTGGGGTGAAAGTTCAAAGTAACTAGGAAGGAAAAATGAAACAGATAGAAAAAAATCCGGATGAATTTGGAGAGAAAGAATTGGAGGTGATGGAGCAAATAGCAATCACATCCAACTTGGAAATGGAATTTACGCGACAATCATCGTTGTTTGCAAGGTGGTCCTTTTTGTCTGCTAGAACGCAGGATGTTGTTAGAGGACTTGAAGAACAGGTAGAAATAAGTTTTTATGAGCTATATGATGAGTACCGGCAGGATCATCATGATGCGAAAGAGAATGAATGTAAGTCTTTTGTAAGGACGCATGCAGATCATCAGAGGATTACTGCTAATTTGAGGGATGCACAGCATAATGCGGATGTGTTAAAGGCTGCCGTAAAGGCATTTGAGATGCGTGCAAGTATGCTTATGCAATTGGGCGCAGCAAGGAGATCAGAATATGATAGTACCGACATGAAAATTAGGACGGAATCGGCTACAAAAATAATAAGAAAAACGTTGGATAAGAAGAAAGGACAGTAGAATGGTAATAAAAAAAGAGCCAAAGAGTAAATCAGTAAATAAGTTGGATTTGAGCAAGGTAAAAAAGAAACAGGAGGAACTTGATAATAGGAGTACATCTGACTTTCATGAGATAAAAGAAGGGTTTAATTACTATTACATAATGCCACCGTGGTCGGACGAGGGGGTAATCTGGAAAGAAGTGCAGCAACATGGAACGGTTGGAGTATGCCCTAAAGCAGCGGTGAAAAAGGAGTGTATTCTATGCGAAGAAATAAAAAAGAGAATTCGCAAGGGGGATACCGATTTTGCTGATAACAATAAATTGCGATCGAGGGCATTTTTTAATGCTATAAAAAAAGACGATATCAAAAAATGCGATCCGTCTTGTGTAAAAATATTAGCATTATCTCCTAGTATTTTTGAGGAGGTAATATCGTTTATTACCGAAGAAGATAGAGATATATCGGATCCAACCGCTGCGGTGTGTTTAGCGATAAAGCGTAAGGGTAAGGCCATGAGGACCAGGTATACTATAAAATTTGGGTTGCCAGTAGATATAAGCAAATATGTAACTGATAGTGTAATAGAGGGATTGTATGATTTGGATTCTATAAGGGCTGCGCAGCCAGCCGGAATTAAGGATCTTCGTAAAGCTATTCGTGGTGCTGCTGATGAAGAAGACGAGGATGATGAAGAGGACATTGAAGAGGATGCAGTAGATGTAGAGGAAGATGTTGAGGAGCAAGATAACGATGATATGGACGTAGAAGCAGATGACGAATTTACGTTCTGTGAACAAAGTGGCAGTGAGCCGGAAGACCAACAACAGGATGATGAAGGTCAAAAAGACATACAAGAATTAGAGTCATTACCATTAAAAGTAAAGAAATCATTAAGCTTAAAAAAATAGATTAAGTTATGAGATTAGTTATAGACATAAGTGCAATACTTTATAAATCTGCATATAAGCTTAATGAATTGACTAATAATGGTGTTAAGACAGGGATTATTTTTGGAGCGTTAAAGTCTCTGTCTAATTTAGCAGAGATCTATGAACCTGATGAAATGATTATTGCGTGGGACAGTGGGCATGATAAGCGTAGCGCTATTTATCCGCTGTACAAAGAGAACAGAAAAAAAGACAAGGAGTTTTTGGCAGACTTGGACCGGCAAAAGATTTTGCTAAGAAGTATTTTAGATAGTTTGCCAGTAACTCACGTGTCTTTGTGCGGAGTAGAGGCGGATGATTGTATTGCTGTAATAACCAAATTTTTAGCTCTGGAGAAAGTAGGGATTGTGACTGGAGATAAGGATTTATACCAGTTAGCTAATTGCCCGAATCACTTAATAATTACGACTAAGGGTAATGTAGTGGAATTAGAGATGGAGTCGCACCAGTACCTTGCGTATAAGGTACTGGTCGGCGATCCATCAGATAATATAAAAGGGATTGATGGGATAGGAGATGTAAGAGCTAAGCGGTTGTTAAAGGAGTACGGGTCCCTAGCTAGTATATTATTTGCTGCCAAGGAACTTGGGGTTTTGGGTTCTATGAAATATCTTGAGGCAGAAGAGATCATAAGAAGGAATATGGAACTAATGACTGTAGGATGTTTGTTATCAAAAGTTGAGAAAGATAATATATTAGAACAGTATAAGGCAGGAAGATTAAGTAGAGAAATTGACGAGGTTAATGTTAGAAAAAGTATGATGGATTTAGGATTCGTATCGTTGGTTTCTAGGCTGAGTGGATTTTTGGCACCGTTTAGAAAGATGGTTAGAACTAAATGTGGTGGTAAAATTAAAATAAAAAGAAACGTAGTTGTTATAGATGGTAATGAACAAAAAAGTAACCCAGTGATACTTGCTGCTCAACTAGTAAAGGAGAATAATAAAAAAGCCTTGTGTAAATTGAATGATGATCATTTAATTAGGACTAGATTCAAATACGCAGTGGAAATTATTAAATTGTTTAAAAAATCGGACGTGAAGGAGTGGTTGTCTAACAAGCCGAAGTTTATTGTGCAAAGAATACAAGACATAGTACAAAGAAAGAAAATGACAGTGAATGATATAGAATTTGTTGAAAAAATATACGACGAGTATCTAAGTGATCCACCAGAGTGGATGCTTGTACCTTGTAGGAGCAAAAACTGATGGCGCGTTTATTTAAAGTAGCATGTGATAGTTGTGAAAAAGAAGTTGATAACGTATATAATTATATTGGATGGATTATAATTAGTGGGTCGAGTATTTCTATTACTGGAGGGCGTAAATATGATGGGATGGCTAATACTAAATTTGTTAATATACCGTCTGGCGAAATGCACTTTTGTTCTATTCAATGTTTGTTAGATTATTTTAAAGCGCTGAAATTTGTAAAAGGTGAATAATTGTATTCTTAGATTAAAAAACAGATAATACAAAACAGGAAAAAAGATGGCCGAAAGTAGAAAAAGAAAAGTAGTAGAACCAGCAAAAGACCAAATCAGTAGGAGTATAGCCATAACAGTTGAAGCTCTAAAGGCATCTATTGGTTCAGATGCAGTTCATTTGGGTAGCGACAGTGATATGGGGGAACCAAAAGCGTTCATACCATCTGGTGTACCGGAGTTAGATCTTGTATTGGATAGAAAAGGTAGAGGATGGCCTGTAGGAAGAATAGTAGAAATTTATGGCGGTGAGGCGTGCATACCAGAGGATACGTTATTATTTACGGATTTTGGTTTATTAACTGTTAATGAGTTATTTGCAATGTACGGATTGAGTACATCATGCAATGAAAAAAAAATGATGCGTAGGGCTGCTCCATTACTGAATAGATATGGGGGAGTAGAGCTTACTGATGCGTTTTTTTTTAACGGACTACAAGATACTTACAAAATAACTACTGATGATGGAGCTAGTATAAGATCGACGTCAAATCACAAGTACTTAGTATTAGACTCGGCTGGGTTTTTATCGTGGATGGAAGCTGAGATTATTAAAGTGGGAGACTATTTAGTCTCAGTGCCAAATATGACTACTGGGACGTTATATATTGATCCGGATGTAGCATATTTTATTGGAATGCTTATAGCCGATGGTGTCCTATATGCTGGACGTATATCTATTTCAAGTGATAATGAGGTAACGACTAAGTTATTAAGATCTGTGGCGGTAGATGAAATTGGTGTCAGGCCGGAAGAAGAAATACTAGAAGATGTGTTTAGGATACTTAGTCGGTTCGATTTTGTAGGCGATTTAAGCGGGTTTTATGCAAGGTGGGATTTAACGCCGTGTATGGAACGCGAAAAGAGTGTGCCTAAACGTATTAGAATGGGAAACAAAATGGCAATAAAGGCCTTCTTGCATGGATACATAGATAGGGTAGGCGAGAATGACGGCCATATAGTGCAAGTTAAAAGCATGAGTAGAACAGTACTTAATCAAATAAGACTTATGCTTAAGGTGTTTGGAATAAAATCTAAGCTGGAAGAATTGGGGATAGACGGATGGAGACTAAGATTATCAGAATGTAATACTAATAGATATATGATACGAGTAGGAACTAGAATAAAAATGTGGGTACCTGGATTTTTTTCTGTTGATGATAATATTATTCCAGAAAATATGTTGCCTATAATAAAGTCGTTATTTAATTCTACTGAGAAGTCTGAAGATCATTATGAGTGTATGAGTAGTATAGCTGTGAGTGGCGCGGAAAGAAAAATAGTATGTTTAAAAGATGCATTGTTAAAAGTGGAATGGAATAATAATCTGTTAGTAAACCACATATTAGATTTGTGTAAATATGATTTTGTTAAGGTAACAGAAGTATACCAATGGGCAAAAGAAAAGACTTATGACGTTAGAATGCCTATGACGCATTCATTTGTGGCTGAGGGATTAGTTCTCCATAATACATGCAAAACAGGTTTAGGGTATTCTCTTATCGCGCAAGCCCAAAAGGCTGGTGGATCAGGAGTACTGTACCCTTGCGAAGGAAATTATGACGCGTGGTTAGCTGAAAAATACGGAATAGATCTTTCTAAATTGGTGGTTGGAGACGATGAAACAGTGGAAGGAATATTTTCTTCGTGGACAAAGGTTATGAAAGCTGTTGGAAGAGGTACCGTGGTAATAGGGATGATCGATTCTATAGCTGGAATGACAACTAGAGCGGAATTAGAAGAGGAAGAATTAAAGCGAGGTAGATCTGCGCAGATACGCGCAATGATGATAAGTTCTGCGCTAAGAAAGATGGGCGCGGAAATACCACGTACTAAGACGTTATTGTTCTGTGTTAATCAGGTACGGGAAAATCCAGATGTGATGTATGGAGAGAAAAAGAAACCGCCAGGTGGTATGGCGCTTAAATTTTATGCCTCTGTTAGGCTCAAATTAGAGTTACTGGGGAAGGTAACCAGGACTTCTGCAGGAAAGCCGTACGTAGCTGGATTTAAAATAAAAATAACAGCAGTAAAAAATAGGTTGGCAAAACCGTACCAATCAGCGCTAATAATGTTGGATTTTGAAAATGGTTTGTTGCCATTAAAAAAGTCAAAGGGCGACGAATAATGATAGCAGTAATAGGTGACACGCATATTGGTAGGTCTTTGTACGGGTTCGACTTAACACAAAGTATACGATGCGCAATGTACGAGTTCTTCAATGTGTGCGTAAGGATGAAAGTAGGGTACGCAATTCATCTTGGTGATCTGTTTGACAAATGTTCTCCTACAATTGCGCAGGAAAAATTAGTACTACAGTGGTGTAACGAGTTCGAGAGAGCTGGTATACCGTTGTATATCATGGTAGGTAACCACGATGTTACGAATAAGGTAGAGGTTCCATCTGCTTTAGAATGTATACGCGTATCGCCGTTTAAACGGGTCAGGGTAGTCGATAGGCCACTCAGGCTATCTAGGGGTGTAGTAATGCTTCCGTTTCCTTCACCGGGGTTATACGAGTCTCAGGATGCGTACGATAGGGACATACATGTATGTGAAACGGATACAGTCTGTACGCATCTAAATGTAATTGGTTCGAAGGTTGGGGAAGAAGGTAATTCATACAGAGCAGCGGCTCACTACGTCCCATCCAGGGTGATTGATGATGCCTGTGTGGTAATAGGAGGACATATTCATAAGCCGCAGAAAGTGGGTTCTAACGTGGTCATAGTGGGATCTGCTGAGAGAATGACGTTTGACGAGGAAAACGACTGTAAGAGATTCCTGCTACATGACCGATATAGTGATCACGCTGAATCAAAATTTGTGGCTAGACAAGCTATAGAGTTATTGACTTTAGAGATTGACGTTACGCAATGGGGTTCTGGTAGAGTTGGGTGTACAACTTCTGATGTAGTATGCGTTATTTCTAAAAAAGATCTTGTTAACAAGGTAGTAAGAGTAAAGTCGTTTGTTGACGAATCCACTATTGTTGACTGGAAGGAAGTAGAAGGTCGTCTTTACGAAAAAGGAGCAAAGCACGTATTTGTAATGCCAAGAATAAAGGTATCTAAGGAAGATAAGAAATACAAACAAGAAAGAAAAACAAGTGATCCGATGCAGGAAGCCGCAGCATTTATCAAATCAAAAATAAAAAGCAGAGAAGAACGTAGCGTTTTGTTGCAGATGTTTAAAGACATGCAGAAAGAGGTAGAACATGAAGGAACTAGTAAGGTTTATTAACGGTGATTTCGAGGGGAATCCATTACCAACGATTATGTACAAAGGAAGACCATGCTGGATTGCAAGGCAGGTGGGAGTTGTTCTTGAGTACGGCAATGGGGGTAAGGGATTTGTAGATCTCATAAGCCGAGAATGGAAGTATGAATTTGAGGTAGGGCGTGATTTCGTGATTCTTAAAGGTAAGGAACTAGCTGAATTAAAAAGAGTTTTTAAGGAAGGTGGGGATTACCGACATTCCTGTACGGAATCTAATTCAGCGTATAAATACGCAAATAGCTTGATGCTGCTTTTTGAGTCTGGTGTGCATTTAGCTTCAATAAAAACAGAAAAACCTATTGGGAAAAGGCTGCGAAGGTTTATAGCAGATGAAGTAATGCCGCAACTTGCTAGGAAAGGGATGTACATGCCTAGCGGCGTGGACAACGAAGCAAAGAAAGAAGGTATAAGCGAGTCACTGGCTGGGAGGCGGTTGCTGCTTGACGAAGCGAAGGAGAGTAGGTTGGATAGACATATGCGCAGTCAAGCGCTTCGGTTCCTCGTGAAGGTGTTAAAGAAGATCAAGCACGTTGCTGAGGATGTCGTTGCGTCGTATGAAATAGCATCAGTAGAGGAGGCATTAGGAAGCGATTTTAGTGGGTTGAAGCCGCCTATGGGTGATGCATGGGAGTCCCAAACAGAGATAGCTAAGCGGTTAGGCGTAACCCCGATGAGGGTAGGGTTGGCTATTACGAGTTTGGGGCTGCGCGGTGAAATTCCAGATCTTGCTAAATGTGTGCTGAACAAGTCAAAAAGCAGCAATAAAACAGTGACAAGTTATGTGTATAGCCCAGTAGCAGCTAAGAGAATAGAGGAAAAAGTCAAATTTATGTGTAGGACAGGAAAATGACTGCATGGTACGTCTACATAGCGGAAGGAAATGATGGGTCCTTTTATACCGGGGTATCCAAGGATCCAGAGCGAAGGGTAAAAGAGCATAATTCGAGCTCTAATGGGTCTAAATGGGCACGAGGAAGAAGGCCATTGAAGCTTCGTGCATTGTACGAGGCTGGAAGGACCCGCGGGGAAGCACAGAAAGAAGAGGCGTATATCAAGACGTTATCCCACGCTGAAAAAGAAGAGTTAGTAGCATCTTGGAAGATCCCATGATTGTAAAATCACTTTCTATATCAAATTTTTTGGGGTACTCAAAGCGGTGTAACTTAGATTTCGGTAACAGAAAAACGATAGGGATTGTTGGTCAAAACGAAGCAGGAAAATCCTCTATTCTTATGGCAATAGCTTATGGAATGTATGGGAGGATCCCAAATCAAGGGGATACAAGGGAAGTATCCATGATAACGTCTGGACCATCAACTGCTGACATGATTATAGAAGAAGAAGTTGATGTAGGAGGTGACGTACTAAAGATCACACGCGGAAGAACCAGGAGTAATAAAGCTGTTCTTAAATTGGCTGGTAGCTGTGGAGGAAAGCCTACTGACTTAGACGAAGAGATAGAACATAGATTAAAACTCCCTTTTAATGATTTCATTGCATTATCTTATTTTGTGCAGGGTGATATTCATCAGTTTTTGTCTGGTGATAAACGATCATATTTTTCTAGATGGGCAGAATCACTCTCTGTATGGGATGGTTATGCGTTAAAGTTACACGATGATTATACGAAAATACAAATTGAAATTAAGTACTTATTGGAGGAAGAAAAAAGGTTAGAATGTATTCTTAATGAAGAAGTAGAGGATACCAAAAGTATAGACTTTGTTGCAGTAAAAGCATCTTTGAATTTTACTAACAATAAAGTAAAATTCTTTGAACAAAATATTGAAAACCTGTTAGATAGTAATAACAAATACGCGCTTAGAATAAATACTGCTAAAGCTAATGCAGATAGTGTAAAGAAAGATATACGTAATATTGGTGAAACAATTATAAGTATTAAGGATAGAATTAAAGAATTAGAGGATGAAATAACAGATCTTGATGAATGTTTGTGTCCTGTGCTTGGAAAGTATTGTGAATCATTAAGGGGTAATTCGGTATGCAGACAAAAAAAGATCGTGGAGAAAGTTGAAAAATTAAAGGTTAAGTATAATTCTGAATTACTGGAAAAGAATGAACTTATTAAAAAATTAAAGGTACTCGGAGATACAAAGGAAACAAAAGAGGAAGAGTCTATACGAGATGCGGAGTTATCTGAAACAAAACAATATTTGGCGGAATGGAGAGGAAAAGCAAAGTATGCACAGGAGGTAATGGTTAGGTCGGAAGAAAAGATTAAATCACGTGTTAAGGCTAGTAATGAATTGAAGGATATAAAGAGTAAGGTAACCGCCAATTTGGAATTGGCTAGAAGAACGCAGTTCCTGAAGTTTATGTGTGGCAAAAGCGGTATACCTATAGGAATAATAAAGAATGAATTGGATGTTGTAGAGGAGCAATGTAATTGGATCCTAGAACGTTTAGATTATCCTAAACGAATAAAGTTTTGTGCCTATAAGGAGCTTGTAGGGTTTGAGGTTGTATGCCCTAGGTGCGGGGGAGAGAGGTGGTTTTCAGATGTATGCGCGTCATGCAAGTTGCCTAGGCCAAGAAAACGAAAGGATGATCCGGTGGTTACTGTATTTGATGGCGTAGCAGAACGGGCGTTTAATTTAGAGTCAGGAGGTGCAAAGGTACTTCAGTCGTTTGCAGTTAGATTAGCATGCAGCATGTTTGTAGCTGGGATGACAGGTACTCGGATAAAGATGATTATGCTAGATGAAATATTTGCTATGTTGGATTCTAATAATAGAAAGAAATTGATGGAATTGATAATTGGTAGATTATCAACTGAGTTCGGTATAGAGCAGCAGTTTGTTGTATCGCATCATGATGATGTAGTCAACGCAGTAGATGATTTATTGATAGTTAGTAAAGTCGGTGGATCATCAGTAGCAGTTTGGGCGTAATACACAAAAGGAAACTATAATGGAAACACAAAGCGGGAAACAAACAGTATTTGATCCAAAGAAAATAAAAGTAGGATGGCGGGTAAGGAAGGAAGATGGGGACATTGATGTGTTAGTGGAATCTATACAACGAATAGGGCAGTTACAGCCTGTGCTGGTCAGGTTAAACCAAAAAGGGGAACCAATAATAGTGGCTGGGTTGAGGCGTGTTAGGGCGTGTAGGAAATTGGGGATAAATGTTAATGCAGTTGTTATACCTGATACTGATGAATCTACCGCACTTATTTTGCAGTTAGAGGAGAACATAAAAAGGAAGGATTTTGATAAATTAGAAATTGGAGAGGGTTTAAAGAGGTTAAAACAGGTTTACGAAAAACAGCACCCGGAGGTGAAATGGGGAGGGCATCATGGAAATATGACGGATACAGGTGCTGAAAATTTTGTTGGGGATATCTCAAAAGTATTAGGCGTTAGTAAATCATACATTTATGATCTTATTAGTATAGCTTCGTTAGGAGAAGAAGATAAAGATAAGATATCCAATGAGAATACTGTAAAGAAGAGGAATGTTGAAGCATCGAAAGCTCTGTCAAAAATTAAGAAGCAAAAAAAGTTGGCTAAGCTAGAAGAGGTAGCGGAAAATAGGGCAGAGAAACGTAAAAAAGAAGAGCCTAAAGAGAACGGAAGCGGGTTTGACGTTTCAGTGTCATGCGTACTTTATGATACTGATTATAAAGAAATAATTAGTATAATGAAAGAGAATGGAGAACTTTTCGACCTTGTACTAACTGACCCTCCATACGGGTTGGAAAGATCTACAATTGCGCATAATGATCGGTCTTGCATAAATGATGATGGCATAGTTGATTGGGACAAGCTTGATACTGTGTGGATTTCGGATGTCGCGCAATTATTGGACGAAGGTGGATCGATAGTGGCATTTACATCATTGGAAATGCTTGGTGCATGCAAGGTTATGTGTGAGAAGTCTGACTTGGTTTACCGGGGATCTATGGTGTGGCATAAATGTATAAGTGAAGATACCCGCATACCAGTTGTTGATGATTATGGTATTCATAGGTTTACACCAAAGGAATTAAGGAGAGGAGATAAAGTAGTAAGTATTAACAAAGGCATCACGTGTTTAGCTAATGTTGTCGGTACTGAAAATGTAGGGTACAGATCAAATCTTATACAAATTACTTTAGAGGATGGTAATTCGGTAGTAGTCACGCAGGATCATAAGTTGCCTATTGTTATGAATGCAGATAATACGCTTCATTTAAAAGAAGCAATGGATATCACATCTAATGATAGTATTCTAGTTGCAGATAAAATTAGTATTGGCACTAATTTAATGCAAGAAGGTACCTATACTGAAGGTAGATCAGTAGGTACGCATTTAATAGCAGGTATGCATAGCAACAAAAAAGATATGCTAGACATAATACGTAGTAGCGCTGTTAGTTATGCATTCGATTTAGAAACCAATATTAACATGATGCTAGAACCTGACGTATATTTTAGAGGATATGAATTTATACGAGGAATACTAGATGAGGTGTGTGATCATTTAGTAGCAATAAGAGAAGGCGGAAAAGAAGAATTAGAATTAAGCATTAGTAATAAAGAGTTGCTGTACGATATATATTGGTTATTGAAGGTTGCTGGTGTAAAAGGAGTAATTGTTACTATAGATGAAAATACGAAATGCTACGTAGTCAAATTTAACAGGAGTAATATGTGTAGTAGAGAGGGATTTTCTTCAGTAAAGGTAAAAAGCGTAAAAGTTGTTCCTGGGAAGTGCGTGTGGCATGTATCAGTGGATAGCGACTCTCATTTGTTCGCAGTTGATAATGGGATGTTTGTTCTTAATAGCAATCCAGCTCCTGTGCATCGAGCGGCTTACATGCCAAGTTGTGAAGCATTATTTTGGGCGACAAAGGGAGATAAATATGCATTTAAGCCATGGGTAAATGCTGGTACTAAGGAGGCGCACAATTACTTTGAAGGTCCCGTATGCGGAGGTAACGAGAGGCTGGATCATCCTGCCCAGAAACCAGTTTGGCTCATGAAAAAGTTGCTGGATAGGCATACTGTGTCTAAATGCCGTATTTTTGACCCGTTTGCTGGGACGGGTACGACGCTCGTAGCATGCGCGGAACTAGAACTAGAATGCGTTGGTTGCGAAATAGATGAGAAGTTCGCTAAACAAGCCAGGGCTAGGTTGGGGGCTATAAAATGAGAGAGGATGCAGTTATAGTAGGTCTTGACTTATCGTTGCGTGGTACTGGTATGGCGATACTGGTAAACGGTGGATTGAGAAATTACTTCGGTTGGACGGACAAAAAGTACCTTTATAATAAAAATAAGAATGTGTTGTGTTACTACAAATTAAAGAACAATTCAGAATCGTGTAGGCAACACAGAATGAATGCAATAAGTTATTGGATTATGTGGAACATGATGGGGTTGATGCATGATTATAGTAATTTGACGGTATCTATGGAAGGGCCAGCGTACGCAAAAAACAGTAGAGGTGCAAGCAGTTTATATGAACTTAGTGGAATTGTTAAGAATTATTTATTCAAACAGGGTATACCTTTCCGAATTTATAGTCCTGCAACTGTGAAATTAGCATGGACAGGATCAGGTGCTGCCGGGAAGGACGTAATGGTTGACGCAGCGTCTGTATTGTTCGACTTGGATCTTAATGACTTAGGTGAATCGGCAGAGGATGTGGCCGATGCTGTACTAATAGCTGCGTTGTTAAATGAAGAAATGGCCTTTAAGAGTGGAAAAAAATCAGTAGAAACCGCAAGTGAAGGGATGAGAAGGGTAATGATTCGTGTTACAAAATCGGAGCCAGAAGCTTTGACCACACGGGATCTTATAACAAACAACGTAGAGTTTGGCAAAGGAATGCACATGGTTAGTTTGTAGATGGCAATGCACGTATATGCATTTTCTGATGCTTGTGTGATATTATGATTACTAAAGGAGACTTAGTATGCAGGACTTGTTGAAAAATATAGTAGAAGAACTTGTTGATGCGCCGGATAATATTACTGTGTCTAAAACTGTATCTGATGGAGGGAATACAGTTGTGCTTACAGTACGAACTGCAGCTTATGATATGGGGAAAATTATAGGAAAAAAAGGGAAAACTGCTTATGCGATCAGAACAATTTTAGAGGCAATAGCGGCAAAGTATGGGTACCGTATAATATTGGAAATTGCAGAACAGAAGGTTGTTGCGTGTGATGGAGGTGATTAAATGCCAGAATTAAATTTAGTCGAGTTTGACCATATTGCGGGAGCGGCTGTACATTACGCTAGGTATCCAGTAGCTCATTATGGAACTATAGGTGTTGGTCCTAGGAAAGTAAGATTAAACAAGGAATTTAAAGACAAGTTGGAGATATGTCTTAAAGATTTGTGGAAAGTATGCGAAAAAAAGTTTGGATGTACTCCGTCAATATTAGTAACTAGTGGGTGCTATGTGGAGAAGGCAGGTAGGCATGCGCAAGGTACCGCAATAGATATTGATTCTATTTGGTGGGCTAGTGGTAAAAATATAATAACACGTGATGCGGAAAAAGATCCTGGTTACTATCTTGGTGCGGAAGCTGTGTTACGTAAGCATTTTGATTTGGTACTTAATCATTGGTATAATAGGGCTCATAAGGACCATTGGCATGTAGATAATAAAATGCTTAGAGGTGATGAGATGACTAGATCTAGATCGTTATTTTTGCAGGCAGCGCTAGTTTATATTTTTGGTAAGAGTTCGATAGATATAGATGGATGTGTTGGACCAAAGACACTTAAAGTATTAAAAGGTATAGGTTATTCTATAGATACACAATGGGATAAGTTTCTTGATATGGTTATAAAAACTGTGTTTTGAACTGTATGTTTATTAGGTGGCCAATGGAAAAAGTTCTGGGCTTTATGCCTAATCCTACAGAATCAAAATTCGTAACAGCTAAAGTGATAGCAACCCGGTGTTATAATTGCCCAGGTTATAGCGCATGTTTATTTGTAGCATGCAAAAATAAATGGAATGGGCTCACATGTATTGAGTGCCAAGTTTACGATAAATTTTTTGATATTTGGACAAGAATAATCAGAAAGGTGTAGATATTATGAATATAGAAGAGCGAGTTGGAAATATAGCAGAGGGGAATAGCAATGAAATTGTAGACAATAATGAAACCGACAATGAGTTGTGTAAAAAGAATGCTGTTTTGCATTTAAAGAGATGGAAGACAAAACTTATAGAATGTATTAAGCGTGATACATGTATTGTATGGGGGGAATGCGGATACAAGTTTGCTTTGCCTGAAGTAATAGTTAGTTTAGTATGGCAAACTGTTATTCTAGAAATGTTGCAATATGAAGTAACGAAAGATAAAGATGGCGTAGTGGATAGGGTGCTAGGCAGAATGAGGAATATAGTGACAGTAATATATGATCGCACGTATAAAACGCCGATAACTAAATTTAGTGCTGGTAATAATGCTGGGATGGTACAAGAACATGAATGATAATCAGTTATTAGCACTTGTTACTCTGTATTTTTTGTCGCGTGAGAGTTCTAATATTAAAGCTAGTGATATAGCTGTTGTTATGAACAGTGTTCCACGTAATATAGCCGCCCATATGAAGCATCTTTACGTGCTTGGAATGGTGGATATAGGGTGGGCTGTTGGGTGTAAGGGAAAAACGCGCGCGTACAAAATAAAGGATATCGGTATTGATTTTGTGAAACGATTGAAAGAGAAAGATAAATGCGGATGCGTGATAGATGAAACGGCTGGTGGAATTGTAACTCAAGAACAAGAACATGAAGGACAACATAATGGATGAATGTAAAGAGACTGTTACTGAGTACGCAGAACTTGTGATACAGGAGCCTGCAGGGTTAACAAGGGATGATTTGGCAAAGTTTGTAGAGGACATACTCAAAAATTATTTGTTGCCAGTTTTATGTAAAAAAGGGAGGGATTACAAGGTAAGTGATTCGAAGAAGGAGAATATAGATGAATACTTTTCCAAAATATCTAGTTTGACCGGATGTAGAATTGGCGCGTATGATGTGTGGGCTGTATTGTTCTCGAAGCATATGGTTTCCATATTCAATTGGATAGATACTGGAGACTTGGAAAGTGAAGGTTTGGATAATAGGTTAATGGACGCTATAAACTACCTGTTTATTCTTTGGGGGATGGCGTACATAAGGGGAGTCCTTCCGCACCCATCTACCCATAAAGATGCGTAATTTTGCTAATTGATAAAAGTGATTATTATGTCTAAAGATGAGCCAAAGCTTACGCTTAAGCCGTTTGAGCATAAGAGAAAAGAGGACTCTGTAATTAGATCTAGACAAACGGAGGTGTTAAGGCTCCATGCAGCCGGTAAAACTAACGACGAAATAGCCGCAAAGCTAGGGATGATGGTGCGGGATGTTACCAAGGACATAGACTCTGCGATTGACAGGTTAATACGGCATTACGCGGCATCTCCTCAAACTACGTTTATCCGATACGCGGTGTTCCAGTTTGATATCATAAATAAACTGCGAAATTTGTCAGATAATTTCCTGCAGAATGAGAACACTATTCAATACAGTGCCGCTGTATCTGCTTTAAGGGTTCAGTCTGATACTTACGATAAGATTCTGGAGAAGGGGGTAGAGTACGGTGTGGTGCAGCGTAAACAGGCTTCAAAGTCCATTCGGCAGGAACCGAAAGACTTACGGAAGGAGCTTAGGTCAGAAATAACCATACTTACTAGATTATTAGATGAGATAGACGATCCGACTCAAGCTAAGGGTATTCGCAGCAAAAGGGAAAAGTACACAGTTATCATTCGAAAGCCCCTTCGCAACGCGTACGGCATCGTTAGAGCCACAACTGACTGGAAATACAGACGGGAGCTTGCAGAATCGTTACCAGATGGTACGTGTCCAGTAATCTATAAGCAGGATATGACGCCAGAACAGAAGGAAAAATTACAGAAATATAATTATGACCCTGAAGCTATGGAGTTGCATGAAGCGCTGTTAATGGAAGAACGGCATAGTTCTAGTGTGACAAAAGAACAACAACCGCGTGCCCGGTATTATGAAGAAGTTGTTTCTATAAAGACTAGTGAGATAACCCAATCAGATCGTAATAATGACAACGAGGATGGCAAAACTACTAAAGACGGTAAGTTTTTAATTCATCCATCAAGGAGAAATAGTTAGATGCACGTAAGCGGAAATAATGTGTTTTTGCAGGTTAAACGGTTAACAGAAAGCGCGGAGTTGCCTAAATATTTAACGGATGGATCTGCTGGTATGGATTTGGTAGCAGATATTTTGGAGCCATTATTTATTTGGCCATCCAGAATTGTAATTGTTCCTACAGGATTAGCTGTGGGGGTACCTAAAGGGTGCGAAGGTCAAATACGGTCAAGATCTGGATTAGCATGTAAGCATGGGATAACGGTGGTAAATTCTCCAGGGACTATTGACAGTGATTATAGGGGGGAAATAAAGGTGGGACTTATAAATTTGAGCCAAATCAGATTTACTGTCGAGCCAGGGATGCGAATTGCGCAGTTAATAATCGTGCCAATACCATCGGTTTCTATAGAAGAAGTACGTAATCTCGATATAACTTGCCGTAATGACGGTGGATTTGGTCATACAGGAACCTAATAAAATGAACATCAACAATTACAAGTAGTTAACTGGTCAAGTTCCAGACTCTGGAACTTGAAACTCGGAGAGCATAGGTAAATGGCCGAAATGCATGATGTTACCGAAGTTAACAAATCTAGCAATAAAACAGTAACGCTTTCGCCGTGGCGTATGGTTTGCGAAGAGCCTCTTATGCTTACGCAAGCTATGGAAATACCAGGAGTAGGCTGCGTTGTTAGAATAGTGCAGCATCAGGAGATTCTTGATTCTAGTGTACTAGGAGACGTGATGCTAGTGTTTGTTCCTGGAACTGTGCTTCAGGATGTTGGTGGAGGGTTTCATCTTGTGGTTAAAGCTTCGTGGAATCGTAAATGGGATTAGAACCAGGAAATCGGCTGAAAAAAGGGCCCTATGCCTACCAGAAAATCGGCTGAAAAAAGGGCCCTATATCTTTGGGGATGTAGCCCACACCAGGACCACACACCTCATGCTACATGTACGAGTTGTAGGCAATGTAGGAGGTGTGGTACGTATACTACACGTAACCCTATCCGTGGTACATCGCACATCCGCGCACGTACATTATACGCGTACACATGCATGCAACCATAGCGTATATGGGCGTAGTAGCACCGTAACCTATCGATAATCTTATAGATTACGCGTATTCTATAAACCTATATGTATGTTATTTCTTATATCAGATCATGCTTCCTCCTGTAGGTTACGTTTCCACAAGACAACCTAATATATAATTTATACTTACATGTTGCTGTAATACTTACAGTTTTTGGATGTGGGTCCACTCATTTTATGATGTTCCGGTTTCTATACTATTGCAATGTGTGCAAAAAATAAATAAAAAAAAAGTGACATAATTGTAAGCTACCCCACCGATTTAATTTTTTAACCTTGCTATTATCTGATCAGAAGCAAAAAACAGAACGGGCCCTCAAGATGAGTACCGATGAAATAAGGAGAAACAGAATGACTAGTCATATAGGAATCGATTGGAGTGATTTTTTGCGGTTAGCTTATACGAACCCACAAACTGGTATTCGATACGGTGTTATCCAACAACGTGAGGTATTGCAGGCATGGGCTGATAGGAGTGAGGCTTGGTATGGGGATGAGAGTGAGACGGAATGTAAATGTGGAAAGGTACACTATGGTCAGATAGATAGTGAAGTAGAGTGTGAATGTGGAGAGATATTTGACATCGAGATGGATGAGAATGCCGAGGCTCTTAGGTATTACATCGAAGATAACGAGTACTTTGCGGAGTGTGGTGAAAGAGGAGATATATACGTAATGAGGAGTCCATATTACACCTATGCACATTTATGTTCACCACGTGCTCCTGGCGTGTGTTATCTTATGAATCCATTGGACAAGCCAAATGAGTGTAATAAGGCGTATTGTTTCGGGCACGATTGGTTCGAAGATGTGGAAGCTCCGTACCCTGTGTACAGTGTTGCGACAGGGGAGTTGGTACCTGCTAAGCAGTCGAAATGAATTGTGATTAGAACCCGTAAATCGATCACACCTACTTGCATAGGGCTCAATGTGTGCAAAAAATAAATAAAAAAAAAGTGACATAATTGTAAGCTACCCCACGGATTTTAATATTTGACGGTGCTACTATCTGATCATGGCAACTATAAAAGAAATAGCGGCGAGAATGCAGACAAGCAAGACTGTATCTCTAGAGACCTTTGCTCAGACCGTGATGAAGGTGGCCGCCCAAGCGCCTACCGGTCACTTTGGCTTAGATAAAGTTTTTATTTCCCATTTGTGGCAACACGGCAACGCCTGTGGCCTGCTGCAGGGTATGAGCTTAGAGGAGTTTAAGCAGAGACTCCTAGAAGCAAACCAAGCTGACTATCTTACCCTAAGTCAAGCAGACTTGCCGGATCGGCTTCCCTCTGATGATGTAATATCTTCGGCCACTCCTTACCTCAATGCTACCTTTCACTTCATACGCTTACCGCGTACAGAGTGGAGGTAGCATGAGGGCTTATAGATACAACAAAAAGATTGTAGTTGTAAAATGCATGTTCGACGCCTATATGTCGGTAGGCGTCGGGCTAACGATACGCCAAGCAATGTCGGTACTTAAGCCGACATCCACTGAGGGGCACCTACGTCCCCTTCAGGCTGTAACAGACGCGTTACAGCTTGATATGCATCAAGCGTTAGAGCTCGAGGAGATCGAGCTCGAGTAACCAAACACACAGGGGCCTACATTAGGCCCACACAAACAGGAGAACACAATGTACGAAATTAAAACTGTCGAAACCAAAGCACAGTTATCGGAAAGACTTAGCAGCTTATCTGAAGTGGGGCGGGAGTTTGTTTTGAAGGCAGCTGGCGCGCGCCGTCATCTGTGGCGGGTGGCCAAGACGTTGGCTGTCGCACTCAATCACCTCGAGTCATTAGGGCTCGAGGACCGTGGCCCATTGGTGTGGGCTCAATTGCAGGCGGATCAGGTAGGCCTAGGTGGTCGACTAGGCTTGGAGGGAGCCAGTACGGCACCTAACGCCTAGTAAGCCGACTTCAACTTACTACCTCATAAATCCCCCCACATTCAATGTCCACCTAGCTTAAACCGCCTTGTACGCGGTTTAACGCGGTATCCTACCTGTAAGATGAGCTCGATGTCATCGGCCATACCGCCTGTGGGTAGATGTAAATCGACATTGAGATAAAAATAATCATCATAATTGTAAGGTAGCGCACCGATTTTAAATGCTAGTCAAGCTACTATCTGATCATGAACCAAACACAAAACCAACAAAAACAAGAAACGAATCAGATAAATTTCCGCTCGATCATAGTCGAGCGTAAAGCCACGGATCGAGTTAGATCCGAGAAGTTGAAGAAAATGATGTTGTCTCAGACAGAGGACGCTATATCAATGGCGCTCGCCAGTGAAAAAAATGGAGGACAATCGTGATAGATAGTGACACCAGTGAAAGTATCACCAAGTTTTATCAAGGTAAGGTAAGATTTTACCTTACTTTTCAGGTAAACGCGCCCTATGCAGGGTGTTACTATGAACCTAATATTTTATACGTGGATCCCGTCGATAAGGTAACACCAATACGCCCATTGTATGTCACTGGCAAGTTTAGTGGGATGCTATGTGGTCTAGAGTCACCTATGGGCCCTGCCAGGTTAATCCAGCTATTGGACGCTGGATCAATCCAGCACAAGATCAGCGATATCGAGTGCACGCTAGTAGGCGATGCACCGATAAACGACGCGTTGGGTATTGATGAGCACTATTGGGTACAAGGTGTAAAGAGCGCCCACGATCAGGGGATATCTCTTACATGGCGTTGTCCTATTTGTGACGTTGCTTATAGCAACGAAGACTTACCAGAGTTCACGGGATATAAAGGGAATGGAGGCGTGGGTGTATTCATGCTGGATCCTATGTGTCCGTCTTGCATACATAATGGGTTGTGTGTTGGTTGCGAGGATGATGATCCTATGCATTACAATAGCGACATAGCGGAGGGGGGGTATGAGATGTGCGAGGAGTGCACCGAGACACTCCTAAAAGGTAATATGTGTGGGAATGTGGACTTACATAGTAATGTGGAGCTGAGGCTTAAAGATAAAAAATATGAATTATATCAAGATGATAAGAAAATTGAGGGGTTATCCCTCGATCAACAAAAAATAAAGGATAAAGTATCAAAGTTAAGTTTAAGGACATTTATGGCGTTTAGTGAGATCATACTTAACTATAATTATGTGGTGGATTGTATGGAGGAGGATAGCGATGTATAGGAGGATGATGCTTAGTGATGAAATAAAAAAGGTAGCGACGGTGTGCTACCTGGAAAGTGGTGATATTCGTTATCTTAAAATAGCTGATGAAATTAGTAGTTGTGGACAGCTGAGAACGTGGTACTGAGGTAATTACTCGGTGTTGAGTCACGCTGAAAATGAAGTAGTATTCCAGTCAGTGAAGGAGACAAAAAATGAAAACGAAACAGGACCGTAGGAATAAGGTGTTCGGGCTATTCGAGGCGCTGGATCCTGTCGATGCTAGATTTCGCTCTTATTTCGTTTTCAAGCGAGCTCGCTCGCAAAAGGAAAAGGATGAGTTGGATACGCTCGTCCAGCGCCTTTACGAGAAAGCACTAGCGAGGATAGAAGAGGGGATAGAGCTGGAATACGTGCGCTCGATGGACCAGTAACCTACCCTCTCTCATTTTCAATCCCTACCAAAAAATAAATAAAAATAAATCATCATAATTGTAAGGTAGCGCACCGATTTTAAATGCTAGTCAAGCTACTATCTGATCATGAACCAAACACAAAACCAACAAAAACAAGCAACGAATCAGATAAATTTCCGCTCGATCATAGTCGAGCGGAAAGCCTCGGACCGTATTCGGTCCGAGAAGCTCAAAAAAATGATGTTGCAGCAGACCTCGAGCGCCGTTTCAATGGCGCTCGCGCAAGAAAATGGAGGAAAGTCATGACTGAGGGTAGATCCAAACATCTACAACAAACAATACCACGCAGCAAGGGCAAATAAGCCTTGGTGGAGGATACCGATGCATAGAAGAATGTCACTAGCTTATGAGGTAAAAAAGGTAGCCACGTGCTGCTACCTCAGAACGCACCAACTACGCTACCTGAAAATAGCTGACTCCGTCGGGTCATGGGGCCAGCTTAGAATGTGGTACCTAGGACGATACTCGGTGCTAGGTCATATCGATAATGAAGTAGTATTCCAGCCAGTAAAGGAGAAAAAAAATGACTAAGCAGGAGCGTAGGGATCATGTGTTCGCGTGTTTCTTTGACAATCGTAACGATCCCTATTTCGCGCGATCGCGCGCGAAATATGTGATCGCTAAAGCTCGCTCGCAACGAGAGCGAGACGAGCTAGAGGCACTAGTCCAAACTTTGTACGAGCAGGCGCTGGAGCATATTGAAGAGGGGGTAGAGCGAGAATATGTGGAGTTCAAGAATGAATGATAACGAGATCAGGAAAGATGAGGTCAGCGCTGACCTCATCCTCGCTAGTGTGATGCAGATGATCCTAACCGATTACCTGCTGTCGCTGGACCAGATACCGACAGGTTACTCGAACGAGGAGTAACCTACTTGCCCCTCAAAAAAACAATCCCACGCCAACTATTCAAATATGCACAGGAACAGATACACGATTCAATATCGCCAGCCTGATCTTCAAACGAGTACCGAATAACCAACACTAAACAACAACCACCAACAAAATAAAAAGATGTTCAAATCAATCAAAAACAAAAGCCGATCCTGGCTCAACCTACCAAACATAAAATAAAACTAAAAGAAAACTCACAAGAACAAGAGACGGGAGACCGAACCCTTAATTCAATTCAATTCAATTCAAAGCTATTATAGGTTTTTGTACATTTACTACAATATGGAGAAAAGTCTAAAGGTGTATACAAAAGAACTTTAATACCGTATATCTACTACCCCGAACACGAACCCGAACCCTACCCCGAACCCTAGCCCTAACCCTAGAACTAATCCGAACCCTAACCCGAGAACGAACCCTAACCCGAGAACGAACCCTAACCCGAGGACGAACCCGAACCCTAACCCGAGGACGAACACTAACCCGAACATTATTACATTGCAGGAATATAAAGAGGATAAGGGATAAGTAAGAATAGTGCATACGAATCTAGAAATCGTGCTACGTAACCCTAACGAACATTTTTGGGTAGGTAGTGGGACTTTTATCCCACCACCCCCATATCTAGTGGGATAATTATCCCACCACCCCCATATCTAGTGGTATACCGTCATTGATCACACCCCCCCGTCAGTGTAGTTACGCCACATCTACCGTATATACTTCGTACCCTAAACAAGTAAAGTAGAGTGAAGTAAAGTGGGGTACACATGCGTAGATAGAGTGGGGTAGAGTGAAGTGGAATGCAGTGGAATGGGGTAAAGTGGGGTACGTATGCGTAGACGGGGTGGGGGGTAGGAAAATACTGAAGCCGAGGGGGATGCGGGTCGGGGTTAGGTCCCTCCGGATACGTTTGTAATTTTTCGTACAGAGTAGAAATTATAACTAACTGAACTTACATTGACCACCGCTCTATACGGATACGTTTGTAATTTTTCGTACAGAGTAGAAATTATAACTACCTATAACTATTAGGATTAGGATATGGAGTTCCATTTACAAGTCCCTCAGGATACGTATCTAATTTTTGGTACAGAGTAGAAATTATAACTACCAATAACTATCGGGAATAGGGCATTGGGTTCCATTTACAGCTCTCTATGGATACAGATTCGACCTACGGATACGGACAGGAATAAGCCCATACCCATAAGGATTAGATCTCCCAATACAGATTCAGCTTACTCATACGGGTAGGGTTTGATTAGTTTCCTTTCTTAGTTGGGCTTATTTCTAGTTAGTTTCCTTTTACAGGGAGTTATTAGGAGTCTTTTTATTCCTGCAGGAGAAATAAGGTAAAAAGTTTTACCTTAGCTATATATGGCGTATTTAAAGGGTGTTAGTAGGTTGTCTTTCTAGATTTGCAGGAAGCATTGATACCATCGTTTTGCTGGTGGTAGCAAGACGATGAATTGGTAGCCTAAGAGGAGGATGTTTGTTTTTTCTTGCAGGGGGTGTTTTTGTCTTCTTTTAAAAGGTATAAAAACGATGTATTCTGGAGGGTCGTGGAGTAGGTGGATGTAAGTATATGAATGATTCCGGGTAGAAAGGTAGACCAAGATCCAGAGTTTGGATCTTGAAAAAGGTGAAAAAAGGCAAATTACTTACATTGCACAAGTCATAAAAATGATGAATAATAAAAATAGGGGATGAAACATGAAAGAGATCATAAAAGGGTTGAACACAGGGACGGATAGATACGGGAATTGGATAGATATAGCTATAAATAGGGTGATCCAACGGTTCCGTTGTATCCCTGCAGGAACATTTTTGATGGGTTCGCCAAAAGATGAGCCGGGCTATTATGAAGACGAAATACAGCACGAAGTGGAACTAACGAAGGCGTTTTGGTTAGCGGATACCGTATGCACCCAAGAACTATGGGAAGCAGTGATGGGGAATAATCCATCACGATTTATAGGAAAAAATAAACCTGTAGACAGTGTAGCGTTTGAAGATTGCCAAGTATTTTTAGAAACGGTAGGGACGGGGTTGAGGCTCCCTACGGAAGCGGAGTGGGAATACGCTTGTCGAGCAGGGACTCAACCCGCTTATTCGTTTGGGGGTACGATATCCAAAAAGCAAGCTAACTACGGTGGAACCAAAACGGTGGAAGTTAAGGCGTTCCAGCCAAACGGATGGGGGTTATACCAAATGCATGGGAACGTGTGGGAGTGGTGCTCGGATTGGTATGGAGATTACCCAGAAGGGAAGGTAATAGACCCTATAGGCCCCGTATCAAGAGTGTATAAGGTGTGTCGCGGCGGGTCCTGGGGCGACTATGCGAGGATCCTGCGTGCGGCGTACCGCGACAGCTTCGCCCCGGCGGCCCGCTACAACTACCTCGGTTTTCGGTTGGCCAGGAATTCAGGGTAACGGGAGAAGAAGAATGTGTAACTTTCTGAGTGCTATTGTGTTAAAAAATTTAGATGTTATTTGGGATCCCGGATATCCTGATCGACATGAGGAACTACTAAAAAAATGTAATTTAACAGACGATGAGAAGGGGTTCTATTTAGAAAAATTTTGTAGAGTCGAGTTTACTCCTACAGACTTTAATAAGAATTTAAACGATATAAATAATTGGAGATTGGATGTTGATGAATCTTCTATTCCGAGCTGGTTCAACGAGGAAATAGTAACAAATAAATTATGGACTATTATCTCCGATATGTTTGTCCAAGATAAACGAGAAACCCTTCAAAATGGATGTTTCATCCTTCTTGATGGAGCTGAAATTGGAGAGGTTAAGAATTGTAGAATTCAATATATGCTAGGAAATTCTAAGATAACATTTCTACGAGGGAACTCCATCGTAAAGGTTATGAGAAGGAATTCGAGTATAGGGACTATAGAATGGAATTCTACAGTGTGGACCATGTATGGGAGTTCTTGTATAGGGATTATGGAGGAGAATTCTGAGATAAGGATTATGTGGGATAATTCTAAGATAGAGACCATGGTGGGGAGCTCTAAGATAGGTATTATGAGGGATAGTTCTAGTTTAGGTAGTGTTTGGATGGGAATTCCGGTATAAATACTGATCTTAGAGAAAACCAAAAATGACAATATACATACCTGTAAATTAAGCAAGGAGAACCCGATGAACTTTAAACCAGGGGATAGGATAATAATATCTTTAGATCTCTTCAAAGGCTGTAGAGGAACAGGAACCGTAATGGACCGGAATAATTTAGATCCATTACCGGCAAAACCAATAACAGCAGATAATGACCGATTATTGGTCGTATTGCTGGATGACTGGGAGAATTCCATGTGGATTCATAGCCCCTATTTTTTAGTATGGGCGAAGCATTGCGGATTGATGCAATAAAAATAGGAGATGAGACATGAAAGCAACCGTAGAATGGCCAAACGTGGGGACGGACGAGTATGGGATATGGACGGAACTAGCTTTTAATGGGGTGGTCCAACGATTCCGTTTTATTCCTGCAGGAACGTTTACGATGGGCTCTCCAAGCCAGGAACCAGGACGTTACCAGGACGAAATACAGCACGAAGTAGAGCTCACGAAAGCGTTTTGGTTAGCGGATACCGTTTGCACACAAGAATTATGGGAGGCGGTGATAGGTAATAACCCATCACGATTTGAAGGGAATGATAAGCCCGTGGACAGCGTGTCATTTGAGGACTGCAAGGAGTTTTTGAAGAGGGCAGGAATGGGATTGAGGCTCCCTACAGAAGCCGAGTGGGAATATGCCTGCAGAGCAGGAACTACGACCGCGTATTCATTTGGGGATGTGATATCAAAAGAGCAAGCTAATTATGGTGGAATAGAACTGGTAGAGGTTAAGAAGTTTCCGCCAAACGGATGGGGTTTATACCAAATGCATGGGAACGTGTGGGAGTGGTGCTCGGATTGGTATGGAGATTACCCAGAAGGGAAGGTAATAGACCCTATAGGCCCCGTATCAAGAGTGTATAAGGCGTGTCGCGGCGGGTCCTGGCTCAGCAATGCGAGGAACCTGCGTGCGACTTACCGCGACCACGTCGCCCCGGCGGACCGCAGCTTCAACCTCGGTTTTCGGTTGGCCAGGAATTCAGGGTAACGGGAGAAGAAGAATGAACTTTAAACCGGGAGATAGAGTCAGATTTATATCGTGTTTTGAGGCATATAGCTCGAATGCTACTGTGATGGATTGGGGGAAGCTGAGCCCACCTCCGGTAGTGCCGTTTGCTGAAGACGTAATAGCAGACTTAAAGAGCGGGGAATGCACGGTTGTGTTGATAGATAATCACGATAACCCCAAATGGAAATACAGTCCATACTACTTGGCATACACGTGGCTTTTGGAACTACGATAACAGGTGAGGTAATGGCAAGTAAAATTGTAGAAGCAGAATATAGGATTGCTAAAATATTTGTAACGTATTGGGATCTGCCAATATGGGAGGATGTACTATCAGAGAACATACTAGAGGAAGTGGAAGATGAGGTAACCAGAGAGGAGTATAAGCAGTTGCAGGAATTTAAAAGTATCTTATATGATGAGTGTGCTCCTATGGTAATCAATGTAATAAAAGAAGAGAAGAATGGCGTGTATCCAAAGGAGTTGAGCGTGAATATAGATAGAGGGTTTAAGCCTGGTGATAGGGTATCATTTGTTCCACGTGGATTTTTTATCGTACCAGTAACGGGTACGGTGGCGGATTGGCAGAATTTGGAAATACCTATGAAGTGCGTATTCGATGAAACGGCAGAAGACCGGTTGGAGAGTGGTGAGTATACGCTAGTACTTGTGGATGATAATTATTCATACCGTGTTAGGGATCAAGTATGGTATTTGGACCCATACTACATGGTACGTACGCAGCGTTGCGAAAGGATATATGAGCATGAAACCAACGGGTGACAAAGAAACCGAAGTAATAAAAAGGATCATTAACGCTTTTTTAGTTATGTTTTTTGGTGTTCTAATATTGGTTGAGGTATTAACAGAAAATAGTTTAGATGAGGTTTACGGTTGCATAAGTGAAGATTAGTTTGAGAAATTGCTAGAATTTAAAAATAAGTTGTCTTATGAATGCAGATTACAATGGTTAGCGAGTAACTTTTAGACGGCAATAAACGAACAGGAGCAGTAGTATGAAAACAGATGCAGAGATACTGAAGAAGCTACAGGAGGTATTGCAAGGGTTTAAGTATGATGAGGATTCCACGGTGCTGTATGAACGTTTAGAAAGAATTCTTAGCATTATTAAGGAGGCATTTATGGAAACTAAAATGGGCTATGTTGCGACAAAGGAGAAGTAGAAAGATGGTACTTAGGCCAGGTGACAAAGTAAGATTTAAAAGTTGCTTCAACTGTTACCCAGAGGCTACGGTGATGGATTGGGAACACTTGGATCCGAAGCCGATAGTTCCGTTTGATGAGTATGTTGTGAGAGGACTAAAGGCAGGAGACTTTTTGGTTTTGATGCTTAGTTATGCATATAATGATTTCTTGCAATATGCTCCATACTATGTAGCTCATGTAGCACACTTAGAGTTAAAGTAGGTATTCATTTTAATAAAAAATAAGTATTGAAATTATAAAATAAGTTGTTAATATAAAAGAAGGCGAAGAAGAAGTAGTAGTATAAGCAAAAGGAGGAAATAGATGTTTGTTAATTTAACAAATCACCCAGTTAGCAAGTGGAGTCTTGAGCAGAAATGGGCTGCAGGGTTACTAGCTGGAGAAGTAGTATGCATGGCAGCGTATATGCCTATGGTTCCACCGGAGGCTTCCTCATATGAAGTATTACTGTTAGCAACTGATTTGTTGAAGGAAACACTACGAAAAATAGGTGCGTCTGATGGCTGTTGCTTAGTGCAAGGAGAATGCACATTGACGCATACGATGGTTAATTTATTGCAGAAAAAAGGCTGCCTTTGTTTGGCAGCGACAACGAATAGGGAGTCTGCAGAGATAGTACAATTGGATGGCAGTGTGAAGAAAGAATCAGTTTTCCGGTTCGTTAGATTCCGGGAATATGCAAAGTACGAGTAGGAAAAGAAAAAGAAAGGAGAAACAGGAATGTCTATAAAATGGATTGCAAAGAAGGCAATAAAGGAAAAAGGGCTCTCTACGGATAGATTTGTAGATGGGTGCTTCCCGTATGGAGAGGCTTTTGTAGAGGCTACTCGGTATGTGGAGCAACGTGTATGGTCAGTATTGGTAGACGCGGGGGTTTTAGGATTGCACCGTATTGATGTAGGAGAATTAGCAAATGGAGGCGCACAATTTGTTAAGATAGACCCAGAACATTGTAGTGAGGATGCGTTCCCTGGATGTTCAGCGGAGCAGTACTGGGTTATGAAACAATTGCGGGAAGCTGTAGATAAATTGACGGACGATGTACCTGTTAGGTGCGAGATTAAACCTGTGTTGTATGTACGAGGTGATTACGAGGCTGTTATAGAGGCGGTGGATTTTAAGGTATCGATAACAGGATGCTCTTGGTGGTCAATGCAGTTATCATATGCGTTTGATTTGCAGGAGCATACCGATCGTAAAGCAAATTACTATGCTAATTTATGATCGGAGGACACAATGACTAAAGGATCAAAGTATGAGGATGGAAGAAAAATTAAGGACATAGCAGTCCTTATCCGGAAAGACATTAAAGAAGCCCAAAAGATTGGGTATATAGAGGCAGGAATAGATGTACGTGTAAGATCTGTTTGCCAGTCTGGAAAAAATTATATCGATATAGAACTAGTTAATGTTCCGTATGGGTTCAGGGTATTTACTACTAATCCGTATGAGTTTCGGAAGAAAACTACTAGGATGCAAGGGGTTTTGGATAAATTGTCAGCAATAGTCAACGCGTATAAATTAAACATTGATTGTGAGTGCGAGTCAAATTTTTATAGCTATGTGGGTATTGATCCTATATTGGAACGGGCCATCAAGGATAAAGAAGCAGTAATGTTACAGGAAATAAAATGAGCGCAGGATCAAAGTATAAAGAAGGACGAGGAATAATAGAAATAGCAGGGTTAGTTAGAAAGGATATACGTACCGCATTAAAGGCGGGGGAATTGCCGTCAGGGTTGGGGGTTAGCGTAACGCAACGGCGAAAGTATATGGCGGCAAAGTTATATATAATGGTGACAGAGGTACCTGCCGGGCTAAGCACATATACGGCTGCAAGTAGTGGGGGATATATAGTGCCTTCTACAGCAATGTTCGAGATGAGGCGTATTTTGGAGAAACTGTCAGATATAGGTAATGCGTACCAAGTGTTAGAGGTAGGAGTTATGAATTTTGATTTGGTGGTTGGGGTGGCAGGGCATGTAAGTGGGGTTAAAGTGCAGGATTCGCGGTGTGGATGTATTACTAATAAGAAAGTTAATAATGCGTATTTTGGTTCAGTATTAACTTGTAACGAACAGATAGCTAGTCTTGCTGAGTATATATTGTCTAATTTCCCAAACGAATTAGGACGAGGTCAGCCTGACGGGTTATGTTCTGCTCCGTGTAAAAGTGGGTTAGTAGTGGAAGTAGCGATTAGGTTATTATCCCATTTAAAGAAGGTGACAGATCTTAAACTAGATCAAGTATGCAAAGATCCTATAGAGGAACTTGCTGCTTATGCTCACGGGGCTTTGTCGGGTTGGGTGTTGTATTTATTGCGTAGGTGTAAGGTGGCAGATGCGTCGATACCCGGCGATTTGGCAATACCGGACGAGTTAATGCAGTTGTGGATCAAGCGAACGGAAGTAGCATATATGGATTTACCGGAAGAGGCCAAGGAGTCAGTACGCGGGGAGGCCAGAAAGCTAATTGCTATTTATCGTGGGGAAGAGGTGCGAGTGTGAGATGCCATGATTGTATATTTTATTATTATGCTGAGGCAGGTAGACATTCAGAATGCAGAAGGTACCCACCTATAGTGTGTAATGTGGATCATAGGGATGCTTATGCGCGTGCATACTGGCCAAGTGTGTTGGAGCAGGACTGGTGCGGAGAATTTTGTGCTACTGTGGAATATATTGTAAATAGTACGAAAGGATCGGATGCCGTTAAATGACGTTGCGAACTAAGAAAGAACGAGCAAAAGCTATTATAGATTATTTTTCGGCTGTTCATTATGAGACCGCAGAAAAATACGCATTGGATGTGCTAAAGAAAGCCCGTTCAGGGAAGGAGCGGGATGAGCTTACGAAACTTATTATGGAGCAGAAGGCGAAAGCAATGTCAGTTATGCTTGCAGGAGATGGATTATGAGGCAGGAATACGATTTTAATGAAAGTTGTGAAGCTTTTACCAATGGATGTTGGACAAAGATCAGACCATTGCAAGAAGGATTGTTTTTGACATTGACGGATAGGATGGAGCATTCTAGACCTTTATATGTTTTTAGAATAAACGGTGTATTTTTGGATGAAAATCAAGCTAGGTCTAGGCATTTTGGTGGGTCAAGCACTGGATGGGGAGGTTACTGGTGGTCTGCACCGGTCCCGCAGCCGCCTGCAGTGTTGACGCAATTTGGTTAGATTGATGTTTTTGGGGGAAATTGCAACGGTACTTATAGCTAGTACAGAGAAGTTTTCTTTAGGACTATTCTCATTCAAGGTTGGGGTTGTTCCTTTATACATGGATACTGGTTATGACTCGCTGAGGGCTTATGAGGAGGCGATAAAAAGGAGTGGTAGGAATGTTGTTGAGCGGAAGTTTGTTAGGGTTTACGGGACGTTTACTGAAGCTAAGAGTATTTCTTACGAGGACTTGGATACTGTGGAGATGTTTTACGTAGTAGTAGTAGTTTAGGAGGAGTATGTGGTTCGAAGTAAGCTTATGTCGTTTTGTGTGATTACGTGTGAGATGTCTTCAGCGGTTGGTGCCATAATGGATCCTGTTGCTGCATTGTCGTGAGCTAGCCCGAGAACATGTAGTAATTCGTGTAGTATAACGTAGTTTAATTTAGGTGTATTGTAATCAAGTTCTGGAGGTAGCGTAACGATGGCAGCGGATACAATGCCTGTTCTTGTGTCATATTTATGCTCTGTGGTTCCTTTGGTTGGATCAGTGCCAACTTGGACGATGCATTGGCGAGGTGGAAGATCTGTTACGGTGTACTCCAATGATTGCGATATCCATATTGGTACTTTGAACAAGGTCATGTTAATTTGTTGGTTTATAACTGAAGCAGTTGCTGTTATGCAATTGAAATATAAAACTGAAACAGAGGATTTTACTAAAATTGGTATAGGTAGGTAGTAAATAGGCCACCTGATTTTATTATTACTTGCTTCAAGTAACCCATTATCAGGCCAGTTTCCTTTTGTTAGAATGCCAATGATGACACCTACTATGGCTGCAATGATACCAAGCGCGCCTATACCCGTGGTCCATGGGTTGGATTTAATTAGTTCCCACATGTTTTGGAATCTCCTTGTTAAATACGTGTGCAAGTTATTGCAATTATGCACGGATTTTATGAAAAAGGTAAGCATTCGTATACGGTATGTAGCAGAAATGGCATAAGGTTAGCGCGCATGGAAAAACGGAAAGATGCAGTGATTCATAATGATCAAGGATTTATATGTGTTCCTAAATTTGGAGTGGTCCAGAATAGCAAACAGGAAATTAGTATAGGATTAGAGGAGTTATTCACGCTGCTGAAAGATGCTCGTGGAGTATATTGCTGGAATGCTACTGGTCATGAGAAGAAGGGGTTTAAGTTACATTTGTTCCCTTTAGACCCGTGGATGCATGATCAGAATGCTTATTGTAAATCAAATGTGATGGCGCAAAAGAGGTACAGGTCAGCAGATAATTTAAGACTAATATTTGGCTATGATCCGGCAAAGAGAAAGGTGTGCCTTAGATGCTATAACGCTATGAATAGATTATCAGAAATAATGAAAGTGCCATTTAAGATGGACAAAAGAAGCTTTGTAGATGGGCCAGGTATTAGGTCTGTTGGGACGGTAGGTGAGGATCTTATTGTGCAGTTTTACGTGTGGTCTAAAGTTTCATTTTACAGGTATAAAGATCAGGCAGGGCTTTATGACGAATTAGTAAGGTACGACTTGCCAGTAGATATGGTGCATTCATTGAGTAAAACTAAGTTAAAACAGTACACTGTATGGGCAGATAGTACGTGGGTGCTACCTGTAGGTAAGAGGGACGATGTAAATGTTGGTACTAGGTTTATAGGTAAGCGTGCTTGTAAGAGGTTATCAGGTTAATGACCATTTATTAGGCTAGCTTTTGGATCGGCTAGTTTGCTAAGACAAGCGTCTGTTAGCCAGGTAGTTTTAGTTACATGCCGTTCTTGACTGTGATCATTGACTAATGCAGAAATAAGCGGGTCTAATCTTACCATTACAGCTGTTTTATCTAAAAACAAACTCTCTGCTGTTATTCTGCACGGTGTTGGATCCCCGTTTTCTATAAGGCTCACTATGGCATCTGTTACCCACTTGTTTCTGCTTAGTTTCAATATGGATCTATGCTTGTCTATTAGTTTTAATATGGGTGATCCCAGCTTGAATTGTAAACTCTTTTTTGTTTTAATGTTTGTATATGGCATACTTAGATATAACATGGATGCAAATGCGCGTGCAATATGACACTTATACGTATTGTGTTTTTATGCTTATATGTTATTATAAATAAATGGATCGCACGGAGGTATTTTTGTTGGACACAGAGCAGGATGTGGTTGAGTTTTGCGAACATTTATTAGAGCTGAAAAGCGAAGCGCCAGTGTCACTAAAGTACATGATTGCTTTGACGATATTGCGGTCAGTGACCGTAGTAGAGCCGTTTGATGGGAGTCAAACAAAAATCGGATCAGCGTTTAAAAAGTTGATTGCAGTAAAGTAGGAGAAGAAGATGTTTTTTTTAAAAGAGCCATTTGGTGAACGCGAGGCGGTTTTTTGGTCTTTGTTTGTTTTTTTTGTGGTTTTTGGCATTTTATATGGGGTACTAATTATGAATTCAGGATGTGCTACGTGCATAAATGCGTTTGATACCAGGTGTAACGGTACTGTTTTAGAAATATGTGGTAGTAACCATGAATGGCACCGCGTGATTGATTGTAACGTGATACGGGATAATAAAAATGTAACAGAGATGGCGGAATGGGTATGTGATAGTGGTGACAATGCAAAGCTTGGTGCGACTTGCGTGCATAAAGTGAAATAACGGAGCTTGTTATGCGTGAATTAGCTGAAACTAAAGTAATAGATCAAGATCTTTTGGAAGAGTTGCTTGAAATATGTAAGATGGATGGAATTGAGACGGAAAGTAGAATGCAGTCTGAAGAAGATTAGACCATTCGAATTACGTATTGGCGTAACGGCCAATAATGCAGGAAAGGGACAATATGCGAACAGCATTGGATACTAAGAACATAAAGTGGGGTACGTATAAGGCCAGGACGTGTAGGGTTCAAAAGAATGAGATGTGCCGAATTTGTGAAAAGCCAATTATTAGTGGGGAAGTATACCTTGACGGTGGAACAAATTTGCGTGCGCATGCGCAATGCGTGACTAAACTGAATAATACAGGAACTAAAGCAAAGTACGGGCCTGAAAAGACACGAACCAAAAAACAAAAGGTAGAAGAGAAAACAAAAACTGTGAGTAAATTAAAGGGGGAAAAAAAGTCTAAAAAGTGATGCTTACATCAAAAATAGTAACGTCTTTATGGGGTAGCATGGAGAAGAAGTTCGGTAGTAGTACCCTGCAAAAAGACGATTCATTACTGATGTCGGCAGTTGCGGATATTTTGAGCGTTTCAGGAATACCGGGTCTACAAGAAAAGGAAAAATTTCTGCATGGCTTCGTAACAACAATAGGTAAGCGTATTTATATTACGTTTGAAGTAGGAAATGAAAGCACTGGATGGGATTTGTGGAGCCAGATAAAAGTTTGCGTGCATGAGCATCAGCACGTTATTCAGGGAGGCAGAGACGGTTGGATAACATTCTGCAGGAGATATATGATGTCACCTACGCATAGGGCATCCTATGAGGCGGAGGCATACGGGTGCGATATGGAGATGGAGTACTGGAGAACAGGAAATATCCTGGATTCTGCAGAACTGGCCAATAAATTGGTAGCGTATGGATGCGGAGAAGAAGACGTAGAGATGGCGCGTAGGATCCTGGATATACGGGCAGATATGCTTAAGTGTGGAGGAATAGAGAACATGTCATCGATAGCAGCAATAGAGTTTCTTGAATCTATGATAGTGGACTAATAAACTGGAGGGTAATTTGAAAGATGAAAATGAGTGCGAAGACGACAGGCAAGCTGTTGTACCGTATTACGTATATACGGATGAGATGGTTGAAGTAATGTACGATTACTTTGATGCAGATTGATTGCGTATAACTATACGTAGGTCTTTGTGGTTACCCAATCTATTTTTTGCCAAGTAGCACCAATTATATAACCGGAGATTGTTCATGAAGAGTAAGGGCGGGGTACGGATGCCCAGGCAGACTATTGTTTCTAATTACGAAAAAACGGTAGAAGCAAAAAACGACATGATTAGAAGCTTAGTTATAGATCATGGGAGAATAGACATATTTTGCGAATATGTTTTAGGGGGGGAGCTACCTATGTGGTTTCATCAAGATATGATGGATTGGCAGGATTCATATGATGAAGCAATGATTTTGGCATTTAGAGGTGCCCGAAAAACGTCATATTTGACTATTGCCAGGGCAATAATGTTAATCATTAGAAATCCTAATATACGAATTTTATTCGCGTCTGATGCGGAAGGCCAGGCAAAAACTTTTTTGAGAAGTATAAAAAGTCATTTTATGCATAATGACGCATTATTGCAGGTATTTGGCGATTATGTGACCGGGGCTGACAGATGGGCAGAGTCTGAAATAATAGTGAATAAGAGAACAGCAATAGGTATGAAGGAAGGAACGATAACGTGTGTTGGTATGGATACAGCTATGCTTGGTAAGCATTTCGATGTGATTATAGCTGATGACTTGGTAACCGAGGAGAATAGTGGTACGGATGGAATGCGTCAAAGGGTATATAACTACTTTTATAAGACACTGCTGCATTGCTTAGATCCAGGTGGAAAGATGTGGGTAATTGGGACTAGGTGGCATGAGGAGGACTTGTACGGCCACCTAGAGAAGGAAGACTACAAGAACAAAACGTATGTGCTAGGTGTTCTTGACGAAGAGACTGACATGTCAGTATGGGAGGAAAAATTCCCTACAGAAAGAATGCACAGGATCCGAAAAGGATCTTTATCTGCATTCGAGCTGCAGTTAATGTGCAGGAGTGGTAGGGCGTTGGGAGGGATATTCAAGGAAGATCATTTCAGGTACTATGAAAGTATCCCGGAACCATTTACGAAATGGCAAGCTGCAGACTTAGCTGCTGGAATGAAAGCACGTAATGATTTTTTTGCGCATGTGACCATAGGTGTACAAAAGATTACGCACTCTGTGTACTTGATAAGTTACACAGAGGCAAAGATGCTGTTCCCTAGGCAGGTATCGTTTATTGCGGAAAAATTTAATGAGCATCCTGAGACGGTTAGGGTTGGAATAGAAGCTAATGCGTACCAAATTGTTCTTACGCAGCAGGTAAGACAAGACTTTCCGCATGTTCCGGTAGTTCCAAGGTGGACCATAAAGGATAAAGTGGCTAGGGCCCAGCAGTTAGCATTGTTTGCTACTGAGCATCCAATTTATATAAAACCAGGACATCATAGGTTTATGCGCCGTCTTTGCTCATTCCCGCATGGACCGAAGGACGTGTTTGACGCATTTGATATTGCCGTGGGCATGGGGTTAGGTGGAGTTAGAAAGAAGAGAGAATATGAGCCTGGGTTGATATAGGGATGATGCGTAGAGATTAGAGCTTAAAAATATGGAACTAAGAAAACCAAATGGCTTGATTGCAGGAAATACCGTGTGTTGCTAAGGTATAAACTTGCATGATATCATCGTAATACGTGTTACAACTAGGTAACCAAAGGAGATTTAAGATGTCAAGTACTGTTGGGTCTAAATACGTATCAGGACAAGTAAAAGCAACGAATGCTACGTTGAATGTTCTGGTAGTTGGGTTCATGCCAAAAAAGGCAGTAGTTAGTAATCTGACGAATAGTATTAAGGTTGAGTCTGCAGACGGTTTGGCTACAGGGCAAAATATTAAAACCATCGCAGATGGAACACGGTCTGTTCTGGCGTCTGGCGGGATTGAGGCAATAAAAGATAGCAATGGAAATTGCGGGATAAAAATACCAGTGTTGGCAGACGTTAACGATACAACTACTGAGCTCTTGTTATGGGAAGCTTGGGGATAACGTAAAAGCATAAGGGGATTGATATGAGTAATATTATAAAGTCAAACTTTGGTGAGGGCGGGGCGCAGTTAACATCAGGAGCTGCCGGAACTCCTTCATTAGCAACAGTTTTGAGGGGTATTGCTGATGATCTAACTAATAGGTCTGCTGTGGCTGCACCCGTGCTTTTAGCTTTCACTGATCCACCTTCGGCTGCAGAGATGGCTCTGTTACGCACACTGGTGAATGAGATTCGTTCTAAGTTGAATACGGCTTTGGCTACCGTTAAGGGGTAACATGAAGGCTGGTGAGAGCACAATAGCATTAGACGCAGTAGATAAAGAAGGTCGTAAACGTAGTGTAACACTTAGGGCGATACCTATAGGTAGATCAACTTTATTTAAACAAGAGAATTCTAGCGGTACAGCGTCAAATGTGGATGAGAAGGACGTATTCCAGGATTGCAATGTTATTGGTCAGCAGATAATAGAGCCTCCTTACTCTTTAATAAAATTAGCAACTTTGAAAGATCAAAGTACAGAGTTACGGCAATGCATTCAAGCTATAGTAACAAATACCACCGGGTTTGGCTGGCAACTACGAGAACGTCAGATGAAAGACGGTGTTAGGGAAGGTCTTGTTGCTCAAATAGAGGAGGAAAAAGCAAGGCTCCTAATGATGATGGAAACGGTTCACCCGACTGAATCGTTTGATACCATACGAAAAAATACAAAGGACGATCAGCATTCATGTGGGAATGGGTACATAGAATTGGTAGATGGTATAAATGGTGACTTAGTAGGAATGAGTCACATACCAGGATATGCGGTGAGGTTAGTTAAGAGGGACGTGGAACCAGTAAAGGTAATGGTTCCACGTGTGGACCCTACGTCGGATTACTCTGTAACTCAGGTTGCTATGTGGCATAGGTTCCGGCGTTTTGTTATGCCGATGGCGAATGGCGGAAGTCTATTATGGTTTAAAGAAGCTGGAGATCCTAGGTACTTAGATAAGTATACAGGAAAGTACTCTAACACGATGCCCGTGGATAAGCGTGCGACTGCTTTAATGCATTTCAGGATTTATCATCCGACTACTCCGTATGGAGTTCCCCATTATGTTGGTAACTTGTTTTCTATCTATGGAAGTAGGGCTGCTGAAGAGACTAATTATAATACATTAACTAGTAATGGTATTCCGTCGATGTTCGTTATCATAGAAAACGGTGCGCTGACCGAGGGATCTATAGCTAGGTTGAAGGAGTGGACAGAAGAACAGGTTCAGGGGGCAATGAACTTCAGTAAGTTTTTGTTGTTGGAAGGTGATACGACTGAAGGTGGTATTCAAAGTCCAAATAGTTTTAAAATTAGAATTGAGCCTTTGGCAGGATACCAGAAAACAGATGAACTTTTTCAAAAGTATGATGCTAACAATAGGGATAAAATAAGATACTCATTTAGATTGCCGCCTGTGTTCGTCGGAAAAACAGAGGATTACACTAGAGCAACAGCAGATGCAAGTAAGGCTGTCGCGGACGAGCAAGTATTTGCTCCTGAGCGAGCAGATGACGACTTCCTTTTTAATCGGCATGTTTTATCCCGTTGGGGTGCAAGATTCCACACGTTAAAGACTAATCATCCAAACGTTACAGACGATAGCGAATTGATAAGGCTTATGGGGATAGCAGAGAAGTCTGGCGGTATGACGCCTCGTAGAGCTGACAGGATAGTGAGAGGAGTGTTTGGAGATGACATAGGCCCGATGCCGCAGGGTGTGCCGTTGGATACGCCGTTCTCTATAACGTTTGCTGCTGCTCAACAAGGTATGAATGGATCAGCCACTGGTAACGGGGTAGCTGAGCCGAAAGTGGCAGCACGGCATGTGATAGACGGGTTGCTAGATTTGCGTAGAAGAGTAGAAAAAGAATTAGATGACAGATTTTTCTTACATAACGATGTTGACAATAAGGGATAGGATGCCAAAAATGTATTTTGTTCAGATTGCATTGGATGACGGGTTTACCTGCTATGGAGGAGTTGATAGTTATGTAAGGGAGCTGCAGAGAGAAATAGTAGAACAAGTTGATGGTGGTGAAGAGTTTGTATTGTGCGGTGTGTTTAAGGATCATGTAATAGTACGAAATGATCGTGATGGCAGATTTTTTCGTACTGAACTGAAGAAAGCGGATATCGGAGAGGTAGTTTTTGGTGATGTAGTAGAAGTCTGTCAAATGTTTGTTACGCTACCGCCGATGGAACGTAGGGAAAAAGCAGTATGGCCTACGGTATTTGTTAATGACTTGCCAGACTCCGCATTTCTTTATATTGAGCCGGGTGGAACAAAGGATGGAGACGGTAAAACAGTGCCAAGGACTTTGAGGCATTTCCCGGTTCGTAATGCCGATGGTGGAATTGACTTGCCACATTTGAGAAATGCATTGGCAAGAATACCTCAATCAAGCTTGTCTCAATCTATTAAAGATAAATTAGAAGCAGAAGCTAAGAAGTTGCTGGAAAATGTAACAACAAAGAGTGAAAACGTAATTGATAGTATTCGCATAGTAAACATGCCAGCACTGATGTTAGTGATAGAGGACTGCAAGCTAGATCCTGGATCCATAAAACTTATTGAGGACATCGCAAATAAACAAGTAGGAGTTGAGACACCTACGTATCATTGCAATAAAAGTGCATTATTATGGCGCGGAATTATTTAGATTTATCTAACTTAGATTTAGAAGATCTAATAACGCTTCAATGCAGTATTGAAGGGGCAGTATGCAGCATTCTAAAAATAGATATTAAAAGATTAGTACTTGGATTAGAAGCACGCATGACAAAAGAAATGTCTGAAGCGTGGGCCTTATCAGCTAAAACTGCTTTAGATACGGGGCTTGCTGATCTCGATGCGCGTGGTTACACGAGCGATTCTATAGATTCATTTTTGGTAATGCTGGGGTATAAACTAAAAAGTCCATTAACAGATAAGCAAGCAGGAATAATTAAGACTAGACTTAAATCTATATATATTTTTAGTAAGGAAGAAGCATCAAAGGAAATAAAAGTAGGGTTTAATTTTTCTGTAATAGACCAGAAGGCAGTGGATGCAGTGGCTGGGCACCAAAAGTTTTGGATTGGCTCGTTTTTTGATGAGCATTTATCACAAAGAATACGAGAAGTATCTAACGATGTCCTTCTAAATCAGGGACTTTCTTACAGGGAAGCAGGGCCTATATTGCGAGATGCCATAAGACAGGAGTTTGGGTTGGGGATGTCGCCTGGTATGTCCCAGTTTGCGCCGGAACTTCCTGCTAGGTATGCAGGAAATCCAGATTTGTACTTTCAGCAGCTAGCATCAGTATCTGGCCATCAATCAAGGGTGATCGCGCGTATTACGCAATTTGCCGAAGCTGGGGTAGTTACGTTTCAACTTATAAACCCTATGGATGAACGCACTAGTCCGATATGCCGAGAGCTTAACGGAACTACATTTTCTATTGCTTATGGGACCGCGCAGATACAAGCGATAGTGGCAGCTGATACGCCTGATGCAGTGAAAGAAGCAGCCCCGTGGTTATCGGCAAAGGACGTAAAAAGTATTATAGGTGATTCTCCACGCGGATCGCCAGAAGCCGCAAAGAAACTTGCCGGAAGAAATATTGTACTTCCGCCATTCCATCCTAGATGCAGAACAGAACCTGTTATGATTTCTAGTGGTAGCATGTGATACATGATCATGAACATTTATAAGTGCGGAAAAGTAGTTGCCGAATACGATGCTGGTAATGTGTCTATAACAACTGACGATGTAAAATTACGGCATTATGTGATTGATGGTGTAACATTAAATAAAAAGTGGGACTGCGAGTGTGATCGGCACGAAGATGATTTGGTATTATACAGACCTAGCCATGCAGTATTTTTTACAGCATTTATTCACAAAATTTGTATGGATGGGTATAGTATAGAAATTACGGGAGCCATATAGTTATGGGCATTGATTTTACTAAAGGGTTATCCAAAATAAGCATAGATAGAATGCCTAGTGCGATATTGCTTGGCATACATGCAAGCATGCACTTAGATTATACTGATACACAGAATATTGAAAAGGAGTGTACCGTAGGAGATCATTTGCTTGTTTTGCAGGAAATGTCTAATAGAGGTATGGAACATAGCATTAACGTGAGTGAGGACTTGGATTTTGACACTTGCTGCAAGGCATTTGCTATAGGGTTGAGCGATACTGAAATATCGCTGTTAGGACTTTCAGAAGTAAGGAAGCAAATGGTTATGCAAACTTTGATTTTAGATAAAGTAAAGTTTGCAACGAAAGGTGATGCTGTATTATGGATTAAAAATCACAACTTTAAAATTAAACCTGGGGCACCTGATGATACAGAAAATTCATGGAGATTTAGGCAGAGGGACCCTGGGGAGTTTGTGGAAGAAAGTTTTAGAACAATAAGCATAACTGACGGGGTAAAGGGGGTAGTTGGTAAGCTAAAAGAAGAAAATACGGGTAAACGTGATGTTGAAAAGCAAGTACGGTTATTACCTATAGATAAGGCAGAAGATAAAAGGGTAGTGTTTGGTATTGTTTTGGAGCCAGAAACGGTTGACAGTCAGGGAGATGTGGTATCTGAGGACGAGATATCCAATGCGGCTCATGCATGGCTAGCAGAGCTACAAGACCGAGGTATAATGCATCAGAGCATAGCAAACGATAAACTTGATATATACGAAAGCTATCTGGCACCTACGGATTTTGTTGTTAATGGGCAGGAAGTAAAAAAAGGGAGTTGGCTTTTGATGTATCACGTTAAGGATGGTGAGTTATGGGAGGAGATAAAGCGTGGAGAATTTACGGGTTTTTCTATTGGCGGATTTGCAAGGCGGGGCAGAGTTTGAGACAATACCAGGTAAGTGGATATGCAAGAAAAAAACAAAGAAAATAATACGGATACTGTAGTAGCACGTCTTACCGAGTTGGATGTGCGCGAGGTATCTGTTGTTGATCGACCAGCTAACAAGCGTGGCTTCCTTATTATCAAGAGAGATGACGGAACGCTACAAGTGGAACGGATGGAGAGTACTATGCCAAGAGTAGCTATACCGCGTGAAGACGCGGAAAATTTTGGCGTTGAAAAAGACGCAGGTAACTTAGTAGATACGGTTGTATCTGCGGCGGAGGAGGAAGACGTAGATATAGAGGTTGAGGAAGAGACTACAGAGCCTGTCGCAATAGTAAAAGTTGAAAAGGTTATAGAGGTTACCAAGAATGCATTGCACAAGCTGATGCGAATTGTATTAGATTCTAAGGAATCAAAATTTGGTGCAAGTGATTTACCAAAATGCGTTTGTGAAGAAATAGCTGGTATTTCAAAGAGTTTATCTGAGTTATTTGAACGTACTAAAGATAGTAAAACTACGACTGTAAAGGCAATTAGTGATGTAGCTGATGGTATTACGGCAGCAGTTGCATCATTGGCAGAAGCAACTAATGAGTTAAAGAAATTAGATCAAGCTAGTAATGTGATCCCGCCACAGGTAACCACGAAAATTCAAAACGCGGTGGATGTATTAGATTCAGTTATAGGTCAATTCGCTAGTGATGATGCGGAGAGTCAAGGTACAGAAGCAAGTGCTAAACGTGAAGATACATGCGCTGATCCTGATGCCACTGCTAAAGCTAGTAGTGTTACAAATGGGTCAGAGGCGCTGGTTAAGGTTGGCCGAAAAATGAAGGTGGCACGATTGTCATCATTTAAAAAAGCAGTAGACATGCTTCAAGAAATACTACAGGAACTTGGAATGAAAAACATTGAGGATAAGGAACAAAATGTTGAGAAACAATGCAATGCTGACTTGCCATTATTGCCGCAGGAGCAGGGTACTAAAGTAGACGAGGGTGATACACAGAAAGAACTGGCAATGGCACTGGCAGAGTTAGCTGAAACTATAGCTAATGTCAATAAGCGCCTTGATAGTTTAGAGGGGACTAGACCTGCCGGTGCCGATGCAGATCAGCCGGCACTTGTAGAGAAACAAGTTAGCATGTGGGCTAATATTTTTAACCAATAGGTAAGGGCGGTCAACCGCCTCGCCGAAAAGAAAAGGATGATTAGATATGAGAGGCATGACAAATAAGGAGTTGATCGAAAAAACAACGATCACCACCGATGCCCTTGCCGCGGCTGGAATGCTTAATGCGGAACAGGCAGATCAGTTTATCGATTACGTGATTGATGAAACTGGTATTAAGGGTATGGCACGAATTATTAAGTTTAAGCCATTGCAGAAGTACATTGATAAAATCAATGTAGCTAATCGTGTTGCTGTACCAAAAGAGGAAGCAGTAGATCCCGGTGTTCGGCGTGGTGTTACTGCCAGCAGGCTTACACTAGAGCACCGTGAAATTATGGTACCTTTCGAGATTTCTGACATAACTAAAGAAGAGAATATCGAAGGGGATTCTATTGAGCAGCATGTTATCAAGATGATGGCTACGCGGGCTGCCAATAATATGGAAGAGATGTATTGGAACGGAAATACGTTGGGTCCTGCAGCTTTGGAAAGCGATTTGTACGAGGGCGGATCTGGTAGTTTGTACGTTAAGGACAGCTTGCTGGCGTTGTTCAATGGGTTCCTAAAGAATGCTGAGAGTGGGCATGTCGTTGACGCGGCGGGTGAGGCTATGGCTCCGTCACTCTTGAGCCGTTCTCTTAACGCGATGCCTAACAAATTTCGAAAAAACAAAGCTAGTATGAAGTTCTTTTTGAGTCCAGATCATGAGCAAGTTTATAGGGAAAAGGTAAGCACTCGGGCTACAGCATCTGGGGATGACATGCTTGCTTCGGTTGGTAATGTTCCAGCATTTGGTGTTGAGTTGGTGCCGATGAGCCTTTTGGATTCGGCACCTCAACACTGCGAAAACTCCGTGGCTAATACAGATGGAACTACAGCAACTGCTTTAAGTTTCGGTCCTATTACCGATTTGGTACTTACGCCAACAACTTTGGGCAAGGTTCCTACTGCTGCGTACATTTCTGGCGTAGATTATTCGGTAAATGCTACCGCAGGAACATGGATACGCCTTGGTGGTGGCGCTATAGGTTCAGGAGCAACTGTTAAGGCTACCTATAAGACTGGCGGACAGATTCTATTAACGAATCCGCAAAATCTTATTATCTGTATCGGGCGGGATATACGCATTGAGAAAGATCGTAATATTTTTCGTGGCGTGTGGGAGTTTGCAGTTACGATTAAAATATGGGCAGCTATTGAAGAAACGGATGCTACTGTTTTGGTAAAGAATATTGCGGTTCCGTCATAATATTCAGCAGCATAAGCAAATTTAGGTGAACAAACAGGAGTATAAAATGGTAAAGGCGGAAATTACGTATAATGGTGGAAAATCGTATACCTTATCTGGTGTAAAGTTTAGAGAAGGGATTACTTTAGTTTCTACAGATGCAGGGCTAATTAACCGATGTAAGTCTACTGCTGGGTTTTCTGTTCATGTGGTAGAACAGAAGAAAAAAGTAGTAGTTCAAGTGGAGAATTCGGGGGAAAAAATCAGTTAACCATGTGCCATGGTAGTAGCAAACACCAAAATCGGAATTACCAAGTCTTTTGATCTGCAAAATCCGTCAGACTCGTTATCCCTCCAGCAGTTGATAGTATCTAAGAGTGTAACAGCATTGGCGATCCTACGTACTGGCGTTCAGCATTCGTTATCGTTACCAAAAGGGTTCAGAAACTCTTCATTTGGGGCAGAGTTAATAAGTAATGGTAATTGCGCAGTAGGTGAACGAATATTTGTTCAAGTAGACGACACCAGGATTATTGTGTCGTCTACTTTTTCTGGATCAGTTGTTAGATCTGATTTAATACGAACAGGTGAATGCAGATACATGCCTAGACTGAAAGAAGGTTATAGTAGATGACTAGTGATACTCAAACTGGATTAGCAGAATTTAGGAGATACTAATGGCGTTCGTGACATTTACTTGTGCTGGATCCGCGTTTAGCGCGACATTAGCGTCAACAGCAATCACGAATGGATGGACTAGATGCGAAACTGGATACAATTGGATTAAGCCTGCAGACTCTGTAAATGTATGTATGGCCAGAATTGCGCAACTTGGCGCAATTAGGATTTATAGTGATATAAGTGCTACAGGGTACTTGTATACTATAATTGAACCGGCAGTTAGGGCATCTTATGATCTTGTTACACATACTGGTATGGGATTGGGTTGGACTGGACAGGGTAATCCAGTTTATTGGGATAACAGATCAGAAGACTGCACAGCTAGGGATTTTACATTTGATGGATGGGTTGATAGCCATTGTATTTTTGGAAATGTAAAACCGGACTCAGCAATTTCTGGATGTTCAACGTTCCCGATATTCTTTTGTGTGACTAAGGGATGTGATGGCGTTAATAGGTTGGTGGGGTTGGACCTGATGCCTGCAGGTGTTGTACGTATGGTTAATGCAAGGCTTATTTACGCTACGGATGCGTTGGCATACTTTATTGGGTTGCAGTCTGGTGGATTGGGGGTATGGGGATTCGATAGCAAGGCTAGATTGTCGAAGTTATATTTTTTTAGAGGTGGTATTACTGGTACAGATGTCACTAATCCTGCAGCAATACTAGGATCGTTTGAGGATCCTTTAGGTATTCCTTATGTGCTTTGTAGTAGACAGCAGGGTATAGAGGTTAGCAATGATGAATGTATGCTTACTATTGGTGGTGTTGATTATTATTATAGGTGTATGTACCCGACTTTAACACCCGCTCATTTGATGCTGTTATGTGATAAGACTTCTAATTTTAATTCGACTATTGCTCCTTCATCAAAAGGGATAGATAAAATAATTACTTACTGGGTACGGAGAACATAATGATGAAGTGTAGTGTATGTGGCAATGATATACCAGATGTAACAATGGGGTATTATGATTACCCTAGCGGATCCGGGGAATACTTGTGTCAAACGTGTTATGACATATATAGGGGTTATGTATACGACACAGGTACTGATGAGGTTCCAGAATAACTGTAGTTTGGTTAGAGGCACAGAATTATGCCGAGTTTATTTGTATTAGAAGTGACAACAGTAGACTCACCTAGATTGAGGTCTCCATCTGTAGATGATATAACGCTTCCGTTGGTTGGTTCCGTGCATGTACCTGTTACATTAGAACTTTTAGTCATTATTGAGATACTGCATCAAATGAGATTTAAAGTTGTGAAAGAATTTTCTGAATGGAGACCTAGTAATAAGTTTAATACAACATGGAATTAAAGCAATCAGTGGCGTTTCGTGCGCCTGTAAGACTTGTTTTTTCTGCGGATGGCAGAGGGAAGACAGGCCTTTCTAATTCTGATGTGACTGTTTCTATTCAAAAGCAAGCTGGTACTTCTGTAGTTAAAACTTTAAGCGTAAGTGACTGGTTTGAAGTAGATGCTGTGTGGATGCCTGGTGTTTATGATGTATTACTATCAGCATCAGATACAGATACACTTGGATATATAAAGTACACGGTTAACTCATTTTGGTGTGATCCTTATTTTGGGCTGTTGGAAGTTAGAGCCAACTTAGAAGCGGATACATATAACAGAATAGGTAGTCCTGTAGGTGCATCTATATCCGCTGACATTGCTAGCATAGACAATGGAACTAGTGATCTTCAGTCGAGATTACCCGCAACACTTAATTCTGGAAGAATACGAGCACATGTTGAGATTATGGATACGGATGTGATTGGCGCATCACAGATAGCAGCAGGATCCATAGGAGCAAGCGAAGCGCCACTGTTAGCCAACCTGGATGCTACGGTTAGTAGCAGAGCTACTCAGGCGCAGATCCTTAGTGATGCGACTCCATTCCAGGGTGCAAGGATCGATGCTTCTGTTGCGTCTAGAGCTGTCCCAGGAGACTCTATGGCACTGACTACAAATGAAAGGGCAGCTATAGACTCAGCTTTAGCTGTTACGCATGGGGTTGGGAGCTGGGTTGGGCTTGATTCTGATGCGACTGCAGACGCAGTTTGGAACGAAGACAAAGCATCTCATGCATTATCTGGAAGTTTCGGTGAAGAGGTGCAATCTCACGCCACACCGTCAGAAGTACTAGCGCAGGTGGGATCAGGCTTAGCGACGTATGGGGCTGCTACTAGTACCCAGGTGGCTACCCGAGCTGCACCTGGGGATGCAATGAGTTTGGTTACGGATGCTGTTAATGCGGGTTCTTTAGCAGTTAGTGCTGTAGATGAGATCGGAGCTAGTTTGTCTTCAGATCATGGGAGTGGTAGTTGGGAAGGTATTAGTGCAGAAATTATTGCGGATGCCGTATGGGATGAAACTAAAACATCGCATGTTGCATCTGGTAGTTTTGGAGAAGAAGTGCAGGGGCACGCTACGCCAGCAGAAGTTTTAACGCAGGTAAGTTCAGGGCTGACAACGTATGGGGTATCTACCAGTGCTCAAGTGGCGACTAGAGCTGTTCCGGGAGACGCCATGGATTTGGTAGAGGACGCAGTTAATTCAACATCGTTAGCAGATAACGCTGTTATAGAAATAAACACGGGATTGTCTGGTATTCACGGTGCTGGAAGCTGGGAAGGATTGAGTTCTTCTGCTATTGCGTCTGCTGTGTGGGACGAGGTAAAAACCACGCATATAGGCGCAGGAAGCTTCGGGGAGGAAGTCCAGTCTCATGCGACGCCGGCAGAGGTTTTAGTACAAGTTAGCACGGGTCTCACAGATTATGATGTGTCTACAGGAACGCAAGTAGCAACTAGGGCGGCTCCGGGGGATGCCATGGGGTTAATTGATGACTCGATTAACTCGGTAACTGTTGCGGGTAGTGCGGTTACAAAGATAGATGAAGGGTTGTCAGCTACTCATGGAAGTGGTAGTTGGGTAGGTTCTAGCGCATCTGATGTTGCTAGTGCGGTATGGGGTAAGGATTTGCCAGGTTCTTACCCGGTTGGCAGTGCAGGTAATCGTTTAGCAAATGCTGAAGAAACAATAAGCAATTATTACACGGTGCTGCAAAGTTATAGTTACCGAAACGATGACAGCGCATTAAAAGGGCTAGTATGGGTAGAGCATGCCGGGTTGATTATTGATAACCCGACGCATGTTACAGTGACATGGTATTCTGTAGATGGGGTAGAATTGTTATCTTTGACTGACTCTGAACCAGATGCGCAGGGGTTTTTTAAGGTGAGTGGTAATATAACATTAAGTATGGATACTTCATATTATGCCGTGGCTGTTATAACGTTGCCAGGAATAGGTGTGGTATCTGGCGGAAAAGGTATATTCACTGTCGGATAAGGAAACATTGTGCAAGGAGTAATAAAACACATAGGCAGCAAAAAATGCATGGTACTAGTAGCTATAATAGCATTGGTAACTTTTGCTAGGTTTTTGTTTGCTACATACGAGTGGGATATACCAGGCGTAAAATTACCGCATAATATAGTAAGTGAGGCCAGGATGAGAACGATACCAGTAGGATCAGGGATGCCTGGTCAAGGATCTAGTGCAGTTAAAGCTTACTGCTTTAACTCTGATTTGCCTGGGCATGCTGTCAGAATTCTAGGAAATAAAGTAGGTGGGCTGTTTCAAGTAACTAAAGTGAATATAGCAAGTTTGAACCATACAGAATCAGTAGCAGTAGGTATTATTGCATCGAAGGCATCTGCATCTACGTGCGTAGTAGTACTTAGTGGTTTGCTTACAGGTGTTTACAGTGGATTAGATTATGGTATACCATTATTTATAGGAGATGATAGTTATTTGTATAATGTGCCACCAATCAGACCTATATCAGGCACGAAAATGATACAATTTATTGCTAGCGCAATGGCATCAGACACAATTTTAGTAAGATCATGTACGCCTACACGAATAATAGCCGTGTAACAAAAGGAATAGAAAAAATGGCAAGAAAAAAAGTAATGAATACAGGAAATGAAAGTATAGATACTTCACTCGATGTTCCTAAGCCAAAAAGGGCGTATACAAAAAAGAAGAATGTAGTACCTATAGCAGACGTACCTAGCCAGACATCGATTAGTAATACTGTAGGCGGACTATTATGCATGACAAACATAGAGTCGTTGCGATTAGGAAAATTGGATGCGGAAGTTCAAAAATTGCAGCAGATTATTTGTGGCATTGATCAATCTGTTACTATATCTGAGATGCAAATAAGGGATCAGATTAGGGGGCTTGAAGAAACATTAAAGAACTTCAAGGATCGTAAGGCAGAAGAAAAGAAAGGAACGATTGCGTTATTTAATAACAAACATGCAGAGTATAAGGCGGAAGTTAGCGCTATCGCAAACAAATATAATTTAGATATAGGGAAGTTTACTTATGACCCCGACACGGGTGTGCTTCGGGATTTAAGGGCATAGACACTGGTTAAAGTGTCGTAACTAAAGGAAGTATAAGGGTAAATCATGGCAGAGCGTAAACCACTTTTTATGTCGGATGCAGGCTTTTCGCAAGAAATGGCCACCACGGATACTGCAACTTTCGCTGGAGTGACTGTAGGATCTAGCGGAATCAATATGCAGACTTACCGTATTACTAACGTTCCAACAAATCCTACTGCTACGACTGACGGCGTAAACCAGGCTTACGTAGATGCCGTAGCCCAAGGGCTCAAACCAAAAGAAGTTTGTAAGGCAGTAAAAATAACCACTAATGTAACCCTAGCCGGGTTGCCAGACATTGAGGGGGTTGAACTGGCAAATTTGGATAGGGTATTACTTACTGCGCAGACTGATGGAATAGAAAATGGTATTTGGGTAGCTAAAGGTGCTCGTGCATCTTTGGATCTATCTGTACCTGGCGCAGCAACTTGGAATACAGTTATTGAGTCTATTGCTGGTGGCGTTGCAGGAAATGCTTACACATTTCAAACTGAAACCACGGCAGGTGATGCGGAATTAACCCAGGCAGCGGGCGTTTTTACTTTAAAATACAAAGATGGAATAACTACTGCTTCTGCTGTAGAAACATTGATTGGTGCTTTGACTGGTGGGAACAAACTAATTCGTGTTAAAACGATTTGTACTACGCCAACTTATGCGCTTACTAATCCTGCGGATACATTTGGTGCTACGAGTCTTGCTGGTGGTTTAGACACGGCATGGACCAGGCCTACGGACTTTGCGGCTGCTATGCATGCTACTGGTTCATTTTGCTTTATTGATCAGGGTACTCTTTATAAAGATACAGGGTGGGTATGCACTACGGATTCACCAACGGATGTAATTGGCACGAATGCATTGGCGTTTGTGCAGTTCTCTGCTGCTGGGATTATTACCGCTAGCACAGGTGTAAAAAAATCAGGAAATGATATCCAGTTAAACAAGGGTGATGGTATTAACACCACTGGTGGATACACAAATGTGGATCTATCCGCTACTAATCCCAGCTTAGCGTTGGTAGGAACGTCGCCTAATAAAACTCTTGAAGTTGCTGTCGTAAGCAATGGCGCTGGTGCTGGTGGTATCGAGAAAACTGCCACAGGTTTGCAGATCGATCTGGATGGCGCTACGTTGCAATTGGCATCTGGTGGCTTATCGGCGCTTGGTGTGCCTGCTGATTTTACGATTAGTGGAACGGCGACTCACTACGACGATGCTGGTACTGGTAACGTATCTGCAGCTAATCTTGATACATTAACTGCAGGAACAAGCTCAAATGCAGATGCACTTCACACACATGCTTCTTCTCCTGCTTCTGAGGCTCCTAAAGTAGAAAATACGATGGCACTTGCGTCTGGTGTTACGTGCGCGCTTGGAGATCCGCTGTACCAGAGTTCTACTAATAATAAAGCGGACCTCGCAGACGCTGGGACAGTAGCTAAAAGTTACGTTATTGGTTTGGCAAGAACTGCACAGGGGACTCCTGGAGGTAACACTGAAGTAGTTACGGTTGGTATGTGCGCTGGTATACTGGCTACTGCTGGGGTTGCTGGTACAAAGTATTATCTTAAGGATGGTGGTGGACTTACAACTACTATCCCAGGTAGTGGGAAGCGAATCGTAATGGTTGGTTTTGCCGTGAATACAAACGATTTGTTTGTTTTGATCCATGATTTCGGACAAAAGGCATAGTATCCCGAAAGTATCCGCGTAGTTGTAACCCGCTCGTCTTCTTCTCATTACCCCTAATATTTGGTATGCTAAGGTATGCCACCACCAAATATAGATAGAGTACAAGCTGTTAAATGGGAAAGCTCCGCTAAGGGAGGCACTGAAGAAGACATTCAACCTGTAGGCATGAATGAAACAGAAGATGCTTTATCTGGTAGAGGATTTTATTTTCAACCAGCAACTGGGTCGGCCGATGAATCAGTATTGGTTTGGAGGGATGGTGATAATCTTAAATTGCAAGATGCTACTTGCGGACCTTATACGCTTAGTGATCTTGTGTCTATAGCGACAGAAAATATACCCATTTTAGAGTATAGTAGTGCCAGTACAGTTAATGTGAAATCTAAACCTGGGGCCAGTTCTACACTAAAAGCAATTCTTCAGGGTGGATTGATTTATACTATTACGAGCCCATTGACTATAAATTTAGCGGTTAGTGGCAGAGGTGGTATAGATACTGGAAGTGAAGCTTCTGATAAATGGTATTATTGTTATCTAGTCCCTGCTGTAGCTGCAGGAGAATTGGGTGCTATTTGCTCAGTTACTGCTCCGCCAACTGGGCCTACTGGATGGCCGCTTTGGAAATATATAGGTGCTATTAGGAATAATAGCAGTAGTAATTTAAAGACAGTCCATCAACGCGGGAATGAGTTCTTTTACGTGATCGTATCTGAGGGAATAGTCTACGATGGTGGTGGAGCAGGCTATATAGAGCCAGAGGCTAGCCTTACAGAACTTTCTTTAACTAGTTATGTTCCTGCTACTGCGTCATCAATGCAATGGAGTAGTTATTTAGATTTAAAACAAGAGAATTGTTATTGGCAAATTTTTTGGAGCATAAATGGTACAAGTACCTATCAGGGATTGTATCTATCAGGCGCAGTTAATTCTGGTAATGCAAAAGGCATTATAATATTTTACGCGCCTCTAGGGAGTACTAAAAATATTTGGCGAAAACGGTATAGATCATCTGGTGCCTTAGATCTAAATTGGATTATATATGGAGTAAAAAGTTGGGTCGATGAGTATCTTTAATACGGCTATAAAAAGTAGATTTTTAGGTGGAGATTAGTGAATACAGTGACTATACCGCAATTTATATATAATTCTTACGCAGCCATTACTTTTCAGATAAAAGTGAATTAGTATCAATGAGTGAACGTATTGAAACAGGAAGCACAGAGCCGATAGTAGCAATGCTGCTGGATCAATTTGGCCAGCCGTTGACGTATAGAACGAACATAAAGGCTAAAATATGGAGAATATCTGACGGAAAGTACCTTGACTGGAATGATATGGAATTTAAAGAGCCGGCTAACGTAGGAGCACTTTTAAAAATGATGGGTGAGGTGAACCCGACGTACTCTCCGGGCGAGTATAGATTAGATTTTGATACATCTACTATAGTAAACGCAGAAGGTAATGACGCGTACCAAGTAATTGTTTTGCAGGATGGCGTAAATGGGGCATCTAATGTTCCACAAGCTGGTGAAATTAGAGTAGGGCAATGGGTAGACAAGATTGGAAGTGGATCATATACCGTTATGCAGTCGTATAGCTACGATACATTTAATGGCTTATTAACTGGTCTAGTATGGATAGAATACGGTAACACTTTACTTAGGACTCCGGTTTCGGTTTCTGTAACATGGTATTCTGACGCAGGAGTTCAATTATTTGAGATATCTGATTTATCACCAGACACTAATGGATTCTGTAAAATAGAAAAAGCTACAGTTTTAGTAACTAATAAGTCGTATTATTCTATATCACAGGTCACAGTTACTGGGGTTGGTATAATATCAAGTGGTAAGGGCATATTCACTGTTGGATAAAAGATGTTCATAGCAGTATACGGTGATAGATCATCACAAGGGATCCATTTATCTGGTAGACGCCCGAAATTTATGTCTATAGGGGACGAAGGTTCTCAGCCACTTTGGATTATGGAAGTACCTAGTGACGCGTATGCTGCTTTGATGTTAGGTATAGATGGGGAAACATCGATAAGTATGGGTAGGGATGCAGAAGTAGCAATAGATGTCAAAAAATACACTGGAAGGATACTGTCGTGAGTAACGAACTGGATATTACTGCAGAGTACTTAAGATCTTTGAGTTACAGAACACTTCATGCTGGTGATGACTACTATTACAAGTTCTATGTTACTATCGGAGATGCACCGTTAAACCTAACCGGCAGTAAGATTTGGATGACGATAAAGGAGGTATCAATAAAGACGGATGCGGAAGCAAAATTGCAGCTAAGTAGTGCAGTACCAACCGAGATCGAGATCACGAATGCGACTTACGGTGAGTTCGTAGTAAAATTTACAAAAGATAAAACATCGGATTTGGAGGGGCAATGGGGTTATGATTTGCAGGTAAAAGCGTTGATGGATGGTGAGACAAAAATAATAACTGTGGCTTGGGGCATTATAGAATTCTTGCCGAACATAACCAGGGCAACAACGTAGGAGAAAATGAATGAACAACGCGCAATTAAAAAGTAAGCCGTTTTATATAATTCATAGAGGTATTTATGGGGCACCGGTAGCGGCTGATGCTACCGATTTGGTAGTTCTGCTAGCAAGCAATCCTAGAAGTACCGTGGATTGTGCTGGATACAAGACTGTTAAAGGGTTTGTTAAACTAACAGGTGGAGCTTCTCCTACAATAGTTCTTCAGCCACTTGAACTTTTGAAGTACGACAGTGGGCAGCATTTAGCTGTTGCAGGAGCTAATACTGCTGCGTTATCTAGTGGTGACGCATTCGACGCGACCGTAAATGGAGCCTTTTTATTCCTTCGCATAAATACGGTTGCAAATAACCCGACACAGGTGGAGATTTTTATCGCCGGTGCAGAAACCATGCCGGGAGTACCGGGGGCAGGTAGGACATAACAGATGGGTAATTATGCCACTATAGCAGATATAAAAGCTGAAGGCGCACCAGCGTCAGCCTCTGCTGTTAGGATAGAAGCCAGGATAGCTAAATGGGAGAAAATAGTTGAGCAAATAACCGGAAACGTGTTTCGTGTTATGGAGCCTGGAGAACTTGTATTTAACGGTAATAATTCTAGGATAATGCATTTCAATTTGCCCTTAATAGAGGTTTCTTCCGTGCGAACTAATTCGCAAGATGCCCCGTTAGCAAGCACGGAATTTACGGCATATACTGGCAGGACACCGATGCAGGATGATAGGCGTAACCCAAAAATTATGCTTACTCCTACTGGTACTTCTGCAATTTTTAGGACAATCCCAGGAGTATTTGCGAACGGGTTAAACCAGTATATTACAGCAAAATGGGGATTCGTGGATGATGGTCTTACGCCTGGAACCTATATTACTCCGGTACCTATTAAGGCTGCTATTATCGAGTTGGTTTGTTTAGATTTGGATAGTTACTTTGAGTCGTCTAGCAAGTATGGGCACGTGAGCAAGGAGACTACGGACGGGCATTCTATGGAGTATGATTACAGCGCATCATCGCAGTCAGCATACGAGATGGTACCTAGAAGAATAATGGATGTACTGGGTATTTACAGGAGACCATGGATAGTTGATTCACCGCAAGGAATAACAGCATTAGATTTAATGCCAGAGACTTATTATCCGATGTACGTTTCTGCTTGGTGATGAATGCCGATACCTACACTTATTCATCCAATACCTGTTTACCTTCGTAAGTCTGATAAGGTAAATACGGCAGTAATGGATCCTATTCTTCATGAGCCAGTAGGACAAGTAAGAAGAGAGACGTCGATAAAGCTTCGGGCGCAGGTACAATGGGGGTTAGACAGGACGCAGCAGTCGTCCGATATGACAGTAGAAGCATCGTCTGATGGATATCTATTATTTTTGACTTCTGACTTAGCAGTAGCGCATGTGACGTTAAACATAGGTGATAGGATAATAAAAATAGGAGAGGGAGTAGTCGCGCTGGATGTTGATTTATATATAGTTTCATTTAGGTGGATGGGGCATTACCCTGATCAGCGAGGCCCAACTTTAGTAAGGTCTTACTTTGCTGATCGAAGCCCATCCAGGCAACGGTAAATGAAAATTGATTTAGAAATAACAGGATTTGACAAGTTAGAGGAACTTCTTTCAAAAAAGAATTTTAAGCGCAGACTTAGATATCATGTAAAAAAAGCAACAGGTCTAAATGTTATTTCTGGTGCGGATCAGGTAAAAAAGGATATTTACAGCAACAAATTCCTTAAAAATTCGTGGCTAACTGTCGCAATTAAAGGAAGTAGCAGGCCACTTGTTGATACTGGGGCACTAGTCGGGTCTCTTATAGGCAGGACGTTAGCATGGAATGTAGGAGAAATAGGAGTACTTAGAAAAGGGCCTCACACGCGAAATATAGCTGTTATTTTGCATTTCGGCGCAAAGGTACCTGTTACAGATAAGATGCGTAGGTATTTTCACTGGCTAGCTAGCAAGAACCCTAAAGTTAAACCGCTTAAGAAAACAACGACTGTTATAGTAATACCACCTAGGCCATTTATGGAATCCGCATTAACGCATAATATGCAGCTAGAATATAGGAAGAATTGGGAAGCGGCAGTACTATCCGCATTGCGTGGGGGAAAATAATGCAGAAACTTGTTTACCCATTCGTATTCGAAGAAAGTAACAGAAGCAGATTAACATTTAGCGACAATACAAAAGTACGATTGAATCCATCAACGAACAGGATCGAGTTAATCGCGCAGAGCAGGGATTACGTAACAAATGAGCTTGTATACCCGACGGATGTAGACCTATGGGTTAAAACGTGGGTTGCAACACCGCAGGCAGTAAGGGGTTGGCTAAACTTTTGTGCAGATCCGTTAATACAACCAGATGGTACTTCTGTAAAATTCAAATTGAATGACGGAACAACTAACAAGTATTGGAACGGAACTGTTTGGGCAACTGCTGGAACGTCTAATTGGAATACAGTATCTGAAATGAATGATCATATAGCAACTTTTCCTGCGGGAAGTAGGGCTATAGCGGTGGTGGTAAATTTAGCAACTTCTGATTCTGCTTATACACCGTATCTTAGTAATATAGATTTACTTATGGACTGCGATATTGAATATTTATATTCACTTATAGCTGATAGTGTTGGAACATCATTAAAAGATAACTTAAGATCCCAAATTGATTTTGCTTTAGACGCGCCTGGTGGATACAATGTAAGCTTGTCTGATTTAGAGACTATGTTTAGGATAGTATCTGTAGATGGAGTGTATAACCATAAGATTGATCCTCTTCATTTGAATAATATGCTGGATACCGTGGATCTAACCGCACGTGATTTAAAACTTAAGGTAGACGTGGCCCGAGGCACTTCGTTATGGATTCACTTCACTATAGAACCAGAAATTTACATAAACTGGGGATCACAAGATTATATAGAAGTGGAGAGGATACCATCCATAGTTATAGATACTATAAGCGTGCGAAGCGTGCAGAACGTGGCTTATCAGGAAATAAAAAATATTACGGATAACACGGCTACCGTGCGTAAGTTGCCGTTTAGACTTACACTACAGTTTAATGTAGTATTGTTAGCAGGCAATAACAGGACTTTGTTATCCATGATGGATAAGGCATTACATTATATAGCAAATACGCCTATGTTGTTATGGAGAGATCTTTGCCAATACATTTCTATGAGGCTGGTATCCCCGATGGCATTCTCTCCCAGACCAAACATGAATGATAGGCATGAATCGTCGTTGAATATACGATTAGATAATGTGTATTTCTGGTTATTACCTGAAGATCATTATCATTTGATTGAGCGAATTAACCTTGCTATAGGCCAAAGCAACAGGGGCGGGCCGCTATGGGCCGAATAACAGGTAACCCGTAAAAGAGGAGAATAAATATGTCTCAGAAGCGTTTTGGACCGACCCTGGATGCAGGAACGGTCATTATCGAGAAGGATGCGGATAAAACTATTCAGGCGCACATACTTGGATCGACAGCTTACGTGGGCGTACTAGAACGCGGTAAAGTTGGCGATTTGATTATCACGTCTGGAAAAAAGGATTTGTTTACAAAAACAGGTGGTTTGACGCCTGATTCATTGCTGCCTGATGTCTGCCAGGATTTTTGGGATCACGGTAATGGAGCAGGTGTTCTATTCTTGGATAGGCTAGACGACGGATCGGGTGTTGCATCAACTTTGACTTTGTGGGATAGGAAAACACCGCGTAACAAAGTAGTTAAGGTGGATGCTAATAATGTGGGGAAATGGGGAGGAAAGAAGGATACTGTAGTTGTAGATCTTACAGCTGTTCCTACTGACATTACAAACACAGTAATAACGCTACCAACAGGGTTCCTCGTACCGAAAAACAAATGGAAGGGTAGCCAATTAACTCTAACAGGGGCATCCAAGACTTACAGTATCGTGTCGAACACAGAAGGAACCGTAAGTGCAAGATGCGAAATCACATTGGCGGCAGACAGCAAGGCACTAACAGATTTTGGGGTATCCACGGATAAAGAAGTTATCCTAGTGCTGGAAAATACGGATGAGTGGGGGCGTGAAAAGAAGCTGGCGGTAGAGGTAATGGATGGTCAACTTAAACCAAGCACCGAATGGGGATTAAAAGTATATGTAGATGATTCCTTGGTGAAAATATACCCAGACCTATCATCTGATCCATCAGCAGCTAACTATTACGTAGGAGTAATTAACAAAGACACAAGTAATTATTACATCGTAGTGACGGATTTGTGGTCGGGTGCTGCAACTGCGGATGTACGACCCGCTAACTGGTTTGGTGTAGTTGCCCATACAGCAATAACTTCTAGCGTGGCTACACTGAGCACAGCATGTGTAAAAGTAGATGCCTCGTTGGCGAGTGACAATACGCTTACCGCATTTACTTTTGGGTCGAAAGTAATCCCGGATACGTATGTGTTGGAAGTAACTAGTGCCGGTCCTCCCGCAGTTTGGAAATTATCTTCTGTTAATAAGCAAACTAGTCATACGTTTGCTATTCCTACAAATGCCGTAGCTTACGTGGCTGACAATGTATATTCAATAGGATTTACGGTAAGCGGTGTGACCCCGGTAGTTGGTGAAAAGTTTACAATCTATGTGTTGCCATTGGTTGCAGATGAGGCAATTAACGGGAAGATTATTTTACCGGACGTAAGTGTAGCCCCTAAGGGCGGGTTCTCGATGTCAGACAACGCTGAAACGCAAGTAAGCATAGGTAGTGGGGATCTTACTTGTGGTGGAACTTTAGCAGGAGGCATAAAGGTACGGCTGCAGTACCGGCAAACACTGAGTGGAGGGTATGATGGGATCTACAAGTTAGATTCAGCGGATTTTACTGATGTATTTGATTCTGGAACGTCCCCATTTAATAAGACGCAGGATCAGGCTTACGGCTTAATTAAGTTCGGTGTACCTGGAGTGTGGAGGTATGGTGGGGCAGTGGATGCAACCGTGGTCCAGAAGGCTGGAGTTGCGTATGCTGATGATAAGAACCATCAGTTTAGGGTTGAGATTCAGGACACTGTTACTGATGAGTTTGTGGCAAAAGCCTATGTCACCGATACTCTGGGACGAAGTAACTATGAAAAGGTAATTTTCCCAAGTTACGCTACTGTAGCAGACCCAACAAAAGAAGGGCTGCTAAAATTAGTACCCGTAATGGGGATGGTGCATGGTAGGGAGTCGAAGACGGCCAAGGATTATAATGGATATCATAAAGTAGCTGCTGGTATTTATACTACATTGCCTAAGATCATAGAGATCCCTACTAGGGATACTAGATTGAATGGGGAAGTACTTAATCCGGCTGGACTACAACGTATTGAGCGGAAACAAGGGAACTTTGTGATCTGGGGGGCTAGGTTACCATCTCAGGATAGCGCATGGAAGTTCTGTCAGCATAGGGAACTAATGAGCTATTATGAGCATGTCCTTCAGGAAAGTTTTGACTGGGTGATATTCGCTATAAATGACCCGTCAGAGCAACCGATGTTGATAGCTACATTGCAATCATTTTTTATGGCAGAATGGAAAAAGCGTGCGCTTAGAGGGACAACATTTGACGACGCGTGTAAGATAAAGTTGGATGATGAAAATAATACGGATGCAACGCGGGAAGAAGGTGACTTGAACGTAGAAATAAGTTTGCGGTTAGCTGATACGGTAGAACGATTTATTATCACGATTGGAAAAATGGGTATTTTTGAAGCTTCGGCGGCTGCATAGAAGGAGTAACCAATGTCTATTAAAGGTGTACTACAAAGTAACAGGGTTCAAGTAAATAAGTTTGAATTGATGATTGTACCACTGGCATTTCCAAAACCGTTATTTACACGTATTAGCGGATTGGAAATGGAATTGGATACAGTTGACCTTCCTGATAGAACAACTAGAAGTGGGGGAAGAGAAAAACAAGTTGAATTCGAAGTAGATCAACCTATGCATCATGTAATAGAAGTTGTTGCAATGGAGGGTTGGTGGCAGCAATGTGTGAACACTCTGCCACTTTACTTAAAAATTGGAACGTTGCTTATACTAAACGAATATCCTGGGCGTAGTCAAAAGTTCATGTTATATAATTTGTGGCTTAGCAAACGAAGCCAGTCTGATTTAGATTTGGATAACGACGGTGATATGGCAATTATAACCTGGACGATGAAAGCTGATTCTTTTTATATGGTGCCAGGATAGTACTTCAGTACGTGGACCCGCCACATTCTTCACAAGTGCCTTAGACGGCATAATTGGAAGGTATAATAATGCGAAAAACTATTGTAAGAGAATTGGGGATGCAACTTCCTGTAGGAGTGCTTAAAGATGGGAAGCTTGACAAATCATTCGTTCTACGTCCTTACAAAAGCAAAGTAGATAGGTTCCTAAATATCTATAGGGAAGCAAATGAGGGAAGGACTATGGCGCATCTAGCCGCCAAGTTCTTATCACTTATTGTAGAAAGCGCAGGTGGTGTATCATATCCATTAGCCGAGTCTGGGGATTCCACGGCTGACTCTGAGTTTAAAATTTATAACTGGTATTTTGCGGATGTGCTTTATGTGTATCTGTATTCAAGAATCCTAAATGTATCTGAGATGATAGAGGTACCATATCGGTGCCAGAGGTGTGGAACTAAAGGTATTTCAAAAGCTGACTTATGGACTACTGAGGTTAAAGTAGTTGAGAAAGTGGATGAGCTATCAACTTGGGTTGATTTAAAAGATGGTTTTAAGTTAGAGAACGGCAAAACCTGCAAGAAGTTAAAGCTACAACCAGTTAAATACCAGGCTATGTTTGCAGCGGGATCCGGTGGTTCTAGCACAGGTGGGCTTTCTTACGCTCAATTGCGGGAGTCTGTCTCCGAAGTAGATGGCACTCCACCTGGGTATATTATCAAAGACTCTGAGATAGATGATATCGGGAAGATGGATATGCTGCGAATAGATAGACAGGCGGCAATCGTGTCAGCAGGACCTGATATGCGAACATCCATAGATTGCCCTAAAGCTGATTGTGGCGTACAGATTAAGGACGCGTTAAATTGGGCTTTTGACCCTTTCTTCGATTCTTCAGTTCCGTTGGTTGCGCTGAAACGTTGAAGGAGGAGATCCATTTGCTTATGTGGTATGGCCATGGATTCTCGTTTTCGGATATACTCGAAATGACACCGAAAGAGCGTGCGTGGTTTATTAAACGGCTGGGGAAGCAATATAAGGAAGACGCCAAACAGGCGCGTAGGAAATAAGTAATGGCCGACCTTTCATTATCAGCGGTACTAAGGTTTGATTCTTCGGCAGCAATAGCATCAATGGGTAAAGCTGAAGGTATGTTCCAGAAGTTAAAAGCTTCTGCAGCTAATCTAAAACTTGGGTTCCAAGAATTAGGAAAAGGGTTTTCTGGTATAGGCTGGGCGGCTTTAGGGATTGGTACCTCAGTAAGAACTTCAGTGAAATCCATGCTAAGTTTTGAAGAAGCAATGGGGTCATTGAAAGCCGGTATTGGTAAGAAAGGTGCTGATTCATTTCAACTGCTAGAAGACTCTGCTTTAAATTTTGGTAAGACCACTATCTTTACGGCTACAGAAGCCGCTAAAACGATGGATGTTTTAGCCAGATCTGGCATGAGTGTAAACGCAGTATTATCTGCAATGCCACATGTTTTAAATATGGCATCCGCAGAAAATATGAAATTGGATACTGCAGCCACGATCGTGGCTAGCAGTTTAAAAGAGTTTCAGCTTGAGGCAGAAGACTCAGCGCAACTTACTGAGAACACACGTAGAGTAGTAGATGCACTAGCATTTGCGTCTAAAACTACGTCATCATCCATAGTTGGTTTAGCAGAAGGTCTAACGTATGCTGGAGGTTCTGCGCATAGAGCCAAAATGTCATTTGAAGATACTGTATCTATGCTGGGAGCGCTATCTGATATTGGGGTTAGAGCTTCTATGGCGGGTACAGCACTAGATAATGCATTGTTTCAGATGTCAAATAAAGCTAATAAAGGCATTATAGCCGTAGGAGATCTTGACGCTGCAATAGAATTAAATGCTGATAATTCGTTAAACGCAAAGAATTCATTTTTGAATTTATTTACAGCTATCGCAGAAATAAAGAACCCGCTAGAACGTGTATCAACAGCGGCTAAGATATTTGGTATTCGTGGGCAAGACGTTACTTCAGCGATGGGGGCGATGAAAAAAGAAAAAGTAGCCGAAATGTTCGACAATCTTGCTGTGTCGGCTAAAGGTGCGGCGGATGAGATGGCACAGCTACGGGTACAAAACGTATGGGGAGATTTCGAGCAGCTAAAGTCTACATTATACAATGTTAGTATTGAATTTGGTAAGATATTCTCTAAAGATATCACGGGCACGATTAACAATACTAAAATAATAGTTAAGGATACTGCTGAGGCATTCAAGATACTTTCCAATACTGTAGGGCTAAGTGCATCTGAAGTTAGCACGAAATTGTTGGGATTAAACTCTACATCTGTATATATAGCAACGGGTATCCAAGATGGGTGGACTGGTGTAAAATCAATTTTTAGTGCAACCATATCAGTAGTTAGTCACTTAATAGAACCTTTTTTAGCTTTGTTGTCACCTATAGATTCTATATTTCATCCAGAACGCGGAACGATTGGTAAATCTAACTTGATAAGCATAGCAATGAAGGTAGGAGCATTAGGCATAGTATTTAAAGTGTTAGGTGGAACAATAAGTAGAATAGGAAGCATAGCAACTGGTAGTTTTAAAATTTTAAAAGTAACGTTAGGTGGAGCAAAGACAGGATTATTAGCACTTGTTGATGTGCTTGGGAAGAGATTCCCAGCAGTTGGTAAACTTGCTGGGCCGTTAGGTAAGTTGGGTAAAGGTGTGTCTGCATTAGAGCAAATAACAGCGCAACCAGTACGAGTTGTTAATTTTGATGAAATAGGTGGGATACCTATGGGAGGACTTCCTACACCTGGAGGAGCACCTACTCCTGGTAGCCCTATCACTGCAGTAACAACAGGGGTAGGAAGTGCCATAGGTTCATTTTTGTTGTGGGGGGCTACAGCGGTAGGAGTAGCTTCACTTACAAGTATAGCTTTAGCGGTTGCTGTAGGATTACTATCCGGTGCAGGTTTCGGGATACTTGTTGATCATGCGTTTGGTATTAGTGATTGGATAGGAAAAAAAGCTGTAAACCCAGCAGAATCCGCAGCAAGAGCAAAAATATACGCACAAAATATGGATAAAACAGCCATGATGGATATGGCGGGCCAGCTTGTTAACTTTGCAGAAGTTGGTATGACTTCATTGCCAGGCCCGGTACCTGGAGGTCCAAGAAGATCGATAACTGAAACTAATATGCGGCAAGACTTAATGAAGTATACCCAGCAGCCTAACAGCGGGATAACACCAGAGCAGGCAAAAATACTGGTGGAAGAAGTAATGAAAGCAATGGGTCCTCGGTTGGCAGAAGCGCTGAAAGGTGTGCGGTTGGATACAGTAGTTAATATTGATGGTAGGCCTGTGGCTCAAAGTGTTGCTACAACAAATCAGGATAAAAATTCTAGGCTGGGTAGAAAAACTACTCCTGGGCAAAACTCACAGGATAGGAGGCAATAGTATGTCCAGTAAACATGGATCTGATTGGAGTATACGTAATATTGATACAGATGAATTATTTATACCGCCATATGATATATCACCTGATGGTATAAAGATCTCATACGGAGGAGAATATGTAGACATACAGAGATTTGGTACAAGTCCTGTATCAAATTGGGTTGGGACTAAAGCTCAAACAATACAATTTTCGTCTGCTTTTTTTGCTGAAACTGAGGATGATGATATAACTAAGAAATTTTATGCACTTGTGCGCATGACTCATACAAGTAAAGATCTGGGTAGACCGCCTATATGTAATTTTGAATACGGTGCATTTAATTTAATATGCCAACTAGAAAATGTAGATGTAGTTATAGATGGTATTATGGATGAATCTATTTATGCCCCAGGTAATCCTAGGCATATAACAGTAGATATAACATTACGAGAATACGTACAGTTTTCTAGAACACAAATAAATCCAAAAAGCTTAGCAAAAGAGAGTTACTACTTAGTAGTATCATCACTAGAAGCGTCATATGAACAAATTGCAAAGAGATTTTATGGTTCTGTTATGGCAGGAGATAGATTAAGAAAGCGTCACCCTCATATGCCAATGCAACCTATTGTAGGATCAAAAGTTGATGTTCCATCTAGATCAATAATTTTAAAGGAAGTAGTACAACCTGATTACCATGCATTCAGTTTTACTGATATGGATGCAACAGAGTCTTTCAGATTGCTTGTTGATAGGCGGTCTTTAAGAAAAGTTGTAATTTAATGCCAATACAACCTAATTCAGATTTAGGTTTCGGGGATGAGCTAGCTCCACAATTTGATATAGTCATTGAAGGGAAAAACGCAAGCGCGGCAACACCATTATTTAATGCTATCCGCCCACTAATAGCAGGAGTTAGTTATGAAGAAGATGAGGCGATGGCTACTTTATTCGAGCTGACTGTTGTTAATCATCCTAGTTTTGATCCTGGTAAACCTATAGACTGGAAAGAAGTAATCGATTGCAAAGCATTTCAAGAAGGTAATGGGATAGATTTATTTATGGGGTATGCCGGTAAAACTGTATACATGGGTAGAACAGAAATAGTAAAATGGATGCCTTCAGGTGACAGCCAAGGCACTAATAAGTTTACTATAAAAGGGTATGATGGCCGACATAAAATGATGCTCGGTAACCAGTTCGTATTAAAACAACCTGTACGAGAAAGAGCTGCAAAAGGGAAGAAGCCAGTAAATGTATCCAAACATAGTGGAGGAGAATCCGCTGGTAAAAAAGGTAAAGGTGGTGGGCAACGTGGTAGGCCACAAAAATTAAAGCATGTATATACTAGTATGCCAGATGATCAGATAGTTAAAAAAGTAGCTGCAAAATATGGGTACTTAGCAGATTGTGATCCTGTAGATAAAAGTGTGCAAGCAAAGGGGGGTACAGGATCTAAAAGTAAAAATAATATGCCTAGTCAAACTCCGGCATTTAACATGCCACAAGTACAGAATCAACCTGAAATTAAAAAGTACAATTGCGCTACAGGAACTTGTATTGAAGTAGTTCCTTTACCCCCAGGCGTTACAAAACGTAAGAAAAGCTCATCGCCATCAAGAATTCAAACGTCTCATCAAACAGATTGGCAATTTTTACAAAAATTAGCTACTATAAATAGATTTGATTTATGGGTAGGATATGATTATGGTAAAAATAATTGGGTAGTTTATTTTAAATCTAAGCAGGATTACGGGGAAGCATACTATTCGTTTTCCTACAATGGAAATGACAGAAGTTTATTATCCTGGGAAATAGAATTTGCTATTACGGAACAGCCAAATGCAGTAGAAGTTTTATATTTTGATAAATCAAAAAGAACTATTGAAATAACGTCTATAGAAGATTCCTCCAAAGGAGAAGGTGTAAATTTTAGTACAGTTTCTACTGGTAACTTTTCAGCAAAGAAAACTATAAGCCAAGGGGCTAGGGTGCGTTTTACAGCGTTCGGACAGTCATTAGAGGCAGTAGCTAGCAGACCATTTAGAAATCAGAAAGATGCCGAGAAATTTGTTAGCCAATGGCTTAAGGAACGGGAGAGAGACTTTTTAGTATTGAAAGGGAAAGTAATAGTAGGAGCGGAGCCTATTAGGCCTAGGCAAATACACGAATTTCTTGGTATGAGTGCTAGATGCGATGGCTTGTACAGGTTAACCCAGTGCAAATACAAGATGGAAGCAGGTAGCCCATACGTATGTGAGTTTGTGGCATACAAAGTGTTATCGCAAGAAGTATCCAGACGAAAAGCTGCATCAAAAACAGGTGTTAAGTCAAAGAAACGGCCACTTGTATCCGGAGGGGGAAAGATAGAAGGTAGGACGCCATGATAATAGAGTGCTCACTAGCAATCGTCTCAAACATAGACGACCCAGCTAAAGGCGGGGCAATTAAGGTGGCTCTACCAGATATCGGAGGGGATGAGTACCCAGAATGGATTGAGCCTATATTCCCCGCAGGATGTTGGTTTGCGATGCCTGAGGTCGGCGATACGGTACTAGTGATGATGCCAGGAGGGGATGATATTACTGAGTTTGCGGATGAAGTACGTTATCTAGGCAGGCTGATCACAGAAGGTGAGGGGTTACCTAATGACTTCAAGAAGAACTATCCTAACAGGCGCGGTATAGAAACTGCCGGCGGAAACCAAATCATATTGGATGATAAGACGGGTGAAGTAATTGTTAAGAGTGGAGTAACAGGATCCACTATTACTATGGAACCTAGTGGTAACATAGTAATTAAGTCAAGCACCAAAGTTCATATATCCGCGCCGTTAACTGATTTAAATGTAACTCCGACAGATTTTGTTTTAAAAGGCACTAAATTCTTTGCTGATTTTGTAACCACGTTTCTGGATGCATGGAAGACGTGTTTAACGGCGGCATCGCCACCACTTACAGACCCTAATTGGGGTGCTTACAAGACGGCTATGATTACAAAGATAACTGCTTTAATAGGTAGTACTTCTACATGGTTAAGCACTACGACGAGGACAAGTTAATATGGCATGTGGTATTCAAGTTCCGCTAGTGACAAAGAATGGGCGGCTTAAAAAGTTGTACGGGGATGCTTATATAGAGCAGCTAGTACAGTTAGCTCTAATAGGGATGGAGAGTGAAAATCCATTCCAGACCATTGGATTAGGCGAATGGATGATATTTGGCATTAACGATGGAATGACTACAGGGCGTATAAAAGAAAAAGTTATAAGCATATTTGATTTATTTGAAGCGGATCAATTAGCAAAACTTAAATCTGAAGATGAAGCTGTACAATTCAAACGTGGGGACGAAGGTGAATTGTACATGAGTGTTGAATACATAAATATGGAAACGCAGGAAGGTAAATTTATAGAAGTACCTATTCCTCCGGTTGGAGATTAGAGCTATGAGCAGGGTTATAACCGTCCCGGACGTTGAATTTTCATCTTTTTATTACCCAGAAATATTAAAAGAACTTCTCACCTTCTTCCGAAGGAACAGAGAAGCAATGGGCTTAACTGACGAAAATGATTACGAAGTGCATGTACAACTTCTACGTGCATTTGCGTTAGTCGGCCATCTGAATAATTGCAGGACAGACATTATAGCCCAAGAGATGATGATTGATTCGCTTACGCTGCTGGAGAGCTTGAAACGCTTGATGAAACTGATTGGGGTTTCATTGAATAGCGCCTCGCCAGCGCAGGCGGAACTTCTCGTAAAGCTATCAGAGGTAACCACAGCAGATATAACTGGGTTTATACCAGAACTATCTGAATTCTCTACAGAATCGGTTCCACCTATTACGTATGAAGTAATGGATGTAGGTGGTATAGGCCTGACGAGGACGGACAGATTAACCCATGTATATGGGTTGGAAACAGTTAAGTCAGGGGTTGGATCTGTGAGTACTACGGCACCAGATATTTTTACAAAGACTAGCGGGGACGCATTTGCTGCTGAATCCGTAACTATGCATTTATTTATACCTAAAGGAACCGGCAGTAATGGTGGAGAGTTCAGGGTAACAGAATTTGTTGATGAAAATACGGTACGCGTTGTAAAAGTTCCGGGTAACGGAACGCCAGGATTCCAAACAGAAACAGATCTAAGTTGGAAGCTTAAGGCATTCACTGAAGATTTTGCTGTAGCAAATTATACCCCAGGATCCACGTATACGCCGTGGGCAACTTTGGAGGCTTCTGATGCATTATACATTGGACATACGCAGTGCTTATTCGCTCAAGTAGACATTGATGTAGCAACAGGCACTACAGGTACTTTATCTGGATGCTGGGAATACTACGATGGTATTTTATCCAAGTTTGCGCCTACTAGGGTAGAAACAAATGAGTATGCTCTGCTAATCGTGTATATAAACTCGTTATTAGGTACGTTGGATCGTAGCGGAGCTGATGTAACAGTAACGCATGTAGCTACAGGTGTATCAGAGCGACTTGTTTCATCTTATGATGGCGAAAATATGGTTGTAACAACTGGGTTATTGGGACAAATAATACCATCATTAAATAGCGATGATTATTTGGTACAAGCGGATTGGGTACCTCTTGATAACCAAGAAGACACATCTAATGCTTTTGGATCAGATGGTGTGTTAACTTATAATTTTCCACAAGATGTAGAACGTAGCTGGAACTCTTACGAGGTCAATTCAGTACCAGGATGGTGGCTGAGATACAGAGTAACAGAAGCACTTCTTGTGACACTCCCAGTAATAGAAGAATTAGCTATTGATCATGGTGATCAATTTATGATGGTACTTGTGACACAAGGAGAAACAGTAGGACCGCAGGTAATTGGAGGTAGTGATGGGAGTGTAAGCCAATCCTATGCGTTGCCTGAGACGCCGTTTTTAGATGAAAGCGATGAAATAGAGATTGATGAAACAGGAAGTGGGGGTTGGATGTCATGGACCAGAATGGCTAACTTTCTAAATAGTTCAGAAAACAGCAGGAACTATACAATTGAGACAGATGCAAAAGATAAAGCCACTATCCATTTTGGGGATGGCACGAACGGTAAAATCCCAATAAGTGGAACAAACAATATACGTGCTACATACAGAGTAGGTGGCGATGTGGACGGGAATGTTGGTATAAAAGAGATTTCTACAAATACAGACGGGATAAGCGGGGTATCAGAAGTATACAACCCTCGGGCTGCATACGGTTGGAGAATGAAAGATGGTGGGACAGCAGAAGATATAGAACGGGTAAAGAGGGATGCACCTGCTAGTCTAAGAACCAGGGATACTGTTAGCACGGCAGAAGACTGCGAGTTGCATGCGGTGAAACGGTTTATCGATGCTGCTGGGGTTCGCCCTGTAGCTCGCGCAGTGGCTATCGAAGAAGGGTTAGGTCCGAAGACCATAAAACTCATGGTGGTAGGGAACGGGGGTACCACACTGAACCAAAATCAGAAATCGCAATTAGAACAGTACTTTAACGGGAATAGGAATGCATCGCCGGTTACACACGGCGTTTTGGTAGTAAACCATCAGGTAACCGTTTTCAACTATGAGCCAAAAGTAATAACGATTGCCGCAACGGTTACATGGCCAGGGGGCGTAGCGGAAGAAATTAGGAATGCCCTGTTGGCGTTTTTAGAGCCCTTAGTAGTGGAAGACGATGGAGTAACGAGTGTGTGGGACTTTGGAGGATATGTAAGTAGATCTAGGGTCTATACAGCTATTCACGCTGTGAGCCCTGGGATCCTTGATGTACCAAGCCTTTTAATAAATGGGTCTACATCAAGCTTGAAACTAGGACAAAATGAGTTACCCGTATCTACAGCGGCTAATATAACGATTCATATTCAGGAAACTATTTGAGTAGATGCTAGAGTAATATTATAGGAGAATGGTACTAGGATGGCTATACCTCAAGTAACATGTAACGCAGATATAGAATTAAGTTATTCTACATCCCCTCAAGCAATTACTCTTGGTGCGACTGCAACAGGATCTCCATCATCATGGAGATGGGAAATGCTTTCCGTGCCATACGGGTCTACTGCTGATCAGGGAGTAAATGGCAATTTCGTAGACGGAATATCTACAGCACAGAATCCTAACGTTACTATAACCGGATCTGTTGATGGCGGTTATGTATTCCAATGTATAGCTACGAATTCAGATGGTGCTAGCAATCCAGAAGAAGATCTAGCAGCATGCGAACAGCAAGTATTAGTGAAAACTAGGTGGTACCAACTATACTTGCCAGGAGACTATTCTTTTAATTGGGGGCAGTATCTGATAGATAAAACTATCAGAGTTATAGAGTCAGTTTTGCATCTACATGAGACCAATGTAAGTAACCCTCATTTAGTCACAAAGACGCAAGTAAGTTTAGGAAGTGTTACAAACGATGACCAATTAAAGAGAGCTGCAGGAGATTTTAATTCATTTGCATTGAAATCTACTCCAGTTAGCGCCGATGTGTTATTACTAGAAGACTCTGCTGATACGTTCACAAAGAAAAAAGTTGCTTTTTCATCATTTTCATCATTTTCAGCAGCTTATACCGAAGAAACGAAAATAGATGACGGGAGTACGACCAAAATTTTATCGTACACCCCTGTATTAGCTAAATCTAGCCCGTCAGGATATGCTATAGAGGTACATAGAAATGGAGTAAAACTTAAATGGGTTGTTGGAAGTCCAGCTACCGTGGATGAGTATCAATATACGTCGGTATCAAAGACAGTAACGTATGTGTCCGAGTCTGCTTCTTTTTATCAGTTTATTTATTGGACGAACGGATAAATTATGACGTTATCACCATCACAACTTAGTAATAATTTACTAAATTTATCTGACGTAACAGATATAGAAAGTTCAGTTAACTCCATATTTGTCTATGATACCGCAGGAGAACAATGGGCCTCTCCTACCCCAGGAAATGGCCTTTATGGAATTGGTAGAAATGGAAAACATTATTACAATGGTTCTGAGTGCGGTCCTACTTTAAATGGCACGTCATTCTGTTCTGGGGGTGTGTATAACGGCAAAACGTGGATGACAGATATAGAGCCTTCTGGATTAGCTGCTGGCGTTACTAATCCGGTTATGTCTATTGTTTCAGATGACCATGTAAAATTTAATACTATAAGTCCTATTAGTGGATGGGTCGCTAAATATCTATGCTCAAGATTTCGATGGTGTTTGATTGGAAACTTTGATATTCAAATTTCTTATGTAAATTTAAGTAAGAGTGGTGGTGTAGAAGGTGGTGTTCCTATGTTGCAGGCAGAAGTTGATGACATGAACTGGTGTTATGTTAGAAGACATCATGATAATGTATACGATTCAGATATTTTGACTAATAACACTTGGGGGTCTTATGTATCTGCTTCTACTACGGATACTTATGGGAAATTACGATTAGTTAGAAGTGGTGGGCAAACTATAACTACATATTATTGGAATAATTCTACATCTGCATGGGTAACATTAAGAACTGCAACTGATCGTGGAGCAGTTATGAGTAAACCCATGCGAATTGACGTATGGGTTGGAGGTGACGGAAACTTTGTTATAAATCGTGTAGATGTATTTGGATTTACAATCAATAGTGGAACTGTAAATAATACAAGTGGTTGGTTTAGAGAAGCGGCTGATCCATTATTTCGGGGCACTAGAGCAGACTTTCCAGAAAAGGTCGTCATTACTGCATATACAGATAGAGTAGACATAGTTGATTATTCTACAAACCTATTATGGATGAGATTTTTAAAAAATACAAATAGCGCAATAGAGTTAGAACCAAAACATGCCATAATGAAAAATGGAGTATTGTTGGTATCTACTGCAGGTGGTGGAACAATTGAAATTGATTTTACTACTGATTCTATACGAAAACATACTACAAGTGCTTCTGCTACAACGGGGGCATTTTTAAAAGCATGGAATGGGGTGTATTTTGCAAATGCATCTGCAAGTGCAAGAGATTGCGGGCCAGTAGGAATTATCGCTTCTAGGAATAGAACAGATGGAGGCTATTCTGGGGACTGGAATCAGTGGCAAATTCCTTCCGCTAATGTACGTCATGCTTTTGTCCATTATTCTGGAGAATACATATACAAGATTCATGCTACTACTGCTGGAATAGGGGTAACAAAATGGAGACGTTGGTATAACGATGGAGCAACCGGTCAAAGTTGGTGGTACCCAATTTATTTTAGTAGTGTGGATACCTCTGATATGTTTTGGTGTTTCGTAGACCCTGCTGATGAGACTTTGTATTATGTGACTAGCGCTATGGTAGCCTATTCAGTTCCGGCTACATGGAAAGACACGGCTAGCCATGGCACATTTTCTGGTACTTTATATACAGGAACTATAGATTATGGAACTACTAAAACGTATGTCGGTAAAGCTGGAAAATATTTAGCAGTAAATAGTGCTGCTACTAAAGTTGAATTAGCTACTGTTACAATACCCCCAAATCCATTTCCAGGTGACGATCCCCCAACTTCACCTTCTATTTATGATGATGAATTTAGTGGATCTTCTATTGACCCAAAATGGTTATGGCTATTCGGTGGAGCTCCTTCATCTGGAGTAGAAAGTGCTGTTGTTGGAAGTGGGAGATTACAAATAAGTTTTGCCCCTGATTCAGGAGTATTTGCTAATTTTTGGACAGACGCACACGTTTTAGCTCAGACAGCACCGGATCAAAGTTTTACTATTGTCTCTCGTTTTAATTGTCATTTAGAAACAGGAAAGTATTCTATTATAGGCATTTTTATTGGTACAGCTGCATCAAATCCGGATGGGCTTATTATATCTGGGTATGGTAATCCATACTCTGGCGGTTATCCGGTAGCATATATGCGTTATATAAATGCTGGGTCAGAGGTATACTTATCTGGTCAATCTATAGATCCGAGTGGTATATGGCTTAAAATAACCTGGAATAAGGCTACAGCTAAATTTAGAGGGTGGGTAAGTCCAGATGGGGTTGTTTGGGTACCTACTTCAGATGGAAGTACGAATGATAATGCATTAACAACGGTAACCAGATTTGGTTTATGTTTTTGGTCAAATTCTAATTTATTTAGTTATACAGATAGATGTGTGGCCTCTGTAGATTATTTTAGAGTTTTTCTATAGGAGTATATTTACAATGATCTTCCCTTCTCAACTTAACGATAATTTTTTAAATCTTACAGATAGTCCTAATACGTTTGTAGGAAACGGTGGAAAAGGAATAGTAGTTAATTCTGGGGCTACAGCTTTAGAATTTTCTTCTGTTGCTTCGTATAGCTCATCTCCAGCAGATATACCTCCGATAATTCCGTCAATTTACGATGATGAATTTTCAGGAGTCTCTTTAAATCCAAAATGGGGTTGGTATTATAATGGTGCTCCATTATCTGTAAATGTTAATAATGGTAAAATGTTTTTAACTTTCAATGATGTTGCTGTAGATCCTCAGTATGCCAATGTAATTGCACAACCAGCACCAAATCAAAGTTTTACTATACTTGCAAAAATGAGTTCATCGCAGTATCACCATGTTTTTTGTGGGTTATTTATGGGGAATAGCTCTTTTGGCGCGGAAAGTCCAATTCTAATAGGAATGGGTTATACCAGTAACTATATGGCATGTTCTATGTATTGGTCAGGTTCATCTTGGACAATATTAAACACGACTATATCTCTTTCACCTAATAATTTGTATTTTAAAGCGACGTGGAATAAGACTACAGCTAAATTTAGAGGATGGGCAAGTCCAGATGGACTTGTTTGGCTACCGATTACTAATGGAACTACACACGATAATAATTTAACAACGATAAATTATTTTGGAATGGCTTTTCTTTCCGCTTTTTATTATGGCAGTCGGTTAACCAGTATGGGATTATCCGTAGATTATTTTAGAGTAACTTTATAAAAAGAAAAGATAATGACTATTACGCCATCTCAACAAAATAATAATTTTTTAAATTTGTCTGATGTTACACCTGATAGTTATTCAGGACAAGGAAGTAAACTAGTAGCTGTAAATGATACGGCTACTTCGTTAGCTTTTGGTAGTATTCCAACTGCTGTATATTCTGCTGATACACCACCTATAAATCCGTCTATTTATGATGATGAGTTTGATGGTACCACATTAAATACAAGCAAATGGAGTTGGATGTTGGCTGGAGCTCCGTCTTCTGGAGTAGAGTCATACGGGGTTAGTAAAGGAAAAGTATGGGCAACTGTTGGATGGGATGGTGGTGAGTATGGTAACTGGTGGCCAGATCAGCATGTTTTGTATCAAGTTGCCCCTAACGCAAGTTTTACTATAATTACTAAAGTAAATGCATATCAGGCTATAGGGGGTATGTACGGTATTTATATGTCTTCTGATTATGTTGATACTACTTTTTATTACAGAGGTTATCGAGCTGGTATAGGATACTTGGGGACTGCTAATAATCCACCGACTTCACTAGCATGGACAAATTACGGGTCTGGAAAGACTATGTCTACTGGATGTACTGTGTCTGGAAAAGGGTGTTACATAAAAATAGTATGGAATAACTCTACTAAAACTGCGAGTATTTATAGCAGTCTAGATGGGTATTCTTGGTGGTGTATAGCTATGGATTATAGCCAATGGATTGATCTTATTCCACAAAGATTTGGAATTATGTGGTGGGCTCGTTGTACTTCTGATAAAACACCCCATATTGATAGGGGCGGTGCTTCTTTTGATTTTTTTCGTGTAACACTTCCATAGGAGGGCTATGATGGGGTATGGCAAAAGCAGATACGGAAGAGGAACTTACTATGGTCATGGATCTATAGCAGGCCGTAGACCAGCGCCATATATCATAGAAAAAATGCCTAATGTTGACGAGCAAGACGTTATTAGAACTGCTTGCGTAGAATTTATTATTACGGATGACTACACGCAAATAATACGGTCTACCATAAAGGTATGGATACGAGGTGCTCTTGTTTTTAACGCAGGGGCGTTCCTTAGAGGATGGTCAGCTTCAAGATACGGAGTTTTAGGTCTTGGGTTTTGGTTCTGGATTAAACCAGATCCAATATTAAGATGGTTGGCAGAAGAAGAAATATCCATCCGTGCATACGCAAAAAATGGAGCGTCTAGAATAGTAGATGACACATGGAAATTCGTAATAATAGAAAGACCTTTTACGTTCAAAGTTTATCCTATGATAGTTGATGGTTTGCGAAAAGCCGATGAATACTCTGACTAAATGAATAGTATGCCAAGTAAAGGACAAGATAATGGCTATACCTAAAGTAACATGTAACACTGACATTGAAATTAGTTACTCGGTATCCCCACAATTAGTAACTATGGGAGCAACAGCTACTGGATCTCCTTACGCGTGGAGATGGGAAATACTATCAGTACCGTATGGATCTAATGCGAAGGTAGGAGTAAACGTAGATTTTATAAACGGCGTGGCTACCATTCAAGCTCCTGGGTTATACGTTGACGGAGAAATTGACGGCGGATACGTGATTAGGTGCGTAGCCACAAATACGGAAGGTAATAGTAATCCAGATTTAGATTTATCAGATTGCGAACAACAAATTTTAGTTAAAACTAGATGGTACCAGCTGTACTTACCCGGCGACTACTCTAGAAATTGGGGGCAATACCTAATAGATAAAACGCTTAGAATAATTGAATCAGTTTTGCATTTGCATGAGATAAACGTAAGTAATCCTCACTCGGTTACAAAGACACAAGTAAGCTTAGGAAGTGTCACAAACGATTCTCAATTGAAGCGGGCTGCTGGGGATTTTAACTCATTTACTTTAAAGTCTACCCCAATAAGCGCTGATATTTTATTGTTAGAAGACTCCTCGGATACGTTTACAAAGAAAAAAGTAGCTTTTTCATCATTTGGTACTGGCGGAGTAACTGAAGATACTAAGTCTAAAGTAACTACGTCAGACACCACTACTTCGTACCTGGATTCAAAAGTAACTGTCGCTAATGGGCTACAAAAATCAGTATTAAATCCTTCAGGTAATGAGCAACTGCAATTATCCCCTACTTATGGGACTGCAGTTAACACGGTATGCCAAGGTAATGATTCAAGACTAACAGGCGACAGGACAGCTAGTGGAATTAGGACGGCTACTACTGTAGTATACGTTTCTTCCGCTACTGCTCCTACTGCCGGTCAAGTATTGACAGCAACAGGGTCAAACGTTGCTTCATGGCAAGATAGTACTGGTGGTGGAAGTATAGGTGCAGTTATTGAGATGCTTAACAAAGCGCCTAGTACGGCTCTTACAAAGAATGTAAATGGGTTCGATGCGGTAGGTTACCCAGGAATTGATGAACCAGGAGATATGTTCGAGGAATTTTACGTATCTAAACCAGGCGTTTATTTTGTTATGGTAAAAGTTAATTTTTGTATTGATGTGGGTACCGGGGCCGCATTTAGGTTAGTATTTGATTATGATACCACACCAATATACGTTACTGATGCTTCGTGGAAGTTATATAAGGACCTTGTACCGACACCTGTACTAATTAGCAACTTTGTATGTACCGTTAATCTAGCAGTAGGCACACATAACGTAAAAATAGACTGGTCTGCTATTACAGGATCTACTATAAGCACGAGTCCTAACTATTTTAATTGGAAAATTCAAGCTATATATACAGGCGGTTTAGGATTACCGGTAGTAATGCTTAATAAAGCCCCTATTGCTGGTAGAGTAACTAGTGGAACAAGCTTTACAGGTATCGGTTACCCGGTAGTACCTGAACCAGGAGATATGTATGAGATATTAAGCCCATCAGTAGTTGCTGGAGTATATTTCTTAGTAGTTAAAATATGTATCGGTGTTGGTGCTGGTGCTAATCTCGGTAAATTTCGTCTTGTATTTGATTATGATACCACGCCAATATACGTTACTGATAATTCGTGGCAAATATATACTACTTCTTCAAATACATACGAATTTACCGGTATGGTTACTTTACCTAGTTTACCTATTGGGAATCATAATGTAAAAATAGAATGGCGAGCTTACACTGGCAGCAATTTTGGTGCTGGTACAGAATGCAGCTGGAAAATACAAGCATTATTGATTACTACATAGAATTATAGTATAAGGTGCGTACGTGATAACAATTATCATGCCAGTATATAACGAAGAAAGATATTTGGTATCAGCCATAGATAGTATACTAGGCCAGACTTTTTTAGATTTTGAATTTTTAATAATAAACGATGGCTCTACTGATCAAACATGCAAAATAATAAAAGACAAAATGAAAGTGGACTCAAGAATAAAGCTAATTTCTAATGGATGTAATGTAGGATTAGCTAGCTCTTTAAATATAGGATTACGTAATAGTAAATATAATGTAATAGCAAGAATGGATGGAGATGATATATCAATGCCTGACAGGTTAAATATACAATACGCTATTTTCAAGACATCAAATTCTATTTTAGCGCTTAGTTACTGTTATATTAAATTGCAAGATACTAAACCTGTAAAACAGTACAGTTTAGTAAAAACACATAGAGACATAGCGAAATATATAAAGAACGGCTTATCATTTTATCATGGGTGCTTTATGTTTGATAAAAATAGGATTCTTGATGAGGGTGGGTATAATGAAGATTACACGATGGCAGAAGATTACGAACTTATGCTTAGATTGCTGGTTAATGGGCATAAGTTTTTAATGGTACCCCAATACTTATACTGTTGGAGAAAATGGGAAGGGAATACAAGTCAGCATAACAAGCATAATTATACAATTAGCCGGGCTTTTGAGGTGAAAAAAGCGCAAGCAATGCATATTAAGCCTGTCCGTAATTAGGTGCATTCAAGCAAAGGAGTGGTATACCAATGAGTCATGGGCATAGTCAGTATGGGCGTAATATACCTTATGGTAAGGAATACAGATCTACTACTTTTGTATCACGACCGTACGTTACTGAAGTCTTGCCATCTCCTAACACAGTAAACGTAAAAAAATCAGTAGACATAGAATTTACGATTGCTGACAATTACACCAAAGTACTCCTACCGTCTATACAAATTTGGGTTAGAGGCGTGTTAGTATTTAATGCAAATGGGTTCCTTGCGGATTGGACTACATCAGAATTTAGTATTAAAAATCTGGGATTTAAGTTTCGAATTACACCAAACACTGCGTTGAAATGGGTAGCCGAAGAAAGAATAACTGTACGAGTACGCGCTACTAATAGTAACCTGGAGGTACTAGATACATCTTGGTACTTCGATATAATAAAACGCATAGTAACCTTAAAAGTTTACAATATGATTATTAAAGGAGTACGTGATACAGATGAAGATAATACATAAAGTAAAAAATGGTTGGGTATAGAAAATGGGTATTTTAAGAAAAATATGTGATCACATAGATTCCGTTTGGGAAGACTACATTTACGATCCGGCAACAAAATTACCTGCATTGTTCGAAGTTACTAATATTGATTATAAGTGGCTAAAATACTTAAAACCATTATTAGGGTTCACTACTAATTTGTACTTAGGCGCAATAAAAGAAGCAGAATTACGCCGTCTTTTAACGTTATCAATACCATTTTGGAGTAAAAAACCAAGTGAACTTGGCATAATAGAGAACCCTATAAGAATGGTATCTGGAAACAATTATCGTACAATGAACTTCTTTGATTACAGAATGGTTACTGATGAGTTAATCCTAGGCGAGGAAATGGGGAATTTTGACCCATGGTGCATAGACTTTTGGGGTAAAGTTGCGCGTGAGCTTACTGTACATATTGCAGACGGGGATCCAAGAAAATTTACAATAGAAGCTGGGTTGCCATTAGGTATATTTTTTACTACGTATGATTATAGATATTTAGTAATAGAAGACGGCATAGCTGCAAAAACGTATGCCATAAATGCATGCAATCCGTACAGCACATATGGAACTATAATTGAAGACTTCCCGGTTGGGTCTGAAGGGGAATATGCAGGGTCATTATATGGCGCTATGGACGAGTATCTGTCAGAAGTTAGATTAGTAGATGACAGTGTGGGCATACTAACTTATAATAATTTAACATCTGGTACATTTTATGTTGGAGACATTGTAACCGGTGTAATATCAGGAGCTACTGGGGTAATAACAACAGTAAATTCTACCTCTACATTAGGATCAATAACATTAAAACACATGTATAAAAGATTTGTTAGTAACGAAATTATTACATCATTACCTGGAGCTGCATCTGCCACAGTAAAAGGAGAACTAGACGGAGTTATGAATAGAAAACTCCTTAGATCCCTAATAGAAGTAGTGAGACCATTATCAGAGAGGGTACGAATTGTTTATATAGACTTGCTTGATGAATTTAAAGTAGTTAATGATCTTGACCAATGGGCAGTAACAGGAGATGCAACAGTACCAAACCCTGGGGGATCTACCGTGTTAGTTAGCGGAGGAAGGATAGTAACAAATGCCTTATACGCAGAAGATTGGGGGGATGCAACCATTTATTGGAAAATAACACTTGCTGACAACACATCTGTGTTTAGAGGGCTTTTCCGGTACATAGACGCTAATAACCATTATGCTTTGCAATTAAGCATGGCAACCAAAAAGCTTCGGCTCATCAAATGCAGATTAGGCGTAGAAACCACATTGGCAGAAACATCAATGATGCCGTGGTTAAAGGCGAATGTAGCGGATGTCATTAGAGTGGATGTCATAAACATGCCTAGCTATGCAGTGCATTTCAAGGTGACGTTCGATGGCGAACCAGTATTCGCATCCTCGGAGCCAGAAGACGCGTCAAGTACTTTCCTAAATGGAAAAGTAGGGGCTTCTTGCACGGCTGGAAGCGCATCATTAAGAATAGTTGAGGCGGCTGTATGGCCGATAGAAGCAGATCATGTAGGACCTCCACCTACAGAAATAACATACCCTGGGTTGCCTGATTAAGGGGACCAGTAGGAGCGCATATGCCAACGAACGACAAGAAAGTAAATATTTACCCCAAACGGCTGTTGAGCCTCACGGCTATTAAGAACCAATTCTTAGACTATTTGCAGGGAGCTATAGACGAGGTAGGATCCGCATTCTTCGCAGGGTCTACAGGGGTTTTATCGCAGGATAAGATAGGATTAAACAATTCATCTGGTGGTTCCACATTCGATATTGTTACTACACCTACATGCCATTCCGTACTTGCTAGTAACCACACAATAGATTTAAACAGCATCATAGGTATAGGGATCACATATGAGATCCCTTTTGCCAACGTTAGCACAACGGTGTATTACGTCGGTGTGTATTACGCAGAGGTTGAGTCTGGAATCGAGATAAACCCAAGGACTGGGGATCCCGAGTACTCGGCATTGTTACAAACATTTGGCAACGTAGGAACACCTACATCTATTGTTGATACTCCAGGAGCATTTTTACGCATAAATATCAATTCCATAACGGAATCCGGAGCGAGTCATGCTGGGCGTAAAGTAAGAGTTTGGTTAGTAGACCCGGTTAGCCCGATAGAAACGACGGCATTTTTTGAGGGGTACAGCGTTTTTATCGGAAGTGATAATTACATAGATATACCTTACTCAGGCGTAAATGGCCCATTAGGGCAAAATACCGGATCTCAACCTCCCAGCACAACCGTAGCGGATTACAGGGTATTCATTCAAGGAGTAAGCTGGAGGAAGAACACGGGTTTACGCACGGATAACACGTGTACATTCCTTGGAACTATTACGGGGGGTACGACACCAACGTTTAATATAGACGACCAAACCTTATTGCAGATAATAAGTTTGGACAGGGCTTACGATGGTATACCTGGTCCAGGTGCAGGGAGATCTATTTTCGTAGATTCCGGTGCACTGGAACTAAATACTACAAGTGGTGGAGCTGACGATTTACACAATGCGCAATTAAGACTTAACAGGGTAGGTAACACTGATTATTTTCAATTAGGCTTAGAAATTATATGCGGGGATTCTAGCGCGCTCCCTATAGCAATACTACAAACATTACGCGATAGTACTCATAGCTACATATTGGATCCTGAAACTGTAAATATTAGCGGTAATACAATAACGTTTCCACGTGCAGCCGTTAATCTTACCCATATGTCAATACATTTAAACAAAGAAACTAATTTAGTATGGTTACGTACAGGGGTAGCTGCTGGAGTTTACGCTATAGTTACAATACCGGATATAAATCATATAACATGCAAGAATTTACTAACAGGAGCTTCACCAGCTTGGGCTGCAGCTAGCGGGGTACAGTGCAGCATTTTACATCCACGCATGGTATTTGGAAATAGAGTATTATTGCCAGCTGCAACTGGAGGTACGCTAATAAATTGGCATGGGTTAATGGTAACTGGAAGAGATGGCCAAAACAATTCAACACCGTGTTTAACCGTATTACCAGATGGCGGAACTGGTAACCTTGTATCCATAAAAAATAACAGGTTTAATGCCACAACAGGAGCAGCAGATCCAAGAGACGCAATTTTAACTGATATTGATGCTACTGCTGCAGGATCCCCAGGTATGAAAGTACAACTTGGGCAATGGATAGGAACAGTAGGTCCAGAAACTGATGTCCATACAAAATGCGGGCTAGACATTAGGACGCAGGTACAAGGAACTAATGCGGCAGATAAATATGCGCTCAACATAAAACCACAAGCCATTTCTGGGTTGGATATAGGTCTTCCTTGCACGAGACAAGTTGGTCTACATCATTGCGAAGGTGCAGAAATTATGCGGTGGACCCCGTGGGGCAGGTTAGCGGATAGCCATAGATTCGTAGATACGTTTGCGTATAAGTCAGGAACCGATGAAGTAACTTTAGTCACAGGCAATAAATGGTTTGCATACCAAGATGGCGATGGTGGCTTTTTAGCTTTTAATGATCCTGTATTAAATATGCTTAGTAATGGCGATACTATGCTAATGAGTACTCATGGGATGTCCACATATGATGAAATAGCAATCAGAAGCCCTGCCATGTGGGTATTACGGTCTAATATTTATCGTAAAATAAATTTTTATGCGAGGGCTAGACCTATAGCTTATGGAGTTGTCCCTGTAACAAATGATGTAAGATACTATTTAGGTTTACGATCCGCTGACGGTTATTACAGAATATATTTTCAGTACTACAATATAGCTGGGGTAAACGTGTACTGGAAATTAAATAGTAATACACTTGGTACATACGCGGAAGCAGATGCAGCAATATTTGATGCGCCTGGACAGATAAGTAATGATCTTGGATGGCTAGATTTTTGGTTTACTGTTAATCTTGAAACGAACACAATAAATTATTGGATGACTGGTATGGAAAGCATTATGGGGCTAGATATAAGATCTGGAGGATTAAACCCAGCAGATTGGAATGACATGAGGGTTCAAGCAGCTATAGGATGCGTAAATCATACCGCATTAATACAACGCAGATTCGAGATAGACCACATAGAAGTATGGGACGAATTGATTCTAGCTGGATCAAAGGAATAAAAAGGATGAAAAAAATGAAATCTATTTTTTTGCAAACCTGTTGTTGCTTATGCCTTATTTATGGCATACTAAACGTAAAATACGCATATGCACAACAAGCAAAACAAGATACTGGTGTGGCAGAAGTATTGGTCGCACCTACCAAACCGATTATACTACCAACACCACTTGGACCTCGTGTAACTTGGCCAGCAACCGCTGAAGATGCGCTAGATACGTCTAAAGATCTAACAGGTGCAATCAAAGCAAAGCAATGGTGGTTAGTCGCGGCACTATTTATATTTCTTAGTGTGTTTGTCGCAACGGCACTAAAAGTATGGAATAAACTAGGAACATTATACGCGTGGATTCTTGTAGGAGTATTATCCCTAATGGTTGGGTTGTTCGCGGCGTTTGATGCAAAAGGGTTTAATTGGAGTGTATTTCTTAGCTACTTAACAGCAGGCCCTACGGTCGCATGGCTGCGTGATTTTGTTAAAGATGGATTACTAAAGAAAGGATAAAGTACTATGACTGACAAAGACGAAAAAGTTAAAGAAGAATTGACTAGTGACCCTATATCGGAAAAACCTGTACTAAGCAAAGTTAAAAATGCTGGTGTATACTATGAAAGAGAGCCTCTTAGTTTGCCACTACTGCTAAAACTTGCTGCTGTTACGGATGCTGAAGGAAAGGCGCTATATGATTTGCAGGAAGGACAAGTTGTAAAAATAATATGCATCGATAATCGCGGGGTAGGTATCGAGTTTGAAAAAGATGGCAAAACCATTAGAGGGATTGTAGGTAAAGACTGTATAGATCTAAATGCTATTTTTAAACAACAAGCAAACGTAGAATAATAGGAGTAGACATGCAATGGTGGAAAATCTTGCTTATGATAGCAGGAACAGAAGCGGCATTCATTTTAGCTGTATGGCTATTGCTTAAAAAGTACTCTTCTAAACAATTACTAGAAGACGCCTCGCAATCTAATGTAAAACGCTTAGAAGAAGAAGCAAAAATACAAAAGAAGACTGAAGAAAAAATACTAGTCGCTATAACAAATTTGAAAGAAGAAACTGATAAATTACAGGCATGGTATACTGAGCAACAAGATCTTCTATCGAAGGAAAAACAAGATGCATTTAAAAACTTGTCTACTAACCATGATGATCTTGATAAGTGCATTGCCGATAAGCTTGGCGCAGCAAGCACCGATGGTTCAACCGGCAAATGAGAATGTTATAAAAAGCATTAGATTATTACCTGGTGACAAAGCACCTTGGGGAGGTACATTACTATCCGATGCCGCATTAGCAAAACTACTAACTGATGCAACAGAAAAAGAAAAGTTGCTAAAACTGGATATAGCTAGGTTGGAAAAAGAACTTAGCTTAGAAAAGTACACATCCGAGATAGTATGCATAGCAAAAGTAGACAACGAGAAATTGAAATATACAGCATGTTCTAAAGATGCAGATACAGTACGAAATCTGCTAGAAAAATCTATAAACCCACCGTGGTATTCATCAACATACTTTAATTTTATAATGGGCAGTGTTGTAGCTGGAAGTATTTGCGCTGCTACTGCTAGGGTAAAATAATGAGTGTTGATGATAAATTGACAACTATACTCGTACAAATTGGAGAGACTCGAGGTAAGGTAAACAGCATATGTGAAGATTTAATTTATGTGAAGAATCGTATACATAACCTAGTTAGCAAAGATGATTGCGTTATTACTCGAACATTAGAAAATGCGTCGTATAATAAAACGATAATTGAGATACGAGAAGAACTGTCTAAACAATGCTCGGATTTAAAAGATACGGCGTATAACCAAAAAAATAGTAGAACAGTTACTTATAATAATCCATCTGATATATCCCAGATTCTTGCAGAACGTGCTGAGGGTAAACGTAAGATTATTGCGTGGTATTTAGGTACAAGTACTATTATAGTAGGGCTTATTAGCACGTGTGGTATCACCACGTATAAGGTATCGGTAGCAGTTGACAATATGCGCTCGGTAATCCAGCAGCAACCCATTTTGGTTAAAAATGAAGTAGAACGCGCAACCTACCGCATACTTAGTAATAGTGATTTCACAGTTGCACCTAAAACGGCTGGCACACTTAGAGAAGAGTTAAATTCAGAAAAAGAGAAGAAAATCAATAAAAAACTGCTTAACCATATACGTAAATTGCCTACTAGTAAGAAAGTTACTCAGACTAAAGCTACACGTAGTAGTACTACGGAACAAAAAAATATAAAATAAACCTATTGAAATAATCCCCGAAATAAGCTACAAAATAGTTAACACTACAGAAAAATAAAATGGCGCTCATAAACATAGACAGTACAGTAAACCTAATAAAAGATGAGTTGCCTAAGCAGACGATAGAAGACCTAAGAAACGCATGTACTTATAAAGACCCTATGTATACATACAATAAAAAGCACGGGCTTAGTACAGTAGGGTTAACCAAACATATAACTACGTATACGGAGAGTACAGCCATATTATCTATGTGGCGTGGTTGCATAAGCAAGGTGGTAACTATACTAAAAAAGAATGATGTATCATATCAAATAAACGACAATAGACTTTGGTTACCGAGAATAAAAATGGCTTATTCAGCAATACTTAGGGATTACCAGAAAGTCCCGGTAGCCACCATGATTAAACGGCAGCAGACTGTAGGAAGGGCACCTACATCTAGTGGTAAAACAGAAATGTTATTAGCAGTAGCATTTCATTTTAAACAGCCTACTTTAATTTTGGTGAGCCAAGAACGACACCAAATGGTTTGGCTAGACAGAATTCTAAAATGGACTGGTGAGCCCGCAGGAGGCATTGGGGGCGCTTTTGCGAAAGTATCGTTGAAACCGATCACGGTAGGCATGGTTCAATCGGTTAGGAACCGGTTAGATGAATTAAGAATGCTATTTGGGTGCGTAATCTGTGACGAAGTTTCGCTTTTCGCTGCCAGAACACTTAGGGAAACTGTAAATGCGTTGCCTGCAGCTATTAGGATTGGGGCAAGTGATGATGAGCGTAGACGTGACGGAAGGGAGTTCCTTTTATACGACACATTTGGACCAACAAGTTTTAAGCTAGCAAGATCTATTGGTCAGTGCGAAGTAGATATTGTTGCGATCCCTACTGCATTCAAATCACACAGATACAGTAGTTATGATTTGAACTGGTGTGGGTTGATAGACGAACTCATAGAAGACAAGAAAAGGCATGAGCTTACCCTAAATTTAGTAGCTAGAGAAGCAAAGCAAGGACATAAGATTTTAGTATGGAGTGATAGGATAAAACACTGCTATATATTAGCCAAAGATTTAAGACGTATGGGGGTATCTGTAGGTCTACTTATAGGAAGCAAAAAGAATAAAGCTGAATGCGATACTGCTGAGAATGGGTTAAACAACGGCGGGATCCAAGTAGCTATTGGGACATCCGTAGCAGAGAAAGCCATAAATATTCCTATTTTAGATAGAGGAGTTATGACATGTGCTTCTGCAGACACGAAATTATACAGATTTCGGCAGATGCGTGGGAGATTATCTAGACCTTTTGAAGGAAAAGAAAGCAGATTATTTTACCTGTGGGACCGGAATGTACCGGCCTTGTATCGTAAATTGCGTAATATAAAAAAGCGCTACAAAGTACGTGTAGCCAAACAAACAAAGGAGCCAGTAATGGCAGAGAAAATTGCAGTGACTTTAGAAACGTTAAAGATAGGCTGTAAAAGCTTAGGAATCCCGGTCCAACCAAAATCGGACACAAAGAAACTAGAAGGGTTAATAAAACGAGAATTGGTAAAAAACAAGACGTATGGTTCGTACTGCTGCGGAGCATGTTTTCGTGACATTATAGACAAACTTGCATTGTGTCCGTACTGCGCATCGAAATACAAGCCAATTCAAGAAGATCACGAGGAGGAAGAAATAAAAGTAGACGTAGAAGAAGAGGAAGAGGAAGCGGAGCCGGAAACAGAAGAGGAAGAGGAAGCGGAGCCGGAAACAGAAGAGGAAGAGGAAGCGGAAGAGGAAGAGGAAGAGGAAGAGGAAGAGGAAGAGGAAGAGGAAGCGGAGCCGGAAACAGAAGAGGAAGAGGAAGCGGAGCCGGAAACAGAAGAGGAAGAGGAAGCGGAGCCGGAAACAGAAGAGGAAGAGGAAGAGGAAGAGGAAGAGGAGGAAGAAATTGCAGAACCGAAAACCACCGCTAAACAAGGACAAAAAAATATGTCTTTAAAAGAAAGGGATACAGCAGAGAAGCACGCTCAAATTAGGTCTGAACTACCTTACTCTGATAAACAATTAAACGCAATGAAGCGTCCGGTATTAGTCATGATAGCACATGTACTAGGTATGCATGACCCTGTTCGAGCAGGATCCACAGAGTTACTAGTTAGTGCTATAAAAAAGTTGCAGTACCAAAAATTTCACGGGGAAGCTGTTGTTCCTACAAAACATGAACCAATCATAAAAAAAGGGCGCAAGATTAGTTAAAACGCCATTTGTTTTCAGTTAAATCCAGATAATATTAACTAGAGGTTCCTATGGACATACTGCCAGAACTAAAACAGTATCTAATTAAAAAGAAATGGCAATGGAAAACAAGAAATGATGGAAATTTAGCAATAAAAAAATGCCCATTTTGCCCAGGTGGAACCAACGAGTATAAATTCTGGATTCATGCCAAAAAAACTGTTTACAGATGCTGGCATTGTGATGCCAGAGGTAATCTGTACAAGTTAAAAAGAGAACTAGGAGACTTAAACGGTAAAGTAATATCTGCGTCACAGTTAAGCGGTATACCTTGCACGAAGACTTCTAACGTAACGGTAGATACGAGCTTGGTAGATAAATGGTCCAAGCAATTGATCCATAACAAAGTGGCTATGCAATACTTAATAGAATCCAGAGGTTTAACTAAGGATACGATATCTTTCTTTAAGCTAGGATTACAAAAGAAGTTTAAGAAGTTATGGATAACAATACCACATATAATAAATGGCGTTTGTTACAATGTAAAGTTTAGATCTTTACCGCCAGGGAAAGAGTTTCGTAGGATAAAAGGGGCTGCTTCAGTCATATTTAATGCAGACGCGTTGGGTGAAACCACGGAGATCTTTATAGCTGAAGCAGAAATAGATGCTATGTCTATTTGGCAAGCTGGGGTAACAAATGTGGTAAGTTTAACGTGTGGCGCAGATACATTTTTACCGGAATGGTACGATCAACTAGCCGATAAGGAAAGAGTAACTCTTGTATTAGATGCAGATTTGGTAGGACAACAAGGTGCTAGAACTATAGCGAGAAGACTAGGGTTTGACAAATGCTTCAATGTGCTACTACCAATGCATGATGCTAATGATGTACTTGTAGGGGTAGGCCCACAAGAACTAAACACATCACTTAATAAGGCAACTAAATTTGAAGTATCCGGAGTTATAAGTATTACTGAAGCATTAAAGCAATGTAAAGACAGAGATGGTATTACTACGCAAGGAATAATAACACCATGGCATGCTGTAAATAGTTTGTTAGGTAACGGCTGGCAACCTGGAGATTTAGTGATTTTATCGGCAAGAGTTAAAGTTGGAAAAACTACATGGGCAATGAATGTAGCACAACATAACAGCGCACAAGATATCCCAACATTAGTTTATTGTATGGAGATGAATACTGAACAGTTGGCGAGAAAGGTTACAGCCATAGTCAGAAAAAAAGAAATAGATGCACTTAGTTCTATAGATTTTACTATGACAGGATACTTCTTGAGGAAACAACCACTTTACTTTGCTGATCCTGACTGGGGAGGAAACTTTAAAATAGATATAATCATTAGTAGGGTACGCGAGATTGTAAAGCGATACGGAGTAGCGTTATTCGTATTCGATAACTTGCATTTTTTATGCAGATCACTGCAGTATATAACGACAGAAATAGGGCAAGTAACTCGTGCATTCAAACTTCTTAGTGAAGAATTAAAGATGGTAACATTGCTTATAGCTCAACCGCGAAAAATTCAGGGTGACAGAATTATACGACACGATGATATAAAGGATTCAGCGGCGCCTGCTGCAGATGCAGATCAAATAATCCTGCTGCACCGTAATACGACAGCAGCAGGATTAGCAGATACCGGCATATCCGGTACTTCAGATTTAGAAGTTTTAGAATCTAAGACTTTAGTACGAGTTGATGCAGCTAGATTTCGAGGTGGTGGAGAATGCTTACTTTACTATAACGGTGCAGGATCGATATTTTACGATTGGGAAGATAGACCAGTAAACGAAATTGTTTAAACAAAAAGGAGAAGCTATGTATACCATAAATTTTATAAGTATAAATGAGGTTAATAGTATACGTCAAGCTATATGGAATTCGTATTATTTGGCATCAAATACAAAAACTAAAAATGCATTAATACATTTACTTGATGACTTGTATTCGCCAGTTTATGTAAAAAAGGATAAACCAGAAGATCCAACAGATACAAAAAATAACAGCAACCAAATTTGGCCAAGTTTAATATTAGGATTATCTGTTGTATTACTATTAACAACATACATAAGTGTATACTGCTTAATAGACTGATTAAAGTATAATACTTAAATGTAAAATGGTACTAATGAAGTGTTATTTATAATGCCAAGTAAAGAAGAATTGAGTGTAGCAAAAATACGTACATCACAAATTTTAAATGCATTAAGTTATGACGCATGGAAAACTATACAGGATATAGCACCGCATGTAACAAATGGAGGAGAACATGACAAAATTTGGTATTTACTGGAACGGTTGATATCTAAGAATCTAGTAGAAAAGAAAGGGCAAAGAAAAAGAGAAACAGTAATAAGCCGAGTCGTATTTAGCAATGCGCAAGTGTACAGAAGCGGGTACAAAAAAAAGTAAACCAAACAGGTAAAACAAGGATAACACTGATGGGAAAAAATTTCGTTGAAACAAACAAGATTATTGATATATTAGCAGAGTACGTACACGATATAGTTGCTGCCAACACAAACCAAGTATTACGGCATATTACACCTAAAGGTATAGGGAGTAGCAAATCAGAACTGGTAATGAATTTAGCTGATTGGCAACGTATATCGACCGTAACACAAACAGTTTATACGAAATTACCGGTAGCAGAAAAACGTTGGTATAAGTATAACGCTAAGCATATTTTGGAACTTATACTTCAACAGCATAAAGAAGAGGTAAAAAGGAGAAACACATGAAATCAATTATGTTAGCTGCTTTAATTAACATGTACCCTATTTTTTGCTCCGAATCTATTAGGAGCCAGCATTACGTATGCTTAGCTATCAGCAAAACTAGCTATACCTATGGATGGGGGAAGGAAGAAAAGGAAGCTAGATTAGAAGCTCTATTTGACTGCGCCAAAAGTACTCCTATAGGGGAATTATGCGAGATAGAATACTGTGATGAAAACAAAGGAGAATAAAAAATGTGTAACTTTCTGAGTACCATTGTGTTAAAAAATTTAGACATTATTTGGGATCCCGGATATCCTGATCGACATGAGGAACTCATAAAAAAGCATAATTTAGTAGACGATGAAAAAGGATTCTATTTAGAAAAATCTTGTAGGGTCGAATTTATCCCTATAGATCCTACCAAAAATTTAAACGATATCCATAATTGGAATTTAAGTATTGATAAATCGAATATCCCAGAGTGGCTTAGTGTGGAAATTATAAAGAATAAGTTATGGACAATCATTTCTGGTATGTTTGTTCAGGACAAACGAGAAACCCTTCAAGATGGATGTTATATCCTTCTTGATGGAGCTGAAGTTAAGGATGTCAATAATTGTAGAATTCAATACATGACGGGGAATTCTAAGGTAGAAGCTATGCGGGGGAGTTCTAAGGTAGGGGTTATGAAGGGGAATTCCGAGATAGAAACTATGCGGGGGAGTTCTAAGGTAGGGGTTATGTGGGAGAACTCTAAAATATGGGCTATAGAAAGAGATTCTAAGGTAGGAGTTATGTGGGATAATTCTAAGGTAGAGGTTATGTGGGAGAATTCTAAGGTAGAGGCTATGATGGGGAACTCTAAGATAGTGAGTATGCGTGGGACTTCTAAGGTAGAGACTATGCTGGGGAATTCTGAGGTAGAGACTATGCTGGAGAATTCTAAGGTAGAGGGTATGTGGGTGGACTCTAAGGTAGTGAGTATGTGTGGGACTTCTAAGGTAGAGGTTATGTGGGAGAATTCTAAGGTAGAGGCTATGATGGGGAGCTCTAAGGTAGAAGTTATGAGGGAGAATTCTAAGGTAGTGAGTATGTGTGGGACTTCTAAGGTAGAGACTATGTGGGAGAATTCTAAGGTAGAGACTATGTGGGAGAATTCTAAGGTAGAGACTATGTGGGAGAATTCTAAGGTAGATAACAACTTTAGAGAAAAATAAGCCAAAGGAGCAAAAGCAATGAATAGCGTAGGTACATTCGCAGATCACCTATTGAACGCAATAGATGCCAAAAAAAGTTACGTAGTAGTAGGGCTTGATCCAGAATACTCAATGATACCTAAAGTTTTCCGTAGCACAAATTTAGGTAGAACTACTAGGGCAATCGGTGACGCTATAATTTCGTTTAATTGTTGCATTATAGATACCGTAGCTAACCTTGTGCCAGCAGTAAAACCGAATATTGCATTTTATGAACAATACGGAACAGAAGGTATTTTTTCATTACTACTCACTATAAGATACGCAAAAGCAAAAGGCTTGATAGTAATTGAAGATATAAAACGCGGGGACGTACCGCATTCAGCAAGCGCTTATGCTAGAGGGCACTTAGGATCTATAGCTATAGATGACAAGTTAACTACGGTATTCAATGCAGACGCAATAACGGTTAGTCCATACTTAGGCTTAAAAAGTATTACACCGTATCTGGAATACGTTAAAAGAGATGCGAAAGGTATATTCGTGTTAGTAAAAACATCTTGTGAGTCAGTCAATGATATACAAGAAGCTGTATTACAAGATGGGAATACCATGGTATTCGAACGTATTGGAATGCAAGTAAACTCACTTAGCAATTATTCTATAAGTTCCAGGAACTACTCCTCTGTTGGGGCGGTAGTTAACGCACAAGTACCAAAGCATACGCAAAGATTACGAGGCATCATGCCAAAAACCTTATTTTTAGTACCAGGGTACGATGCTCAAGGGGTTACTGCTACGCAAGTTCTGCCATGCTTTAATAAGGATGGTTACGGTGCTCTAATAACCTCCTCAAGAGCCGTAACTTACCCTAATGGCATAACTGCGGATATAAGCCGGGGATCTTTTCAGGAGCTGGTTAAAAACGAAGTGGACCACATGAACCAACAGATAAATGGCATCTTGTCAGATACGCGCATCCTTCCTTGGTAGTTAACTTTTTAGAATAAAAAGGAAATCGATGATACAAGTTACTGGATTGACAGCAGAATCACTGTAGTGTAGGAGCTGCCCTTTGGCTAGAAGCAAACAACGGAAACAAGCTGGACCGAAGGTCATCAGCCTTTACACCGGAGCAGGTGGTCTTGACCTCGGACTGGAAGCGGCTGGATTCATCACCGCCGTCGCTTCCGAGTTTGATGCGGATTGCTGCGCCACTCTCAGGGAAAACCGTGCTTGGCCAGTGATTCATCGAGACATTCACCAGGTTCCCTCTGAGGAGTTGCTCGACATCATGGCGACGTTGATCCGGTGTTCCTTCTGCGATGCTGAATGGGGGAGGGTCAACGGCTTCTGGGTCGAGTCGAAGCCGCCCCGGTGCATGGAGTGCGGCGGCGACGGGAAGACCGTCGAGGCCGAGCCGAAGACGTGCCCATCCTGCGCGGGCACAGGTAGGGAGGGGGGAGTCAAGGGGGGAATTGAGCCATCTTCCCCCCCCCCCCAGGCCGCGGGTGCCCCCACCCCCCCAGGGGCGGGGTTTGGGACGGATGCGGTCTGTATGCCCCCTGTATATGCTGGCGGGATGACCTGCCCCGACTGCGATGGGCGCGGGTACGGAGTCACGAACGTGAACAAGTGCAGCTTCTGCGGAGGTACGGGCCATGCGCTCAGAGATCACAAATAGGCCCTGTCCGTGCAGCGGGGCAGTTGCGAAGGGTGGAATGCGTGTCCCGCCATGCGGGCGTTCGCTGCGTTTGCCCTCCTGGAAGGAGGCTGAACATGGCACGCGCTGATCTGTTGCTCGACATCGTAAAGGCTGGAGCAGATGGCAACCAGGATATGTTTCGCAAGACGCTCGAGGCGCTCATCACCGAGGAGCGCGCGAAGCAGCACAACGTGCTCGCCGACCAGCTCGCGGCGCACCTTCGAATCAACGGGAGCGCGGTACGACCTGCGCGCATCCTACCGGAGTCGAATGGGGACCGAACCGCGTTCGCTGAGGTACGGCCGCGCCGGAACCTGGCGAGCCTTGTGCTGCCTGGGGTTGTTCGAGTGGCGTGCAGCGAGCTGGTGGAGGAACACCACAGAGCCGACTTGCTTCGCTCGCATGGCCTCGAGCCTCGCCACCGCATTCCGGGGCAAGCCGGATCGTTATCCACACCTGACAGTGAAAAAGATACCCAAGCAAGTCCTCGCTCGCTGCGAGTGGGGGCATGACGACTACAGCCTGCAGGTGGAGAACCTTCCGAAGGCTCCACCGAAGCCTGGTCAGCAGAGCCTCTTTGAGCAGGAGGTAGGACGATGAACCGCCACGTCAACGCGATTCGCGGTCTTGATGAGTCGCATTGGGAATCTCTCTTCCGGAAGGCGATGCAGGAGTGCTTTCGGGTTCTGAAACCAAGCAGGTGGATCACGCTCACTTACAATGACCACGATACATGGCCGCTCCTTCAGAATGTCATGCTTGACTTTTACTTTTTTTTACTTGTAATTATATATACTTTCATTTTTATTGAACTCCAATACTAATTCTGTACTTAGAATTAGATTCTTTTCCATTGTTGCAGGGATCTTACTGTTATTTTGTTTTTTACTAACGCCGATATCGCTTCAGCAGCAGCAAACCCACCAGCTACGGTGGCTACATAAGGGATATGATGCTCTAATGCGCCACAACGAATCTTAATCCCATCCTTATGAGCCGAAGAACCTGTTGTCGTATTGACTACCAACTGGATTTTGCCATTAATCATTAAGTCAACCACATGTGGCCTTCCCTCCGAAACCTTGTAAACATAATTCACTAGAATTCCATTACGGGCTAATATTTCCGCCGTTCCATAAGTAGCTAGTATAGTAAAACCTAATTCTTCAAAACGTGCTGCCAGTGAAACAATCCTTAATTTATCAGCATTAGCTACCGAAAGGAATACTGTTCCCTTCTTAGGCAGTTGTAGACCAACACTTAACGCAGCTTTCAGGTAAGATTCACCAAAACTTTTCGACATCCCCATTACTTCACCAGTAGACCGCATCTCTGGACCCAATAACGGGTCTACTCCAGGGAAACGGTCAAAAGGAAAGAATGGCATTTTGACTGCAACACCCATAGGAACACCATCCGAAATACCTAAATCAGCAATCGGAACTCCACAGCATACCTGGGCAGCTAACTCAGCCCACGGTACACCAGTCACTTTTGAAATAAATGGGATGGTACGTGAGGCACGAGGGTTGACTTCTAGAACATAAACCGTACCATCACGAACAGCAAGTTGCATATTAAAAAGTCCTACTACCACTAGCTTTCGTGCCAATAAACGAGTAATACGGCGTACCTCAGCCAATATTTCTAGAGGAAGAGAAACACTAGGGAATACACACGACGAATCGCCTGAATGAATCCCAGCCTCTTCAATATGTTCAAGTACACCACAAATTATTACGGTTCTCCCATCAGTTAACGCGTCTACATCGATTTCTACTGCACGCTCCAAGAAGTGATCGATACGTACCGGATGTTTTGGCGCTTCAAAGACTTCCCGTTTCCAATAGTCTTCTAGATCCACACCACTATAAATAACCTTCATTCCCCGTCCACCAAGCACGTAAGAGGGTCTAACTAGTATTGGGTACCCTAAAGTATGTACTGCACTGTAAGCTTGCTCTAGGGTAACTACTGTTTCTCCAGGAGGTTCTAGCAACCCCAATTGATGTAGTACTTCTGAAAAACGTTTACGATCCTCAGCTAAATGTATAGCTTCCAGTGATGTACCAAGGATTTTTACTCCTGCATCCGTTAAACCTCGTGCTAGATTTAATGGAGTCTGCCCACCGAATTGAACAAGTACTCCTTCAGCGGATTCTCGTTCAACCACATCGAGTACGTCTTCAAGAGTTAATGGTTCGAAATATAAACGGTCTGCTATATCCCAGTCAGTAGAAACAGTTTCTGGGTTACAATTGATCATTACGGCTTCTCGCCCAGCTTTTTTAATCCCGGTTATAGCTTGTACACAACAGGAATCAAACTCTATTCCTTGACCAATACGGATAGGTCCTGAACCAAGAATAATTACCGTATTTTTATTTTTTGGTGGCACCTCATCTAATGTACCGAAGTTGCCGTAAAAGTAAGGTGTAACAGCTACAAATTCACCCGCACAGGTATCGACCTTACGATAACGACGCACTATACCGCATTGTTTTCTATACTTACGAACTTCGTGTTCAGGAATACGAGCCAACCTGGATAAATCTCCGTCGCTAAACCCAAAATTCTTAACTGAAGATAACACATCAGTATCACTTATTCCGCGCTCAGAAATAACTCGTTCTATCATTACCAAGTCTGCAATTCTTTGAACAAACCACGGATCCCATCCAGAAAAAGACGCAACGGATTCGACACAAACAGCACGCCGGATAGCTTCAGCAATAGCCCAAAGACGATCAGGATGTGGGACACGCAAACTCGAAACTAGTGCATCATTACCAAGAATAGCAATATTAGATGGAGCAGCAAGCCCAATTCTACCGAGTTCTAATGAACGAACAGCTTTTAGTAATGCCTCTTCGAATGTTCGACCAATAGCCATAACCTCGCCCACTGATTTCATAGATATCCCAAGTACATTCTTAACAGATGGGAACTTTTCAAAAGCAAAGCGCGGCATTTTTACTACTACATAATCAAGAGCAGGTTCAAAAGAAGCTGGAGTTGTACCAGTTATACTATTAGTAATTTCGTCAAGTCGATATCCTATTGCGAGTTTAGCTGCAATGCGAGCGATGGGGAAACCAGTAGCTTTAGATGCAAGAGCAGAAGAACGTGACACTCTCGGGTTCATTTCGATAATCACCCATTCCCCAGTTTTAGGATTAACAGCAAATTGTACGTTAGCTCCACCTGTTTCAACACCTATTGTGCGTAAACAAGTTGCTGCCGCATCCCGTAGTACTTGGTATTCTTTGTCAGTTAGCGTTAAGGCAGGTGCCACTGTTATAGAATCACCAGTATGAATCCCCATAGCGTCTATATTCTCAATCGAGCACACTACCACTACAGTATCTGCCACATCCCGCATTACTTCTAATTCAAATTCTTTCCATCCTTCTACCGACTGCTCGACTAAAACTTCTCTTGTTGGGCTTGAATCCAATGCTATTTTTATCGCAGAATTGTATTCTGCATTATTATAAACAATGGAAGCACCTGTACCTCCAAGAGTATAAGAAGGTCTTAAAACTGCTGGAAAATTAACCAAGTCTACAGAGTGTTCTGCATCTAATACAGATTTTACAATAATAGATGAAAGTACTGGAAGTCCGGCACCTTTCATCGCGTCACGGAAACATCCTCTATCCTCAGCGATCTGTATCGTTTTTGCATTCGCACCCAAAAGGCGTACTCTTAATCGGTCAAGAACACCAGTCTGAGATAGCTCAAGAGCCACGTTAAGCGCCGTTTGCCCACCAAGAGTCGGTAGTAGCGCATCGCATTGCTCTTTCTCTAAAATCATTGCAGCAATCTCTGCCGTTACCGGCTCAATGTATGTAGCATCAGCCAAATCAGAGTCAGTCATAATAGTTGCTGGATTAGAATTCAGGAGTACCACCCTAATGCCTTCCTCACGCAGTGCTTGTACGCCTTGCACTCCTGAATAATCGAACTCGCATGCTTGCCCAATACGTATTGGGCCCGATCCAAGGATACAAATATTTTTTGATTCGCTACTGTGCAACAATGGTTTCAGCATCCGTAGCCTCCTTTTTTACAACGTGCAATAAACCGCGGAAAAACATTTAGGGCATCGTGTGGACCAGGACCTGCTTCTGGGTGAAATTGAATACCTTCTATTTGTAGTTCATTACTTATTATTCCTTCCACGGAACCATCCGTTAGGTTAATCATGCTTATTTCCACGTTTGCTGGAAGAGAATCAGGAGCTACTGCGTAATTATGATTCTGCGAAGTGATCCAAATTGAACCTGTTGTTTTATCCTGTACCGGGTGATTCGCACCATGGTGACCAAAAGGTAACTTATAGGTTTTTCCTCCCAGGGCTAAAGAAAGCAATTGGTGACCAAGGCAGATGCCCAATATTGGAACTTTTCCAAGGAGGTGGCGAAGGGTATCGGGCACGGTGGTTACCGCAGAAGGATCACCGGGGCCGTTGGAAATCACCACTCCTGCTGGGCCTAGCGCGAGAATGGAAGGTGCATCGGTATCTGGAGGCACCACGTTCACTTCGGCCTGACAACCGAAGAGCTCGCGAAGGATAGAGCGTTTAACTCCGCAATCAATGACCGCGATGCATGGACGTTTTGCCTTGGGCTCCTGACTGACCTTAGGTAATCGTCCAGATCGATACGGCCCACGCTGCCAGCTTTGCATTTCTTTGCACGCCACCCTTCGGGTGAGATCACAGCCATCGGTACCGTGAGCTTTCGTAAGCAAACTCGTGAGTTCATCCTGCAATGGTGCATATCCACAAACCAAAACCCCAGGCAGTGCACCATACTGACGAAGATGGAGGACCAAGGCCCGCGTATCAAATCCCCATCCAACTGGCAAACCAAGCACATCCAAATAATCAAGTAGTCCTTTTTCTGCTCTCCAGTTGGAAGTAGTAAGCGAAATATCTGACACGATAAGTCCTTCTGCCCATACTATATCGGACTCTTGATCCTCTTCATTTACCCCAACATTTCCAATATGCGGAGCAGTCAGAACTAGGATTTGCCCGCAGTATGACGGGTCTGTAAGCATTTCTTGATAACCAAACATAGCTGTGTTAAAAACAACTTCTCCTATAGCGGTTATTTTTGTACAAAAAGAGTATCCTCTAAATATGGATCCATCAGTAAGCGCAAGTATCGCTTGGTTACTTGACATGTTCGTTATTATTGGCCTTATTTATTATTAACTGTAGCTGTGCGATGTACTTCTTTTTTTCTCTTAGCAATATTTGTGCATATAATATCAAGGTTTCTTTATCGGCATGATCCCAACAACAGTGTAGTCCTGGTGCTGCTTCAGCCCCGCATCTGTTTAATGATGCTCCTTCTATAATAACAGACGTATTCAAAGAAACACGGTTTACGTAATTGCATTTCATTCGTTTCTCCATTATTTGTTTGTGCGTGGAAAGTACGTGATACTAATTTATAAATCAGCGGCTTAAAAAGTTTGCTTATTATCTTCGGTACTTACAAATTTATTTATTGTTTACACTCCGTGCATATATTGAATTCTTTAACAAACCCTGTAGATACCTTTTTAGTTGGTGCTCCGCACCACAAACAAGTTGTTCTACCATCATTATTCTTTGGTGCTTCTTCAATGCATACCGCGCCAGTTTTTTTATTGCATTTACCACCGGATACACGATCATCGCATGCGCAATTACAGTCGTGTTCTTCTTCATACGGATTTACAAAGTCAATACTAGAAAAATTATCCCACTCACTATCTACTGCGTATTTATTAAATAGCACACAATTACCTGACTGTTTTTCTGACTTTGCAACTAACCTACATTGTTCATCATAATATTTATGAGTTAATACTTCTGCGATTACTAACCCCTCATTGTTATATAACTTTAAGTTAACGGTATCTTGGAACATTTCTACATTTACCTCTTTAGATGCAAGTTTCTTTTTTGTATTATCGTATGTATTCCAATCATACCAGTCTATTATTACAGGCCAGTAATCATACGCTTGATCTCTATGCACCTCGATATAAAGTGTACCCAGTACTCCTATTATTGATTGTATATGCTTTGTAACGGCCGGATCACCACACGTGTTCATAGAAGCAATAGTAATCGTCTTAATCTTTTTTTCATACATCCTTCTTCTCCTTAGTTAATTTTAATAATTTTTGCGTAAAATTCATAATTAAATACACAACCAAGTTTAGGGTCAATTGGAGCGTATCCAACATAATTACACGTGAGTATTTTTTCAGCACGTAATCCTTTCGGCATCCCTAAAATAGGTACGTACTTAGGACAAGCATCTATACTAATATACTTAGTTCGATTAAGCTCCGACGCTCCCCAACCGTTAGTCTCTGAAAAACAATAACTAAGTAAATCATTATGACGGATAACAAAAAATCCATGTAAAAGTTCAGCATCAGTAGATCCTACAACACTTTGTGTCATTTTACTTATTTTAGCTACAGGCACAGTACTTATATGGCTTGAATCTATAATCTGCGCATAATAGATATTTCCTTGGCGCAGTATAAATTTGTCTTCTAATTCTATAATGTCAGGGAAGTCTTCGCTTTTTGCTTCATATTTTGGTTCGTCTTGTAACTCCCAAATTTTACTACCGGAATTATCACCATAAAATTTGTTTAAATAATACAAAGATTGTATAAAACACATTTGCTTCTCCTTTATTCATCCTTATACGATACGTGACGTATATTGTATAACTTAGATGTATTATTATCTTTAAATATAACTTTCACCCTAATATTCTCGACTACATTGTATAGAATTAAAATTCTTAGTATCTCTTTAGAAGCATAGCGTATCATATTACTTATAATCTTATTTTCCCACTCTATAATTCTGTTTATCCAGTAGTTCATTTCTACGTGTCCTTTTCTAGTGTACCACCTTTGCCGCGATACACTGGTGTTTTTATCCTGCTCGTTCTAGAGTACTTGTTGTCTAACATAGTATTCCCTTTTAGTGGTTTGTACTTTTTTTCTATTTTTCCTGCCTTATACAAGGCCCTTAATCTTTTGTAAACTTCACACTTCCATACACTGCCTTTGACTAGTAATGCTATTTCAGAAGATGTCAACCAACCGTTATATTGCATAACTAAAAGAATCTCGTTTTTCTGGTTAGCTATACATTCTTTTGTTCTTCTATGTTTATTAGCCATCTTACTTCAGAATCTCATAACTATACAGTTACTCACAATATTATTTAGTTTATTTACTGCTTCGATGCATACAGTGTTAAAAGGCCCAGAAGCTCGAATAACTTCCCTATCTTTGGTTACTATTTCAACAAGCCAGTCTCCGTCGTCATACCTGTGAAAGTATATTTCTTCAGCACCTATTATCCCAAAGTTGTTTAAAATGTCTTGAAATCCCCCTGTTAGATTTTTTATTTTTACGGCTACCGCTTTGTTTTTTATACCAACTGTTTCTTTGCTATGCTCAACAAGCACAATCTTGCATCTCCTGCAGTACTAAACTGTACTGCGACTAATTCTTGCCGTTCCTTCTATTTTTACTTCTCCAGTATACTAAATTATGAATTAAAGCTCGCCTGTGTCAATAACATTTTTTGTATAAATAATTTTATTATTTACGTACATTATGCCATATTTAAGATTTTGTAAGCTTGCTTGTACACGTGATAAATCCCAACGCATATTGCATGCCTAAACTACCAGCATAAATTTACGCCATCACGATTCCAGCATAAGTAACTTAACAGTGGGTTCGTGTAGTCTAATGTAGTCAAGTTCCAAAGTCTGGAATTTGAAATTAGATCTCCTGCAAGCAAATAAACAATCAGTTAACCTGATCCTGGGGCACAAATACCGGTTCGTGAAACTTAATTCTTGCTAAGGTACCGAAATTGCTTATTTTAAATTCTTCTTTACATTTTTTAATTTCTGTGGTATCTTATGAGTATATTTATTGTACCCACCGGATCCGAATTCGTAATTCCCAATAGTTAATTCTAAATTAAATTATTAGTATTATTACTAACATACTAATATATAATACTAATATAGGTATATACTAACGTACTAATATATAATACTAATATAGGTATATACTAACGTACTAATATATAATACTAATATAGG